TAGTGCCCTGGTATGTTGTGAGAAATTAATTTACAATTTTGTTCAAAGTACGGAAGCCCACAGGGGCATGGGCAGTGCCGACCCCATAAATAGAAACGAAGCAACCAAGGCCAGCATAACCGCTGCGATCAGCGCGGCCGCCAAGCAAGAGAGTTCTTAGACTAGTGTCTTTACCTCCTGTGTAATGATAACCACACATATAGGTAGTACTTCCCCCGCCATTAGCACATGGTACTATTTCCCCAGTAGTTTGAAGGTCAAAGTCTTTGATGTAACCATCGTTATGAACTTCTCTGCTAGAAATTAGCTTCATTTTAGCTTTTTGAGTTTCCGTTTCTCCGTAATCTTCTGGATTTGTAGTTGTATATACATTCTTCCAGTTGAAGTTATCAGTCCCCTCGTCTTTATATCCTTGGATAATTACTCCTTCAATATTTGTCCATAAGTCTCCGAAGATATTTTCAAATCCTCTATATCTTGCAATACTCATGGCCGGACGAGTTACTGGTACATTAACGTTAGATGCACTCTTGATAGATATTACAATATTACAGCTTCCAGTGAAAGAAGATTTAATACATCTATCAGATAGTACGTTAGTAGGCCAATCTATTGTAACATCTCCATCAGCCGTAACTGTTGCCAGTGTTGTGCTTCCCGTATAGAATATTAAATTTTGACCCTCTGCCAATCCTGACACTGTATAGACTGTAGAACCATTTTGATATCCCCAAGTTCTATATAAGTATCTATTTGTGCCTTTAACGTTTGTAATTGTGACTTTATTTGTTTCTGCGGTCATATCAGCTTGACCTGCATCTCTCGAATAAGAAGCCATATTCGTCAAACCAGTTGACGCGTATTCCCACGTAGTAGAAGGAATTACTTTAGCTCCTGTGAAATTTCCTAATTCATTTGCGTATCCACACGGACATACTGAATAATATCCGTTATAAAATTCCCAATTGGACATGTTTGTTACTCCTGCACTTAATCCTCCTTGGTGAAACCCTTCGGAAGTTAAGTCTGCATTAAATGATGCTTGCATATTAAATGTAGCATATTCAATTACAGGCAACCAAAACATTACCCATTTGTAATATTCATAGCATAATAGCTCAGAACCTGCATTAGTTGCCCAAGTACGTGCAGTTGCTCTATTCATTGCTGTTCTTGGTTTTCCTAAATCTGTTCTAACTGGGTCAGTTTCTAAATAAGTATCATAAGCTGCCCTGTTTCCACCACCTCTAAATGCAGCAGTAGTATTCACAACTGATACTAATTTAGGTGTTGCAGTTACAGTGTTATCTGTTGTAGACCTATATGCGTCTATTAACATTGCTGGAATCTCTGTCCAAGTATCATCAATACATACAGTAGAAATCTTAACCCATCTCTTTGTTCCCACAACTCCAGATTTTCCCCAGAATCTAGGTACTTCAACTCTGACAGTTCCGTCAGTTCCATCTAATACTGATGGTGTACCATCTTCTTTCTTTGACCAGTCATCTGGATTGAGGTAATAATTAATTGTTCCTCCATTAGCAACACAGCCTTTTAGTTGTGACTGAATAGGTAACGATTTATGCAGAGTTAAATTACCAATTCTAGTAAGAGTAGGGTCAGCTACTGTAGAATCCCATTCAACTCCGTAGGCATATACATCTTCCATACCTTTTTGCATTTCATCCAGTTTATTATTAACCTCATTTACATGTTGGTCAATCTCATCCATCTTAGCTTGAGTGGCTATTGCCATACTACTTTTAGTCCAAGCTCCTTTCCATATAAGAATTGCTAATTCTCCATCTGCTACTACTATATTATTAAAGTTGGTATATGTTCCAGCTTCTGTTGTAATGTAAAAGACATTACCATCTGGAATTCCAGGAGTAGTAGCAGGGGTAGCTACCCCTGCAAACATACAATTTTCTCCTAGAGATGTAACCATATTTAATAGTACAGATTGTAGTGAATTTCCGGTAATTGCTTGAGTACCGTTACTCTTAACAATATTAGATATTGTTGTTTTTAAATTACTCCAATTTGCCATTGTTAGTTACCTATTAAAAAGTCATTGTTAAAATCCATTTCATAAAAATCTCCTGTATATTTATCAGTAAATAACTTACTTGTCAAATCTATAATTCCATCTTCTTCCATCATATTCTTAACCATATTAATACTTAACATATCAATGGTTCTAGGATACAACATTTCTTTATAGAATACCATTTTGCGATATCCGTCAAATTTTCCAACAGTAAAGCCTGTATCATCTGTATTATTTCCAGATGCAATAGAGGTGCCATTATAATTTGACCTAGTACAAAACGCAACGGAATCATCTTTATGAATATTACTGCCAATTCCAAAATTATATTGATATTTTACACCATTATAAATATGGTCTTGAACAAATGCTCCTCCACCTGCTTTAATGCCACCTTTTCTTTGAATACAACTTCCTTGATTTGGGCCATCAAAATCCTCAAACTTAATAATGTAAGTATAATCACTAAATACTGGAATGTCAGCATTTTCACTGTAATCATCTATTCCGTCAAATACTAAACCATCAGGATAAAGAGGAAGCATCTCAACTGTATATTCTTCACCTATTTCAAGTGTAGTATTAGAGAAGTAAAGAAGATAATAAACAGAAGTTAATACTGCTCCTAGTTCTGTTAATTCTTCTTGTGTCGTATACGGTAAACTAATTTCTAATGGAACATTTGGAGTTAACTGCCGATTAATCAATGTAACAGTTGTATCAGAAGTAGCTCCTTCTGTCTTATATTTTAATTGCCATACTAGACCTACATTCTTATTCGATTTGCACTTAAATGGAAGTTCCTTATTTAATACCGTAGGATATCTGTATTCATTATTAGATATTTGCCAATCCAAATTTTGAACAAGTTTCTTAACTGTCATAGAGTAACCATCCCTACTAATAATCTCAACTCCAGTGCCGTCTCCTCGTATATTCCAGGTATCTTGACTATCGTTAAACGATTTAAATGAATATCCTCCATAGCCAGACATCTTATCGTAGGCAAAGTTGTTATTGGTTAAAGCAAGACTCTTACCACCTTCTACTGGCAACATTTCTATGGTTACTTCTTCGTTTACTGCAAGAGTAGATAAATCAAACCATATTAGATAATACATTCTACTCTTATCTGCATCTAATTCAGTTAATTCGTTTTCAGTTAAGTGTCTTAAACTAATAGAAGTATCTTCATTAGGATTTAAAGTAGTAATACTAACTACATGACCAAAGTTTTCTCCACTAGATATTTTATAAGAATGCATATCCCAATAAACTCTAATAGATTTGTTAGCTTTAACTTTAAATGGAATATCTCTTGTTATAAATCCTACTACTCTACTATTTTGGAAATACCAACCATAAACCGCAGTACTTAGATTCTTAAGTGTAATTTCATATCCATTACGAGATACTACGTCAATATAACCATTATCAGGAGTTAAATACCAATCTAGTTCATCATCGAATGAAGCAAAATTGTAGCCTTTGGCTGTACCTCTTTGTTGAATAATATCTTTGTCTATGTCAAAGTTATTCTTACCGTAAGAATCCCAGTAATAGTCGGGTTTCTGTACATAATCTCCTTCGATTCCCATGATGTCATTAAATTGCCTAATTTCATCAGATGGTAGGACATTATCAAAGATTGCAAAATCATATATGGCAGCTTTACAGTAACTAGCATTTAAATTACTTGCTCCTAATCTAACTCCTTTTTCCGTTCCCACAGGTTCGGGAGCAGTTGCAGTAATATTATGTTTAATACCTATAAGGTCAGCACAAGTAATATTTTTGTTTAAAATACCATCTATGTAAGTTTCTCCTAATGGATTTCTTCCTACATAAGCAAGTATTTCTGATTCATTACTTGTATATATTGCAAACTGCTTATGTAAATTACCTTGTTCATTAACATCCCTCTGGTCATATAAAATTCTTGGATTAGTGCTTATAACAGAAGTCTTTAAGAAGACTGTTCTTCCTCCAGCGATACTAGTAAGTATTGAATCATCAACTCCGTCGAAACATATAGAACCTTCATACTTAGCTTTCTGTTTAATAGTAGTCTCACCTAATACTCCTGAATCAACATAAGATAGATATATGTAATCGTAATCATCTGTTACAGCAGGAATATTATTCCATTCCTTATTTAGTGTATATCGAGAGACAATAGTACCACTCTTAGCCCAAACTAATAATCTGGTAGAATCACCTTCCCAATTAACATATAAATCAAATGGTTCGGATTGCTTTCCAAGATTTAGTGCCCAAGTTTGGTCACTGGTGGAAGTTCTATTTATAACAAGGGTGTCATCAGTAAATGATACCTTTTTAACTAAAACAGTGATAGTTTGGAAATTAAATGGATAACCATCGGCTCCAGACATCCCACCAAACGCGAAGTTATTGAAGACTCCGTTGTTTCCATTACCAGAAATATCAGGAATGTAACCTAAATATCTATAAGATTCATTAGGCATTCTTAATTTACTCGGAGAAAATATACACTTTGGTGCATTAGTTTTGAGATAAGTGAAAGAAGCACTCCAACTAAATACCATTTGTTTCTCAACAGTTATAACAGTTCCAGAAATACAAGTTACACCATTATATTGACCTGTTCCATTCGGTCTATATAATTCTGGAAGCAAATTAGTAAAACTGGTAAATTTAACCTCACTGCCAACTTTTAATTTATCTCTATAAGTATATTCATAATTATTAGTTGTATCTAATAATCTAAATACTGTTGGGAATGGTTGAACAATGTCCTCATACATTATATATTCATAAGAGTGAATAGTAATGTTTTGTTCAGAAGAGCCATTAAGAGTAAACTTAAATATATTATATTCTCCAACTACTCTATCCTTAGTAATTTCTACCCCGTCCACTGTGATGGTGTCTAAAGAATATTTACCTGTATTTAAAGATACATAAATCTCAAATTCAGTATCTTTATTAAGATACAAATATCCAGAACTTATTTCTTCTCCTCCTTGATAAATCTTAATATCCTTAACTGCTTCTGGAGTATCTATTGAAATATTAGGATTAATAGCAAATACATTCTCTTCAACGCCAATATATTCATTCAGCTCTTTAATCTTGTCATCCGTTGAAATTTCATCGAAGAGCATGAAGTCGTAGAGAGACATTTGAGCATAATGAGCATCCCTGTTTTTATTTGTTCCAATAATAGGACTAATACTATTATTAGTATTTACTAATTCATTTGTAATAGTTATATTATGTTCGATGTCTTTTAATTCAGAAGCCTTAATATTATAATTTAATATACCGTCAATATAAGTATTTCCATTATTTTTAGAATTATAAGCAACAACAGATTCTCCGATTACGGTATCACTATCATAATTATAAATTGCAAAAGTATGAATATCAAGATTTTCTCTTTGGTCATAAAGAATTTCATTAAAAGTATTTTTAGACCAATTCACCTTCATCAACACCTGCTTACCTCCACTAGACAAAGTAGGAATAGTAACAAAGTCGTCTACGCCATCAAGACAGTATGTGCCTTCGTATTCACCTATTTGTTCGATAACTAAGTTAGACCAATCAAGATTAGGACTTTGAACAACAAATCCATGCCCTTCTTCTGTATTAGTTCTTTCAGGTAATTCATTTATTCCATTTACTAGATTCAACCAAATTCCTCCAGTATATGTAAGTATACCAGTTTCAGGTATTCCAGATACTTTAACCTTATAAGCTGGAGAAGGATTGTTAGTATATCCTAACCAAAATCCTTGATTATAATTAAAAGACTTATCAAGATATATTTTACTATCAGTTCTTACTATACCTTTAATTCCATCATCTTTCAAGGTAGTAAAATCAACTAAATAACCATTAACTCCACTATTAAGTTTGTAAGCAGAATTGTTTATCTTACCATGATTACCGTGACCGGATATATCAGGAATGTAACCAAGTATTTTATATGAGCTGTTAGGTATACTCAATAGTCTAGGAGATAGAACACATTTAGGTTCATTATTGTCAATAGCCCAAGTCGGACTATGTGACCAAGCAAACACTATCTCCTTAGTAACAACGATTTGTTGATTATTGTCAAATACATATACACCGTTACACTCTAGCTGTCCCCTTAAAGTATAAGCTCCTTCTAGTAAATTCTTAGAAGAATTGTACCTAATAGTATCTCCTACTTTTAGTTTATCTCCCCAAGTATAAGTATGAGTTCTGTCTAGATTTTCTAGTCTAACAAAACTTGGATATGGTTGCACTATATCTTCAAACCTTATCAATTCATACACATTCAAATCGAATACTTGGTTTAAATCTCCAACAGTTCCAAGCATTCTTATATCCCAGATGTTTTTAGAATCAGACCAGTTATCAGCTTTACTTACTACACATTCAGTTCCACCAAATGTAGCTGTTTCAAGACCATATAATTCTGTCTTAAATGTGGCTTTGAAGAATACTCTATCAGTTTTCTTAATCCAAGTTCCTGCTGTTAGGGTGTTATCCCAACCATTTAAATACCAACTTGATACAGTAAATGAGTCAAGTAGATTAGATGTAATTGCAGGATTCCATTGAACAATATCTTCATTAATTGCAAGAGTCAATTTGATTTTCTGTGGAGTCTTATCCTTTATATATCCTTCAACATCAAAAATATTTAATTCTGTTGAATGTCTAACACTCATGCCAGTAAAAGCTGGTGAAGATACTTTTTCTACTTTATAAGGAAGTTTTGTATATACATTAAGAACAATTCTAGCTCCTACGTCTACATAGTCTCCAGGTTTAATTACTGTCCATGTACCAGAATTAACAACAAAATAATCAATTTTGGTAATATTTTCGTCCTCTGGAATTATAGGTCTAAACTCAACTTGGCTAGGATATAGTGTTCCTGCTCTAGCTTTATTTATTTGTCTTTCAATCAAAAATTCGGATAAAGAATATGGAAAAGACATAAGAGAATAGATAACTCCATTGAAGAAACGAGAATCTCTGTCTCTAAATGTCCCTAACCATAAACTATCTGAATCAACTTCATCTCCTGATACAATAGCTTGCGAATCAAAGATATACTTAGTTTGATAATGAAACTCTGGATTAGAATTATCTATTGTAAGAACAGATGATAGTTTTCCAAAAGAATAACATTGAGTTTTAGCAAAATTACTAGTACCAGCATCCATTATAAAAGCTCCTTGATTAGCTGCATGAGATTTAGATATAGGACAAGTACCTCCTATACCACTAACGTATTGTTGTGTTAGTCTTTGATATTTTGCAACAATAGTATAATCCTTGTAAATAGGAACATTAGTTACCTTTCCATAATCATCCACTCCATCAAGTAATAATCCTCCTTTATAACTAGGAATAATAGTAACAGTTATCTCTATATTGTTTTCTAATGCTCTGACATAAGAACTACAAGCACCAAGTGTAGCACCTTCTATTTCTTCAAAATCAGAATAACTATTAACAGAAACTTCTGTCGGAACATTAGGTTGTAATAAAGTTGTAACAGTTTTAATTCTATCAGAAGTATCACCTTCTAATCTATAATGTAAGTCTCCAAACCAATAACATTTCTTACTAACAACAATAGTAATCTTTTTAGTATTATAATTACTGTTATTAATTCTAACTCTCCAATAATTATCTCTTAAAGTTGATATAGTGTAACTAAATTCATTATGTTTTACAAACGTTATAGTAGATTCACCACTTATTACCCAATCATTAAGCGTTTCAAATTTCTTAGCAGCAATACCACTGCCACCTTTCCAAGCTAGATTGTAAAGTTTCATATTATGACCATTTCCAGAAAAATCTATTAGCTCATTATTGAAGCTTGAATGATTTTCATTAGTAATTTTCTGTCTCTTTATGTCATAATAAACATCAGGTTTTACAATTTCTCCGGGCCTATCAAGATTATATTTCTCGATTACAAGATTAATTTCATCCTCTGTAAGAACTCTTTTAGCAATAAAAGTCCAGTACCAAGCAACTTGACTTGCTTCGGTTAATTCACTAATTCTTCCTACAACACTGAATTTAGCATCGAATATTGTTTGTAAACTATTAGTTGACTTAACATAATAATCTGCTTTATCTCCTAATATGTTTTTTATATCAGATTTAGTATTATTAATTAATGACGCACTATAACCGTATATCCCAGTTTTACCGTAATTATAAACATCGCTTCTAACGTGTTCTCTGGAATTACTATTTTCTATATAATTAGTAGTTGCTATGGTATATGTAGAATTTAAATCTATCTGATGAATCATACTAACAACAGTAACAGCATCGGTAATACCCATTTCTTCTATAGTTTTAGTAGAAGCAATCAAATCATCAACTCCATCAGTAACTACTGCACCTTGAAATTGGGGAATTTGCTCAATAGCAATCTCACTATCTCCTGATATGTAAGCAAAGCCTATATTGTACGTTTGTCCATCATTCTTCGCATAGCTTTTCGGAAGAGTATTTATACCAGAAGTCAGTCTTATTTCTGACCTAGTAGTATCATCAGGATTTGCTATATACCAATATATTAATTCAGTAATATTCCCGATGATGTTTACTTTCATTTCATCAACTTCAATAGCCGTATGATTACACAGCCTACCGTTGAGTGATATAGTGGCTTTGTTATGTTGTTTTTGGCTTATACCAATAGTCCAATCAAAAGATTCGAAATCTGCACTATACTTTCCAAACCCGCTATTAAGCTTAAAAGCTGCGTTGCTGATTACAAAATCTCCACCTCTATCTTTTATTTTATTCTTGATAACGTTACGGTCAGTACTATCATTTGATTTACCGTAGGCTGACCATACCCCTACAAGAGCGTCTTTAAGTTCAGGCGGGAAATATATCCCACCTGTAACTCTAGACTTAAATCCTATGGCATTGGCGTTACCAATACCAGTTATATTAGTACCCATACTGTAATGTTCCTTCTTCTGCGTCTCTTATTTCTTCGCACATCTCAGGATTCCATCCTGGATATAGGACTGTTTCTATAAAATCGTCTTGTCCTGCTGGTCTAATCTCTGCCGTTATATTATCGTCAGTAATATTCTTTATCAGAAATATCACACCGGGGAAAAAATCCCCGGCAGGAACATTCTGTAAGATACTTACTTGGACAGAAGATATTTTACCTTCTCTATTAGCTACTTTTCCGTATCCGTACATATTTATATTGTTTTAAAATTATTAATCATTCATACCTATTGACCATTCTGCAGGTATACCAGAACTATTTGTAATTAGAGTTTTAGACATCTGATAGAATGGTTGTGTTCTATATTTCAACGATAATTTATTTAGCCAATTCCATAATTCTGGAACAGTGCCCTCTGTCGTTTTACATCCACCGAACATATAAGATACATTTGATATGTTAGCGTGCTTAGCTCTTGTTACCAAGTTGCTGTCAATCTTCATTGGGTTCCTTCCATAAGTATATAAACTTGCTGTTACATTATCACTAGCATCAACACTTAAAGATGATATTGAGAAAGTTCCTCTTAAGTTACCAAGAGCTCCATTTCTTGAGAATAGGTCGCTAGGCACTTGAGCAGGCAATGTAGCATCAGAATACCATCTGCAGCACATCCAAGTTCTATCTAAATCTTGTAAACTTAGGTTGTTTACAAACAATGAAGAAGATAGAGTAATATTAGATGGAATTTCATTATAACTAAATAATTGCTTAACAGATGTCAGATTTCTCAAGGTTGCAAATAAATTAGGAGGATACATAGTTCCTGCATTTGTGGTATCTGGCCAAGTATATGGATTTACCATAAAGCAGAAATAAAATATACCTTCAAGTTTAGTTACATTATTAATCGGTTCAAATAATATAGGTGGAATTCTTCCACAAATACCATAAGACTGATAATTACTTGTTGAATCTGAAGATATTCCAGAGCCCATAAGTACATTATTGACATTTAGAGCTGCACTGTTTTCACAGTATCTAAATAAGTCTGGAGGGCAAATGTAGTTCATGACTAGTCTCTTAGCTGTGTAAGAAGCAGGAGTTATACATGACCTACTATTATTTTCGTCTTCCATGGTATCTGGAATGGTTGTTGGGAGTGTAGTTACAGTGCCATTTAATACATCTCTATATAAATTACTGTTTTCTATAATTCCTTTCATTCCAACTCTACCGTCAACTGCCCAATAGTTCCACATTTCTTCATAAGGGTCATAGTTAGTATTCTTCAATACTCTACGAATATCCCTATTTGGATTAGGAATTGTTTCCGGTTCAGCTCCTGGGTTTTCAGGATTGTATGCTGGATTAGGAATTGTTTCTCTTGGGTCGTAAGCAGAGTTCTTTATAAACTCAACTGGATTATAATTCTCATTATTTGCAACTAAATCTCCAGAGTCTCCATATTCTAGATTTCCCCAATCCATTAAGTATTGAGAAGCATCTGGACTTCTAAATCCTCTAAGACATCCATTTAAATCTCTAATAGTTCTATTTAATTGTTTTCTAGTAAATTCGTATGTTTTAGTATTAGGTAATGGAGTAGATAATTCATCATCTGGAATCCACTGTCCATCCTCTGTAATACCAAACGTTTCTGTAATTCCTGCCGATGTAGCGTCAGTATGATTCCATCCAACGAATTGTTTTCTTACATCAGTTTCTTGATAGAATAAACCATAAGGTATGTTTCCTATCTTGCAGTAATTACTTGTATCTTCCATGAAACATGCCTGTGCTTCAACTATCCTACAATTCTTAAATCCTCTACTTGTTAGAGTATATTTCACATTGCTCATATTATAGAACATAAATGAAATATTAGTAAGTTTTACACAATCATTAAATGTAGTTCCTGGAATTTCAGTTGTTGTATCGGAAGGGAATACCATTCTTGCAAAGAAAGCCGGAGCTTCTGTAAGATTTGTACAACCTTTAAATACATCATAAGGGAACTTATCACCTACTAAATCAGGAACATAAGATTTAACAATACCAGCTCCAGCGAAGCTACCTCCACTTGTTGCGAAGTTTCCTTCATCACTTGGACCTATGAACTTAATAGAAGATTTAATCTTATTAAACATTGAGTTCTTAATAGGCCACAATACTGTGTTAGAACCTTCCTTAGCGCAGTTGAATGAAGCTCTTATATATTGGAGTGCTTGAGGGAAGTTATTTCTCATTGAGTTAAATACTTCATCTCCTCCAAATACATTTAATAGAGAACCTTTACCGTAACAGTTAAAACATTGATGTATTATAACGAGCTTAGGGTTATTGTAAAATAGAGGACAGTAGGAAGCTGTAACTCCATTCTCCTCGTATGTTTCCAAGTCAAATTCAATCTTAGAATTAGTAGTTCCATATAGATAACCAATATTGGTTAATTCTGGAAGATACTTTAATAACTTACTTGCCTTAGCATATATATAATCAGATTCTAATATTTCCTGTTTTGCTACACTCGCATTTTTAATAAATGTCTCGTTGTAGATAGCCCAACTAATGCTTGATATTTTTAAAGTATCTCCATTAGCATTTACTGGAGCAAAGAAATATTCATCCATGTACTTTCTTCCATTTGCTCCAAATGCGTTATTTATAGTTGTACATTTTACAAGAGGAGAAAGTAATCCGTCGTATGCTGTAATGTTTCCACTATCATCATGTGAAGGACTATAATATATTCCTTCTAGATTTCCACAATCCCAAAATAGACTGTCTATAGTAGTTACATTACCACAGTATTTAAACATATTTCTATTGAAAGAGTTAGGAACTGTAGTAATAACTTGTCTACAAGTAGTAAAGGTGCCATTTAAACTTGTTACATTTTGACATCTATTAAGTATATAATAAACATCATAAAGAGTACAAGCAGTAGTACTAAATACACTATTTAAGGCAGTTGTGGCAATAGTAAAGTTAGTATCTAAATTTGTGTTGTTTTTCCATTCTGTTTTTCCTGATTCTGTACTAGTATCAGGACCAAACCACTCATTAGGTCCAATCATTGGAGTTGGAATAGTACTAGGCATATCATGTATAAAGAACTTATTACAGTTACTAAATATGCTTTGTCCGTTTAGTGCAAGATGTCCGAATACTCTAATAAGTGAAGAACATCCAACAAAGAAAGAACTTCCAACAGTAAATGGTTTAGTTTTATTATTGTCAAATTTAATATATTTAACTAGACCTGCATTTCTTAAAGAAACTGAAGTTAAAGCAAATGGACTTAAATCAAGAATATGTTCTCCATTATATGAAGGAATAGGCTCATTACCAAATTGGAAGGCAGATACTGAACTATTACTAATGTCAAGAGAAGTAATTGTATTCAGACCTTGTGCCAACTGAATTGGTTCTGGTGTTGTAGTTCCTGATAAATTCAAAGTCTTTATCTTGGCAGCACCAACAATATATATTTGTAAAGACCTACTGTTACAGTTAGATAGGTTTATTGTTTCTATATTGTTAGAGTTAGATATATTAAATACTGATAACGAAGTATTATTTGTACATACGACAGATTTTAGATTTGGGCATCCTGTAATAGTTACAGAATCCAAGTCACTTAAACTTGTCAAAGTAAGTGTTTCTATCTTAGTACATGAATCTATAATTACAGTTTTCAGTTTCTTACATCCTGTAAAGTCAATAGAACTCAAGAATGGTTGAGACTGTAACGTAATCTTTTCTACATCTGAATTAGTAATATTAAGTGAAGCAAGTGAAGCATTTGGTAATGATAAAGAAGTAACGCAAGAACCAGAGATATTTAAATCCTTAAGTTTTGTATACTTTTCAATGTTTACTGTAAATGTACTTACACCACTGTTTCCAGACCAGAAAGCTGTATTACTAAGGTCAATATGTCTAACATCAGAGAAATCTTGGTCATTAACAAAGGCAGTTTCAAATAGAATTGGAGCACTCGATAATGTTTTTACTCCAGATATATCCACATTCGCAAAACTTGGAAGTCTTAATGTAGACATGAATCCTTGGAATCTCATATACTTCAATCCGTCAAGTTGACTTATTTGAGAAATACCATTAATAGTAATCTGTGTATTGAAAGAAGATATAGGAGATAAAGTAATCTTCGTAGGATTATTTTCATCTACAAAGTATCTAATGTCTCCGGCAGATGTCTGTCCAATATTAACTGTAAAGATTAATGGACAGTTTGCTTTAACTGTTAGTACAGGAGCTTGTCCTTCTGCACCACCACATTTAAAAGCACCTTTCTCATTATATGGCTGGATGAGTGCACTATTTGAATATTGGAATACACCATCCATAAAATAATATCTCTTCTTTAACCAGTCTCTTACAAATTCTACACGAGGACCATGTAAGAACTCGATGTTAGCATAAGTGGCAGCACTACCTTCATCTTTAGAATATCGAGTTAAATACTTAACTTTATAGTCATAATTATAAAGAAGTTCGCCACAGTTCTTCATTTGAATACTAAAGTAGTTATCAACGAAGTAGTTAGCTTCTTTAAGAAGTGTTCCTACTGAACGCCAAGTTTCCCACAGGGCATCATATCCTGCTCCTGAATATACTCCAGTATTAATGAATCTTGTATCTCTAAGAACGTCCCATAGTCTTGCAGAGTATGTGTCATATCCTCCGTCTGCTGAATTCTGTGTAATTACTAAAGAGTTAACTCCAGATTCTACGTTAGCATTAGCAAAGGTATCAAGATATGCAGTCTTAGGTACATTTTCTTCACCTGTATTTGATAGTCCAAATGCTGTATCCATGTCATAGAAACAAGGCCACCATTTGTTCATATTTTCATCAGTAAGACTTCCTCCAACGTTCCAAGAACGAAGTGTCATATTCTTACCGAGAGAGTCCACTAGTCCAAATGCTATACATATAACATAATATGAATAAGCATTTCTAATATTCAACCTATTGGTTAAATCATCAGCAAGAGCTGACCAAGATTGTTGAGCAGCGTATTGGTCTCCAGTTTTTTCATATCCTTTTGTCTGAACATTCCATCTATACTTATCGACAGCTTCACCAGTCATGCTAGCTAAGTCTGTAAATAGTAATTGAAGTCTTTGCCAGATATTGTTATCAGATACATCTGAATTATCACCATTAGCTCCGTTATATCTAAATTCTCCAACATGCTGTAAGATTGACAAGTCGTCCTGCATAAACAGGGCAGTCATTTGCTTAGTTCCATCATCTTTAATAATGATATTAGCATTTTCAGAGAACTCGTAAGAGTATATTTGTCTTTGGTCAATAGTTCCGAAGTTCTCATTATCCTTATATGTTTCATAAGTGGTAACGAAAGCAGGAACTGGGTTTTCTTGATAGGCTCCAGATGAATCTTTAATTCTTCTTGAGAATGATTTGAAGAACTTGAATCCCATATTAAAGTAAGCATTACGTCCTAAGTTAAAGGAGTAAATACCTAACATTTCTTGAGTATCAGTTCCATCAAACTTAATAAGTAAGATACAAGGGAATCCTTCAAGAGTATGTTTAATTGTTACATTTTGATGTGTGACTGTTTTATCTCTAGTATCAACAGGACGTCTTGATTCAAGTTGTTCCATTGGTGGGGTTTTATCAAACAGTAGGTCTGAATTATCATTAATCCACTTACCAATAGAAGCATTGTTAGCATGAGCAGAGTCAACTACGTCAGCTTTCAATGTGAATTGACTTTCAGGCATCCATGTATTATTTGGCTGGAATAACTCTGGACCAATTAAACCACCTGTATCATCATATAGTTCTTTTCTGAACATTATTTCTAAGTTCTTACTTCTATAACCAGTAGATGATGTACCCTGAATCTGTACTGATAATTCTCCAGTAGATACTGCTGAACTCTTAGTAAAATTAGGGTCAAAGTAGTTAAATGTACAACCAGTATATTCTGTAGGGTTTGCACCTACTGCTTCATACACTGCCTTAGTAAATCCAGAGCCACCACAGTCAATATAAACTACTGGAAGAGGCGGCTTCTTGTTAGAGTCACTAATTAAAGCATCAAAGTTGATGTTTGCATACGTATTATTTTGGTCGTCCCATAGAGTTGAAGATGCTGTTGATTCAGATGTACTAAAGAAGTTCTTTGCTTTCCAAGAATTGTACAGAGAGAAGTCTACTGTACCATCGGACATTAAAGAAGAATTAGCTCTTGCATTTAAAGCATTGATTACAATTTGTTTATCGTTAAGAGCACTTCTAAAGAATCTCATATCATAAAGCTCAACATCGGCATAATTACCTATGTTTCCATTAGCATCAGCGTCACAAGCCAAATAGAACTTACTTGTAGTTTTCCAAGTAAAGTCAGATTTGATTTCTCTTGCAGCATTTAGGACTCCGTTAATAAAGACTTTTACTTCATTATTATTCTTATCAACAATAAAGTCTAAAGTATTTATAACATTTTGTTGTAGCTTACAAGAGATTGTTTCTTTGATATTTCCGTCAGTATAAGACCATATAATGTCTTCTAGTCCAACCTTAATACCTTCAGAGAATGTTCCGTCAGAACTATAATTTCCAATAAAGAATACAGTTCTATCAGAGAACGGGTGTAGGTCAGTTTTTAGAGTTACAGAGAATGTAAATCCAAGTCTAGACCAGTTATTGTTATCACTTATATCATCCTTAAATGGTTGTAAATCCACTATACCGTAAGATTCACCACTAAGTCTTAATTTTGTTTGTCCATTACTAGATAAGAATCCAGATAGTTCTCCATTAGTATTATATACATTTAGAGGAGTTCTCACAACTACTGGGTCAGTTGTTCCAGGAGAAATATAGTTTAATTCTTCTGATATCCAAGAAGTTGCTGTGGGAGCAGTTGGGAATTCATTTTTAATGTTCCAACTTGCATATCTAGTATTTCTAGGGTTTTGGTCAGCAATTAAAGATTGTGCAGATTTTACTACAATACATCTTAATTCAGTATCAGTCATAGGAGAACCTTTTTCTGACCAGCATCTTAGAGTAATTTCCCACTCACCTAAGTAATCATCATTCTGTGCTACTGCCCAGCTAAAGATTTGTTGTTTACCTCTTTGTACGTATTGGTTCTCGTTAAAAGGATTCTCTGCATCAGGTTCAAATGTTCCAATATCTCTTATAATATTTCCTCTCTTCATTCTTACAGCATAGTAAATAATACTGATTCCTGATAGATAAGGAGTAAATGAGAATGAGATATTACCACCTTGAGGAAACTCTGTTGGAGCTGTTCCAGCTTCTACTTCATCTTTAGTTGTAATACCATCAACAAGCACTACAAGAGAAGTACCGTCTTCTACTACAACCTTGTTAGTTACTTTATCAGAAGTAATAGTCTTTCCGTCAATAGATGTTTGTGCAAATGCTTCAATAGTGTAAGAAGAACCTGCCGTTGGTGTTCCAGTAAATAAACTGAAGAAATCAACATCATATAACAAAGGCTCAGTAGATGTAAACTTACCAAGTTCGAATGTTTTAGAAACACCATTGGTAACATTATTAACAATAAGAGATGTGTCTGCTGCTAGTACTTTATTAGTAACTGTATATGTTATTTTATATGCTAATCCAATTGTTGCAGTAACTGAAGAAACACTACTTGATAAATTAATAGATGATTCAATTACAGTAAGCATATAAGGAGTAGCATTAATTCCTTCTGCATCAGTAGCAGTAACTACAATAGAGTGACTGTTTGATGATGAATATTGGGATATGTTTTTAATAAGCAAACTTCCCGGAGTTCCAGACCATCCTTCTTGTCCTGAAATAACATTGTTTCCGTCTAGAGAAACAGTTATCGTAAATTTCTGGTTGTTCTTTAATGCTGTGATTAAGTAATCTAATTTAACTTCTTTAGTGGTAGAATATAGAATATTAACTCCTTCTGATGTTGTAATACCACCGTTAGTTAACTTAATAGAAGATGTAAAATCTCCTCCACCACTGCCACCTCCACCATGCTCCGCTAACCACGAAACATTACGTTGAAGTGTTTCTATCTTTTTAGTAGTTCTACTGAGTGCTTGGTCAACAGAGATGTTTACTTCTCCACCTACTAGCACGTCAGGATTAGAAGTACTAATTTGGGAAGCGTCGCTACCTGCGACGATTTCCCATTCATTAGTAACTTTGTTCTTTATATTTACACTTTTTCCTGACATTATTTTATGATAATTAAATCATTTCCGTTGTTTTCTTCCCCATTACCACCAATAGCTTCTGGAGGATTAACACTACTTTGAATATTAATATTGAATTTACCAGCAGAGGTAAATACATAATTAATTTTCTTCACTGTACCTGTTATTTGAGTTGGAGTAACATTCCATATAATATAAAATGGATATCTCTGTCCAGCATTAACTGTTGCAGTGATATTGGTTTGGTCTACAACTTTAACAGTAGCAGGGAAGTAGCGTCTTAACCAAGGTATATTTGGTGCGGGTAATTCCTTATTGGATGTATGTTTATAACCAGTAGCTTGACACATCGCATATACAGGAGCAGTAATATTATCAACTAACTCAAATGTACATAAGTGTTTATGCTGCTTAAAGTTATTATCAGTTTTCCAAGCAGAGGGGAATTTTTGTCCAGCCAAGTCTCCTTCTGTTTCTTCATATAAACTATCACTATTAAAGTAAGTAGTTAAATCAGATTGAGTCACTTGAATAATTGGCTTCATACTTATAGGAGTTCCGTCTTGTGAGAAATTCTCTTTAAGCGGCCAACTAACACTATATGTATGTTTATGTCCTCCAAGGACAAGTCTTATATTGTTTTCTTGACAGAATTTACTAAACCAGTATTTGTCAGAATTAGGTACATTATAATTTAAATGGCTACCACTTCTCTCTACTTTATTATTTTCAGTGTCATTCCAATAGAATTGTTGGATAACATTTTGAGTAATAATAGTAAATGGCATTTCATGACAGAAAGCAACTTGCCAAGTAGCAGAAGCATTAGCATCAATATCCTTTTGACACCATTGCTTAATATATGGATAAGTTATCTTTCCAGTACTTAGTCCATAAATATTAGTCTCTGTCATATCAGTAATTTCGGAGTTTACACACATGAAGTGTACATTACCATAATTGAATGAATAAAGAGAATCAATAAATACTTCTTTACCTTCAATAGTAAATACTGGAGGATTAGTTTCATCCATTTCGAATGTGTAGAAGAACGACATATTAGAAGGATTAATTTTGGAACTGTCTCCGCCATTTCCTAATACATACATGTTGGCAGGACATAAGTCATTATTACCAACAGTCACCATTTCTTCAACTCCCCATAGGGATTTACGAGCATTATAATAGTCAATCCATTCATTGATTCTATTTCCATTTTGTGTCATATCACCAGTATTAATAGTGAACTGCGCTTCTGGAACATGATTTTTTATATACTCTGCTGATATTCTCCAAACATTATATTCATCCCAGTTAAAACCTTGTTGGTCACTTACTTGAACAAATGTAAAATCGTCTTTTATATCATCAGTACCTCTTACTGTAAATGTTAAAGAATCACTAGCAAATTCACTTGGATTGCCATTTGCATCAGCTCTACCTACTCTATACTCATAAGTTCCTACTGATAAGTTCTTAAGAATAACTTTATGAGTAGTAAACGGAGTTCCATCGGTAGCTTCCATTCTAATACGATTATAGTATTTTCTAACACCTGTTTCGTTTTTAAATGATTCTACTTTAGTCCAAGGGCCTTCGCCACTACTTCCTTTTGGTCTATGCCATAGATACTCGTCAAAATATCCTACTGATACCCAGTTAAAGCATCTTGTGGCATTTGGAGCAGTTGCTTGTCTACCAAAGGTACAAGATATTAAATTAGGCTTTAAACTTACTAGTTTAGATTTATTATAGAATATTGTTTTATTTTCAAATGAAGCTCTTGGAGTAAAAGCTTCAACACTTGGAACTAACTCTTTAGTGAGGTCAACAAAATACCAGTCATTAGCATTATTTCTTTTATCTAATGCTTTAGTAGCCTGACTTACTGGGTCCATTGCATAATATTTAGTAAAGAGTTTATCAGTACTTAAATATGTATATGGTTTGTTTTCACTCGCATCAATTGTATCAGAGGATTCTGCATTTTCCTTGTTGAATCCAACTAAGTCAATATATCCCAATGATACTCTGTAGTTTCCGTCAGCATTTGAATATGGGTTTCTTACTGTTGAAGGAGTAGTTCCCCAAGTAAGAAAGAATTTGGATTTGTTGTTATCAAACTTCATTAAGTTTCCGCTTGAATCTCTCCATTCCATATCGTATGTTTTTACTTTAATCTTAGTAGTATTTGCATCCATTACTGAACATTGAGCACCTCTAATTAAGAATGTAGATTGTGCTTTAATTGTTCCCCATAATGGAAGTACTTGCCATTGAGTTCCTTCAGTTGCATATTGCAAAGAAAGACCATTCAAGTTAATATCTTCATTAGTTAGATTTGAGAGTTCAACAAAATGATGTGAACAATAGTTGTAACTATGTTCATTAGATGTTAATCCTCCACAATATATGGAATTTATATATAGCTTCTGTAAGAATAGTGATGTAACATAAACCCATCCAGAAGGGTCTTCTTGACCTCCAGTTGGTTTAGTTTGTGGTGTATCCATTTCCTTCTTATAGATAACCATCTTTCCATCATTCTCTATCTTAACCCTGTATGTTTGACCACTAGGGGTAACAAATCCAATGGTATCCAGTTCGTCGAGAACAGATGGGTCCCACTCGGTTCCACCACCTCCACTTCCGCTTTTATTAATCCAATTTAAACTACCATTACTCATAATATATAATTGTTTAGTGTCTGTACACCATAGTAATTCGTTATTTACAAAGTTTCTTGTGTTCTCAAGCAGGCTTGAGTAAGTTCCTGCTTTAATAGCTAAGTGCTTTAAATTTGGAGTTTCATATTCAGTATACTCAGGATATTCTTCTTCTGCTAATGCTTCTGGCTCCACTCCTGGTTCCAAAGGTGAAGCAGCCTTCATCATATCCAATCTTGCACTGTTTTCAAAATCCCCACTTGACATCTCATGTGTAAAAGCATATTCATGCTTATTAACCAGCTTTCTCAATGCTTCTACTGCCTCTAATATAGTAGCCAAATCTGAATTGGTATATTGAGGAAGTGATTTTTGACTAGTATTAATCCATACTGCATCATCGTCAACTGGTTCCGTATCTTGTATTCTAATATGGTCAAAAGAGCTCCATTTATTTTTATTAGACCAAAAAGCAACTTCGTCTGTACTTTCTACATATACGATTTGTCCAGCTCTTTCTAAGTCCGTTCTATTTGCTAGCTCTTCTGGCGTTGATACTATTTCAACTCTAGTGTCTCCGTCTCCACCACCTCCGCCGCCTAATTGTGCTTTAATCCAATAACCATTAAGCCATTGGTAAGTAAAGACTTTATCAGGGTCTTTGAGTACGAAACAAAGCATACCATTCTTTTTTCTTTTGTCTGGTATTGCATCTCTTTCGCTCATTTCGGTTACTTGGTAAAAACCTCCACGAATGTTATTGGCATCAACTAGAGCGAAATCTTGACCACCTTTTTGAACTATTTCGCTAATTAACTCTACTGCCATGTTATTTAATAGTTACTGTTGTACTTCCTAAGCCCGGATTATCACTTCTGAAAAGGACACATCTTAGTGTAACTCCTTCATATCTAGTGAATTGATAATTATCGTCTACTATAAAGAAACCACCTTCAAATCCTCCTACTGAAAAGGAAATATCCTTTAAAGAGTAAGGAACTAGAAGATAGATATATTGACCTTCTCTTGCATTAACTGTAAAACTATTCCCTCTAGTAAGATTCAGACTTCTTGTAAAAGAAGATATTAAATCTGAAATCGTTGGGTCTGTTGCACTTGCTCCATAATATCTTCCATCTTTGAATACTAAAGATGCAGTACTAGATTTGGATTCTGTTCCGTCCGATGCAGTTAAGGTTTTAGATGTTGTAGTTTTAAATGCTCCAGTTATAGTTTTGGTTCTAAGTGAAGCATTAATTTCTTCTCCGTCAAAGTATTGTTGTTTAATCTCTTTATTATATTTCCAGTTATATGTAAGGGTATTAACTTCTGAACCTGTTTCCGCTTCATTAGGAGAAACAGTAAATGAGCTAATAGTTATTGGAACATAGAACAACTTATCTAAGGCATCTTTAACTGACTCTATTTCAGGGTCAGTGTCTGTCTTATAAGTAATGTTGGCTGCATCGCCTTCCATATCTTTGAGTCCTAGGTTCTCTCTAGCTCTTCTCTTATCAGCTTCAGTTAAGAACTCTCCAAGGAAGTTATCCTTTAGTAGATGCCCGTCTTCGTCTGGACAAGTGTTGCAATTACAGCTAGGAGTTTTCTTAGGAATGTATGGCTGTTCTGGATTATCATCCATCCAGTCATCAAGTAGAACTCCTTCTTCTAGTACTTTATATTTTGACATATATTATGCTAACATTAGTTGTTGATAAATAAAGTCACAGTTATCTAACTTAGTATGAGTCTCTATAAAACTTATTTCGTGCAAAATTAAAGAATAGTCTTCTCGGTATCCCTTATATAGTTTTTTCACATAAGAATTATAATCCTCAATTATTTTCTGTTTAAGTAAACTAATTGCATCCACATCCAGAACTTCTGTTTAAAGTTTTATATTTGTTATTAATTGAATCACAAAAACCATTGCAAGTATTTACTTGTTCTAATATTCTTTGGGCTTCTGCATATTGACCAAGGCTAACGGAATATTTAATTACGTTAATAGTCATCCAAACAAAGTCTCTCTTGAATATTAGGTCATCTAAATCTGCATTTTTACTCTTACATTTAAGAAGGTTCATGTTTAAAATTTCATTGCACAAAGTAACAAAACATTTGGATAAATAACAAATGGAAAAGGTATTTTTTTCACTTATGGAAATTGTAGTCCCGTCAGGATTTCTTTCAGCAAGTTCGAGTGCAGGACATTCAACAAGCCCTTCATTTATGTACTTATATATTGTAGAACCGTCAGAGACATACACAACTGCATAAGAAGATAAAGAACTGTTAGGATTATCTATTTCTTTTTGCAACCACTCTGTAGTGGGAATTATGATATGTGAGATACGGTAGTTACCATCTTTAGATATGTCTACTTTTACTTCATCAGTATTAGTTAAATGAGGCGCAATAGTAGATTTAATAAATTCAGGTTCGTCTATCTTATCTAATTGTATAACATTTACAGTTACAGTTTCACTGTACTTAAAAGTGTTAATTATGTTTTCAGTAGAATCTTCTGGCAGATACTCACCGGCCTCTCTTGAGAGACCAGTGATTGTTAATCCGCAAGTATTAGATTTACATACATTAAATACAGGAGTCATATATTATATATTTCTTACTTCGTTATTATTAGAATTGCCATCGTATAATTGAGCGTACTCAATTTCAGTTCTTTTATCGTCGTTTTCAGCTTTAGAATCTTTAGACCTTCTATCAGTCTTAGCTGTATACCATCCGATTTGTTCATCAGCTTTAGCCTTTCTATCTTCAATTTGCAATCTAGCTTCATTAAGAGATTCGACCTTACTTTGAGCTTGCTGTAATTGTTGTTGAAGTTGTTGTACTTGCTGTTGAAGTTGTTCATTCTGCTGCATAAGTTGCTGCATCTGACCATTCTCATCCTTCTGTACTTTAAGTGCTTTCTGTACTTTATATTTAAGTTCAGTCAAGCTCTTAGCAGTTAATGCTTCAAAGATTATTCCTGGCTCCAGAGTTCCACTCTTAATAAATTCAGGGATAATAGCTTTAATAGATTCCATATCTTTAATAACATCAGTGCTTGTTACAATATGAATATCGTAATCACTAACTGTAAAGTATTTTGGAAGTGCAGTAAAGACTCTCTGATATTTATCTCCAAGAATAAGAGTTCCCTTCAATCCATTCTTATATACTATTTTAGCTATATTAAGACAATCAAGAAGAAGCTCATTAGTTACTAAATCCATTTGTTGATAATACTTCTTAGTAATAATAAATGAATTATTAACACTTGTCTGCACATTAGTAACTGCATCCTTCTGTTGGATTCCATTTAAACGCTCTCTAAAGACTCCAGTGATAGAACTTGTTGTGTTTTCAGTAGCATCAATTGCAATCTGAATACCTTGAATAGTCTGTGCTTTAACTGTATCATCAAATCCAGAGTATGTAGTATTACTATTAAATTGCCTTCCTTCTTGAGATGTATCAATAATTGCAACTCCAGATTTCTTATAAGCAATCCATTTCTGGATTCTTTCAGGAAGTTTAACTCCAAGAGCTGTTGGAAGCACTGATAAGTCTAGCCAGTCTCCAGTAGTACCGCTATTTGCAATTAAATTGTCTCTATAGAAATGTAATAAGTCATATCTATCTTGTAGATTAGCACAAGCTAATACTAGAGAGAAAGGTTCATTGTTTCTATCATTAAAGTAGACTCCATTTACTGATAAACCACAATAAGAAGGATTATCTTTACTTCTTATCACTTCTTCATTTTTACCTCTTAAGATATAAATCTCTTGTCCTATACGAACAGTTTCATATCTTTGTAAGTTATAATCTTTATCAGTTTCAGTCCATTCTACTTCATAAACAGGAATTAACTTATAATTGTAAGATTGAATAGCTTCATCTGGAAATCCAGGAACTATTTCCCTTCCCGCTTCAAGTCCGTCTGTCATAGGAGCGCCACTCTTTACATCAGCAAATGACCTTACATAATAATGAGAAGTATCAAAGCTTTGATGCCAAGAGTCTTTAATTTTAGCAATATCATCTCTTGATAAATCTCTACCATATATATTTAAGATTTGATTCTTAGTAAGCCATTTTCTTACAACAACTCTATAAGAATCTTTAATATATATAGATTCTGGATTTCTATCAATAAATGTATTTAAAGGATTAAGTACCTCTATATCAATATTTCCCTTACTTGTAGATGGCTTTACTCTATAGAAAGCATAACCAGTTATTAGTAAATCTAAGAACAATATTCTTAGTTTAGTCATAAGGTCTGTGTCTCTACTTTGCATAATATACTCAATAACATTTTGAGCTGCCATTTCATATTGGGAGATAAATGATTGGTCTAAATCATCAATCAACTTTTGTATTTGTTGTTCTATAGCTTTATCTGTAATATCTCTTCCATCAATAAAGCTAAGCATAGAGTTCTTTAAGTGTTTTTGTAGAAGACTATATACCTCAGAGGAAATTGCGACTTCTTTTTCACGAGTGATGGCACTTATCGTTGCAGAGTCTTTGCAAGATACTTTAGGAAGAATTGGAGTTCCTAGAAACTCTCCTACTAAAGCATCCACATGTTTCCTAATAAGAGGTATGAATTCTACTGATGTAGGTTGACCTATACCATAATTTTCTTCAAGAAATCTGTACTGCTCAGCATCTCTTTTGCAGTTATAGTAGTTGTATGCTTTTTGCAACCTGTACTTAGGATAAACCAGCTCGCTGATTGCCCTGTTGGTAGCTTCCATCAACTCTTCATTCTTTTTAGTATCTTTCATTTTTACATTTTGTTTGTTCAGGTGATTCTGGACAAGGCTCTGGGAATGATTGATATCCTAATGAATATTCAACTCTCCAAAGACATTTGTCTTTAAGTTCTTGTTCTATATATTTTAAAAAGTCGCAAGCTCCCAATTGTCCAGAGATTACCAATGGTTTATCAATATTATTCATTGCAAATATAGCTGAATAACCTCCTTCTGGAAGTTCTTTCACTATAAGTTTGCTAGTATATTCCATCTTGTAGCATCTGCGGATTATGTCGAGGATTGCTGCTTCTAGTTCTGTCGTTGTCATAATGATAAGGGAATAAATCATATTTAGGAATATTAGGTTTCTCTTTGGGAATAGTTCCCCACCTTTTAATTCCGTTCTCGTCTCTATAATATCCAAAGTCTTGAAATGCATCGTCCACATTCTCAACAGCCTTAGGTATTATTCCTTGTAATTCTTGGTCACCAAGTTCAGCCATACCCATAGCCGCCACAATATCGAACTTTCGTTTATTCTCATCGGTATAGCGATTAAGTTCATCGAGCATTTCTGGGAACCATATTGTATGACAATAGTCATTTACAAAGTCTGCAATTAAGTCAGTTTGTAAATCAATAACTGCCACTGTTGCCGGAGCACCATACTGTTTACTTTGTCCATTTTGAACATCAGGCATAGTAGCTCTAGGTCTTCTCATAAACCTATTAAGACATTTATTTTCTCTAGCCCATGTAATCATAGCAACTTTAGATGCTTCAATTACACATTGGCAATTGTAATACTCCATGAGTTTGAGTGCAATTTTATATGCATCTCTCACGTCTTGGGGTCTGTCTTTATAATAGGCAACATACATAGGGTCAGTAAGACCTCTAATTCTTTTCTTAATTACAATACAGAAATCAGAAGGGTCTTTAGTAGCATCAGAAGTTTCCTTCTGTCCAATATCAATACTGTCTATTCCAGCCACATACATATCCCTCATCTTAGGTTGTTTATCATCAATAGTCCAAATAGGATGTTCCAATATATGCACTTTACCATGAGCAGAATTTTCTATCCATTTAAAGCCAACTATATTTTCTTTTTGTACCGGGCCATTGAACTTATATTCAAGAGAGCCTACACTAATTTTCTGACCTTGTTTATCAACTCTAATTCTTGCAATCTGTTCTGAAATAAGCACCTTATTGAATTTATTAGTACCTTCTAAAGCTAGGGCTTCGTCTGCTGTAAAGCAATATTCAGCGCAGTGTATAATTAAAGTTTCAGGGTCGGCTGCTTTCTTGTCTCTTTCCTTTTCATAGTAAGCTCTACCTTTAACTGGGTCTGTCCAACCTCTTTTATCGATAAGTCCTGGTCTATTAATAATAGTATATGCAGGAATAAAATAAGCTGTAATAACTTCTTCACCAGTTGGAGTATATCTATGTCTATGAGGAAGAGCATCGTATGTATTTGGTTCTTCGTATGCCTTAGCTAATCCTTCAAGTGCGGGACCTTTATCTCCACCTGTTCCCCATGCCATTTTAATTCCGAACTTTGCTCCCTGAATACCTACAAGGGCATCTCCCTGTTCGAAAGCTCTTTTCCATTGAGGCCAAGAACCACTTTCTTCATATATTAATAAGTCGGTACGGTCACCACGAATCTTATTTGGTTTATCTGCATTGATACCTGTGATTTCCGACATCCATCCAGCTTCTACTTTCTGTCCATTTATTACTTTATAAACAGATGCTTTCTTACTAATAGCTGTATCTTCTACTTGCCTTAGTTTGAAGAACCCTCCATCAGTATAGTCATTTAAGAAGTCCAACTGTTTCCAACATTTACTAAGAGTCTTAGTAAGATAGTTTTCAAGTTGGGCTGCAATAACTATAACGGAGTTTCTTCTACAATTATATGTGTTTACTGCAATTGCAGCACCGATTTCAGAGAATCCAACTCCACGGGCTTTAAGTCCTATGGCATTTTTTCTTAATCTCTTACATAATTCAACGTAATGGAAATATTCATACTGTTTTACAAAGAATTTTGGGAAGTCATAAAGTCTACCACCACCGGCTTTATCAGCTGATGTCAAGTCCATTAATTGATAATAATTCAAGAAGAAATAATTATCACCAGTAATTGTATATCCATTAACTGTCATTCCATCTCTACATCTTATATATTCTTGCGTCCAGAAGTCATTATAAGGCTTGGTTCCAAATCTATAAGTACAGTAATGTCCTGTTCTCATAAATGTATCCTTAGCTTCAGTATACCAAGCTGGGTTAAAGTCCAATCCGTGTTTATCATCAATAGGTTTATATCCTGTAAGTTCGTAGGATAGATTGGAATCAAAAAATGGGATATCATCATTTATAGTGACATCCCATTCTCCTTTTCTAGCCTTTATTAGAGAAGTAATTTCATCCTTGAACTCTTGGTCCTCTTTCTGTTTTACTTCTTGTAATATTCGTTGGACTCTTTCCGGAAGGATATCTAAAGTAGGTTCTTCAACAACTTTCTTTTTTCTTCCTCTAGCCATAATTAAAAGTCTTTAGGTATAAATCCATCAGTAGCACCACCACGTAAAGAAGAATCTTCAACGAGTTCTTTCTTAACCTGACCTTCTAATGCCTTTAGTTCATCGTTAACTTTAGATAAACTAGAGATTTCTGCCATAATATCTTTTACTTTAAAGATAGGTTTGCCAGTTTGTAAATCTCTCTCTTCTGGGTCTATGTTATTGAAATAGTCAATAAATTTATCAACCGTGTTTTGAGCTGCTTTTAGCATCTTTATTGAACGAGTTTCTTCTTGTAAAGCTCTGTATTTTCTACAAGCTGCCCTGAATATTGGGTCATCAAACTCTGCTTGAGTGAGTCCTGCGTCCTTTAAAGCTTCTTGGTGTCTCTCTTGTTCTGCATAATCAGCATAAGGAGATAACCAATCTAATGCCAGCCATATATATGTAAATTCTTTAAATGCTTGAGTTCCAAGTTTTCCTTCTTTATCCTTGGGAGTAATATTTCTTTTTTTATCCATTAGGGCTTTAAACTCACGAGTGAGTAAAATTTCCGGAACATTTAACTCTATTCTATTATTTACATTATCATATAGAAATATTTTCTGCATAAGTTACTTAGAGTTTTCCTCCAAAGTAATGTTTCTTTATTTGTACTTTACTCTTTGGAGACAGTTTATTTTCTTTCGTATCTAAAACTCCGGGAATAGTCTTTACTTTTCCTCCGTCTTCTTTTTTCTTCATTTTACCTTTCATCTTCCCGCCACATTTCTTCATATCAGCTTTAAAGTCTTGAACTACTTTAGTTCCCTTTTCTGCCTTGGTAGCTTTCTGTGCTTGTGCTTTCTTAATACATTGACTGCACATTACTCCACCTTTCTTGAAATATTGCATTTCAAATCCATCAGGACATTGTCCTCTTAATGATTTGATATAATTTAATTTTGCACCTTTAGCTGCTGCTGGCACTTGTTCAGTTCCTTGTGTCATAAGTTCTTCAAATTTCTCCAATTCTTTTTGTAATCCTTCTTGTCCTAAATCTTGAATGTAATCATTTAATTCATCCTCACTATCTACTCCAGAAGCTTGAATTAAGTATGCAACAAATGCTTTTTGTTTGTCTTCAAGTTTTCCTCCCTTCTCGTTACTTCTAACTCCAGGAAATCTGAAAGAAGGAGTATACCTTCTTATTTGTGGAGAAGTTTCGTAATTTGGATTGTTTCCAACTGTATTTGTAAATGAACCACCTGTCGTAGAATATGCTCCTCTATTATCAAATCCTCGTGTAGGAGCAATAGTTCCTGCTGAACGATAAGGGCCTTGGTTACTTCCCCATCCTAAAGAGTCTGCACTTGGAGTATTTTGTGCTGGCTGCACTGGAGCAGGAATAGGGGCAGTTGAAACTCTTTTTGCTACTACATCTACTTGTGGTAGAGAACCTCTTTTCATAGAATCGAGATAGGTAGGTTCATTAGCAGGAGCAGCCTGTTGCTGTGCAGGAGCCTTTTGTTGAGTAGCTAATTGTGTTCCATACAATTTACCATTCCATTCAAATTGTTGCAATCCTTTCTGTCTAGCTGCCGCAAATGCATTATTAAATGAGCCAGTAAATCTACTTGGCTGTCCTCTAAATTTAGCATTTGTTTCCTGTATCATCTTCTTACCATTAGTGTTATTTAACTTAGTTCTCATTTCACTTCTTTCACTGAAAGAAAGTCCTTGAGGTTGCTGTCCAATTCTAGTTCCCAAATTAGGGTAAGAAGGTGTCGCAGGTGCTGCTGGTTTAAAGTTAGCTAAAGATGATTGTGCAGCTTGTGAGTTTCTCTCGGCCTGTTGTCTAAGTTTTCTTCTAGAAACCATTGTTATAGTTTTATTAAATCCTTTGTGTTAAATACTGCTTCTTGTAATTCACCAGTTGATGTGAACCATCTACATTTAATTCCTTTAAGGCAATCTTCTTTTCCTCCTGTAAATCCTTCTATTCCAGCAGATTTACGTGGGTTTATTATCTTTGTTTCCTTCTTTACAACAATCATAGTTGGTTTATAAGGAATTGCCTGACGTAGTGTTACCACATCGCCAGGCAAAAAGTATATTTTTTCTTCCATAATTAAAATTTATTGTATGCTTTTAGTTTTCCTTCTGCAGCTCTTTGGAAACGAGCTCTTAATTTTTCATTTACTACTGCAAGAACACGTTGTTCACTTACATAGACAAGCCCCATTTTAAAGAATGGTATTGGAGTTTGTGAAGGTTTAGTAAAGAATACATCGTCTCCTTCTCTAACATACTTAGTTTCTGGACCTACTTCAATTACTTTACCTACAACAATGAAGTTTTCTTCTTCTTCTAATTTTCCATTATCGGGGTTCTTAAACTCTGGTTTGTGTCCACCTAAATCATAAATAAGTCCTGATGAAGAAACTTTAATTTTCTGATAAGGATTTTGGTCATAAGGTCTAACTATCATATAGTTGAAGACTGGCATGATTTCTAATCCATTCATGTTTTCAGCAATACTCTTTGCCTTTTCTTCAACATCTTTAATATAGTCATCCATTTTAGCTGTATATTCGTCAACACTATTATTAAATTTGACAGCAGCGTCTCTTGCCATTCTTTCTTTAACATCTTCTTCTGCTGACATTACAAAGTGTTGGTCACCTGAGTCTAGACCTACTAATTCTTGTGCTATTTTTACTTTTTCGTATTCTCCTGGGTTGTGTGCCATAATTCATTTACATTTTATAATTTTACCATTTTCCTGCGGGGCAAGATTCTCTTGACATTGTGGTTTTTGCTTTTAGTCTGCATCCACATCCTCGCACATATCCATCTAATTTAACTGTACTTACATCTCCCGTCTGGGCATTATACCATAATCTTCTATTACACATTCCTCCTAATTTAGGAGTAAATAAGGGACATGTTTTACATATCTCTAGTCTCTTCTTTGAAATATCTTGTTTCAAATTGAGAACTTCATTTAAGTGTCCAGTTACAATATGTCCTACATTCATGTCTATAAATAAGGATATATTAATCCGTTCGAATCTCTATTACATTGCTTAACATTTAAAGCGTTATATAAGGCTTTAAAAATGCTCCTTAAATTTATTCTTCTCTACTAAGATTAATATTCTATCCTTTGTCTTTTAGCTCGTTGTTTTTCCTTAATCATGTTTTTCTTATGGAAGCTAAACATTCTCTCTACATCTTCTTTTAGATAATCGAGATTATATGTAGTTTCGTTGCCATCATGGTCATAATGCACTAATATTAATTGCTTTACTACAAACTCTGGATTTAATTGCTGTAACATATAAGCATATGTGCTTAATTGCATAGTGTAATGCATATAATTACAATCCATTAAATTGGTAAGTGGATAAAGCATAGTTGCATTTCTTTTTGTTGTTGTGTCGAATCCAGATTTCTGGTCAATTTTCTTGTTGGTTTTATAGTCTATAATATAGATGTCATTACCATCTTTTATTAATAAGTCTATCTGTCCAGCAATTTTTAACATTCCATCTTCCGACTCGTATGATATTAGATATTCAGGATAAACTCCCTGTTTCATATCTAATTCTGTATACCCTTTTTTACACTCGAATTTACCTCCGAGTCCGTACTTTTTAAGGCTTATATCCTTCGGCTTCTTGTAATATTGGTTTTCTAATTCTGCATGAATTGCAGTACCTCTTTCACAAGAGTCTTTATTAGCCTTATCCCATTCATCTAGTATATCCTGTTGTGTATCACTAAATACTCCAGCATCAATATTATATAAATCCAATATAGATGTATCAAATCTTTTAGTAGATAAAAGTGATTTCTTTTCTATTGCCCAATTCTCTTTTGGAATAAGTTTTTCTAATGCTTTATAGGCACTCCAAAATTCCTTATCAAAAGGTTGAGTAAAAGAGTGTATTAGTGTAGTAACTGATATATATCTAGATTCGTCCTTTTCGTTCCAATAGATATGATTCAAATCATTGTAACATACATTACCATTTTTCTTATCAACTTGCATAATTCATTGTTTATTTTTGTACGTTGTATTATAATTTAATAGCGTGGAAAGTACTTGAATATAAGGGGCAATACATTCGTTATAATATCCTAAATAATAGCGTTTTGGTTCATCGTACATCACGACAATCATTCCAACAGGTTCTATAAAACCTTCGCTATCAATACCCTCAATCGGGTACAGTGCTGCGGCACAAGCTCCGCTCATCTTTAGTTTCTTGTACAATTGCGGAAACTTTTCTTTTGCAGATTCCAGCGAATCTATTCTTAAATAGCTGGCTCTCCTAATCTTTTCTACTTCGTCCGAGAACTGTAAATACGGAAGACTTGTCCATATGTCAAGGCAACTTTCATCATCTATACCCCTTGGAGAGTCAGTTAATGCCGTTAAATACATATAGGAAAAACCCTGTAAACTTTTCTTGGTATTGTGAAAAGATAATAGAAGAACGTTTGAAGCATCTGTATCTTTGTTCCTAATGTTCTCTACTTGTCTCCTAATTTTGGGAGAGACTTTCAGAGAATACTCCTCAGATTTTCTGTTATTGTACTCAACAGACTCGATGTAGTCAGTTATAAATAGCTTACTTTGATTTACTAAACATACTTGTGTGCACCAAAACAGTAGTCCCATTATGATTATGGTTTTAACTGTAGGATTCAAGCCATTTATAAAATTGAACACCTTTTTAATAAAATCTAACATACTAATTGTTCTGTTTCTTTAAATTCTTAAATAGTTAAATAGTTCTAAAAATCTTTACTTAAATTTTCCACATTATTTCATATAATTCATACTTTCATTTGTTATTGTGCAAATTTAGCTATATTTTTGTAGTCTACAAAATGAAATAATTATTTTATTATACTATGAGAGAAAATAAAACTTTATTGGACAGACTGCATAAAGCAGCCGTAGGCTACGTAAATTCACTTAGCTACGAAGAAGCAGATTATTTTAAAAGAGGAGGTAGATTGATTCCAAAACACAAGAGCGGAAGTGGAATTCATATAAAACCTGAAAACAAAGGTAAGTTCACAGCGTCTGCGAAGAAAGCTGGACAGAGTGTTCAAGAACATGCTCGTTCAGTACTCAGTAATCCTAATGCAACTCCATTACAAAAGAAAAGAGCTAACTTTGCTCGTAATGCTGCTAAGTGGAAACATGAAAAAGGAGGAGTGATTAAACCACTTGAAAACTTTGATGCACAAGCCTTTAGAAAATGGTTAGATGATAATTATAAACAATCTATCTAAAATTTAAGGTATGAAATTCGTATGGGATAAGAAAAGAAAACTCTTATTCTTTATTAATAAGTTACTTCCTTTTAAGAGCTTCAAGTATTTCAATTTCTTTGGAATAATGGTCACTAGAATAAAGGATGTTCTAGAAAGATTTACTGATATGGCAGCCAGACATGAAGGAACTCATACAATACAAATGTTAGAAGTTGGAATACTTCCATACTATCCTTTATATGTATTAGAATTCCTTATTAAGTTAGCAATATATAGAAATTGGGATACTGCATATAAAGCTATTTCTTTTGAAAGAGAAGCTAGAATGGCTCAATACGAGGTTGATTATTATGAAAGCAGAAAAGTCTTTCAATACAAATGGATTAAAAGAATATGGCGATGAAATTTAAAGAGTCTCCGTTAGTAAAAAATCATAAAATTCTAACAGGGACCAAACGAGACATGAGAAAGAAAGTTGTTAAGTCAACAACTCCCACATCTGATTTAAAAAAACCTACTACTCTTAAACGACAATTAGGAGGAAATATATTTACTACATATAATAGTATAGCTCCTTATGAAGGCCCGGTATTTGAACAACCTGTAGCTACTGTTGAAATTAAAGAACTTCCAGTAAATAGATTGGAAACTAATAGACAGAACGTAATGGCTAAAGCAGAGGAGAAAAAAGAAGAGCCAGTTGTTGAAGAGAAGGTAAGTACAGAACCTCTTCCCACTTCTAAGGGAGAAACTCCTGTTGTAGAAAATAAAGAATCTACACCTATCAATATAAAGTCAAAGGATGAGTTTATAAAGACAATGACTCCTGCATTTGAAAATGCACTTAAAGCTAAAGGCTTGGATACAAAATATGCAAAGTATTTAGTAGCCCAGTCAGCTTTAGAAAGTAATTGGGGAAAAAGTCAGTCAGGTAAATTCAACTTTGGAGGGATAAAAGGGAAAGGAACTATAAGAAAAACCAGAGAGGTAATTAATGGAAAGAGTATCCATGTAAATGATAGCTTTAGAGACTTTAAAGATATAAATGATTATGCCAATTATCATGTATCATTACTAAACAATAAAAGATATCAAGCTTTTAGTGGTGGAGATTTTATTGATAGAGTAGTTAAAGGTGGATATGCTACTGACCCTAATTATAAGAGAGCATTATCTAATGTATATAATCAGATAGCTAAAGCCCAAGAAGGAATGAAGATTCCTAAATTAAAGGGTGCAGGAGAGTTAAGAGCTAGAATATTAAGACAGTTCAATAGAGAAAAAGCTGCTAACAGAAATGAAGAACAATTAATTGGCTTCGATTGGAGTAGATATAAATCTAATAAACCTAAGCCAGAAGCAAGAACTCCAGTAGCTCCACAAAGTGAGCAGTTAGAAAATGGAGGTGTTATTAAAGCACAAGATGGAATAGTAGCTCAAACTATTAATAAAGTTAAGAGCATTCTTCCAAAAGAAGAACCTAAAGAGCCTATTAATGTTGTAGATGTTGCTAAAGAATATGCTCCTAGTTTTGCCACATCCTTATTAACTGGAAATGTACAACCTATTATTAGTCAAATATTCAAAAAGAAAGTTCCTCCAGTTAAAGATATTCAACCGTTAGATTATGAAACTACTTTTCAATATATAAGGAAATTGGAAAATCCACATGATAAGGGAATAGATTATAAATCTGGAATTGCTAGAAATTATGATAGTAGAACTGGTGGTTGGGGTACAGACTTTGTGAGTGGTCCTCATAGACATTTAAAGGATAGAATTAAGTCAGGAAAATGGACTATACAGGAAGCTAAAGACATAGCCGTACAAGACATGAGAAACCATGATAAGGTTATTATGGAAAATATGAAAGATTATACCAATCGTCCAGATACTATTAGTGAGGGCCCAAGATTATTAATGGCGCAATCAAGGTATCATTATGGTAACATAAAGAAATCATTCCCAGAGTGGGGAAAGGCTGTGGCAGAGGGAGATGCAAATAAGCAAAAAGAATTGGCATTAAAATTAGCTAAAGGATATGACTCCCGATATAATACAATAAAAGATTTAAAAATATACTAAAATGAAATTTATAACATTCCTTAGACAAGCATTTACATCTCACTCAGGCGTATCCTCTAAAAGACTCTGCGGAGTGATTGGATGGTTCGTTTGTTTGGGAGTTTTAATTTATTGTGCAATAAATGTAATCCAAGCCCCACTGATGATAGATACGGTCCTACTGTGCTGCATGGGATTACTAGGTATAGATTCTGTGACTGGAATATGGAAAAAATTTAGTAATAATGAAAGAAATTCTGAAGAAAATAGTAAACTTCCTAAAACAAAGTGATAAATTGAAACATTGTTTAGTTAATCTTTTAGTAATGCTGATTGCTGGAAGTATTAATATTTGGCTAGGTATAGGTCTAGCAGTAGGTTTATCGGTAGGTAAAGAATACGGAGACAGTAAAGCTCCGGGTAATAAGTGGGATTGGTATGACATTCTCGCAGATGTAATTGGAATAGTAATAGGACTTTTATTAGTTCTTATATAATAGAAAAGGCGAGTACCTATTTGGTGCCCGCCTTTATTTGTATCATCATTTTTTCTGCACTTTCTCTAACCTCTCGTGCTGAATTTCTTCTTCCTATATAACCCATAGGTTCTGATTTATTAAATTCAGAAAATAGTTTTCCTGTATATCTACCAAGAAACATTATATCTTTCTCACATAATATAACAAGAAAATATGTAGGATATTTATCCTCAAATATTTTAGTTTCTCCTTCTAACTCATGAAGGATTTCAAATTCACGTATATCATATTCCATTATTCTGTTACTTCAATAAATGCATCCCATGCCTTTCTAAAGCTATCTCCTGATACTGAAAATTCCTTTTCATGAGTTCCATCTTCCTTCTTATTATAAAGACATAGGGTAAATATATTTTCATATCTATTTAATACTAGTAACTGATTTGGATGTTTTTCATTCCATGTGTTTATTGCTTCGTTCATTCCCAATCAAGATTAAATGAGGGTGAATAGAAAAATATCTTTGCATGTAAGACTCCATTAATAGTTACACAAGGCATTAGTTTATGCCAAAGATTTGTATTCATGTAAGTACTCTTATATTGTTCTGGAAGAAATACTACTGAAACATGTCCTATATTTAAAGCTATTCTTGCTGGGTCTTTCTCAAAATCTTCTTCCTCTATAAAGACTCCCTGTATATTACTTATTGGATATTTTAATTCGAATACTTGCATTGTTTTATTGCTATTGTGTTTACTGTTTTTTCTAACGCCTCAAATACTGGTTCCCAAGAATATAAATCAGAAAGTTGTATATAAAGTCTAAAGTAGTTGTCGGAGTCAATAGGTATTTCTTCATTTACTGTAATCATATACCTTTGTCTACCTCTTCCATCTTTATCCCACCATTCTGCATGAGGTAATCCTAATTTAATACTAGGGAATTTCTTTTCTAAAGCTTCAAATCTTTCTATTAAAGATTCGTCATTGTGTAATATACTTTTATAAAAGTTGTTCATAATTGGTCATTGCACATTTAAACCATCCATATATTTCTCCTCTAAAATAAGGGCTAGTTGGTAACATTCCCTCAATACTTTCCCAATGGGAAGAATCTAGTAATCCTCCTTTTATATAAAATATGTTAGCGTATCTAAAGTATTTATCGCGCCATTTACTAAATTCAGAGTCTTCTTGATAATCATTTTCAGAATCTCCTACGAGAATAACATTAGGATACTCATTAAGGTTCCAATTCATATTTAATGCATCTTCTATATCTTCAAGATTAGAATAACAATCCATAAATATAAATTCTTTACTATGTATATCTGTAAACTGCTTAGAAACATTTACATTTGGAGACAATAGTATTAAAGCCTTATACTTTGTAGGCATTATATATTCTCCGTATCGAGTTTTTATTTTACTATTATATATAGTCATTAATCCTTAGTTTTTATATAGAGTTGACAATGGCAAGTCCCTTCTTCCATTTCCCTAAACTCTTTACACATACATACTGTATCATCTTCTCTTACTAAAGAACAAGGACAATACTTCTTACCATATTTATCCTTGTTCTTCTTTAAGCCTGCGAGAACTGTGTCTCTTATTTCTTTATTTGATGTTACCTTTATACTCATAATTACAAGTTATAGATGGTAATCCCAATGTACAGTTACATACTAACATCTTTCCTGTCCGTAAAGATTCAAGATAGTTAGAACATTTACTGCAAGGTTCTGAAATTGCGGGAGTTTCAAAGCATCCTTTGATATAAACATTGCCATCAGATATTTTATATACATCTCCCTCTTTGATGTCCTCATCTGGAATATTTACTAAATCAGTTTCAGAGATGTTTTGTAATAATTTATTTAATACCTCTAATTCCTCTAATGCAGGTCTTTTTCCTGTTGCATATACTTCGTCATAATCATTTCCCTTGATTATTTCAGCAATTCTATTAAGTATAATTTCTCTTAAGTTTCTAATCATAATTTAAAAATATTGTTTCCATGTCTGGAAGGTAATAAATCCATTCTTCTACTATGTATGCATCCATATATAAAGCTTCCTCAACTAGGTTGATTTCCTGATTCATCTTTCTCTAATTCTTTTATTTTATTCTTTAGTTCTTCATTCTCTTTTTTAAGAGTTTCAACTTCAGATGTTAATTGAATTATATTCTGTTCTTGAGATGCAAGGGCTGCATTTCTCTTATTAATGTCAGCCACTGCATATTCAATTCCTTGCTCAAGATTTTTTAATTCAATAATACACTTACGTATTCCTTCTACCATATATATTTAAGATTATCATGCTGGATATCTAAGTCTTCGAGGAATTGAGCAGCATCCTTAATTCCATGTCTTCCAAACATCCATTCTACTTCCATATCATCTTCTGTAAGCTCAAGATTATGTACTACTGCTACCATAGTTTCCGCTAGTGCCTGAATCTTAGAGAGTTTGAGATTATTCATTTCTCTTGCTTCCGAGATAGTAATGGGCCAAGGAATGATAGAATAGATAAGTTCTTCTTTGAGTTTATAATAGTCCTCAATAAGTTCCTCTCCATTGATATCGTAGTCTTCATAATTCTTACTAAAGTCTACTGTATAAGTAGTATTATCTACTTCAATTATTCTGCCAGTATCGTAATCATATTTTACTAGTTGTTTTTCATGTCTAAAGCCTAACAGCCCTAGTATGTCTTTAACTTCTTGTAAAGATTCCTCTCTCACATAAATTGTTTTGCCTTTAAGATAACCCTTTAATTCATCGAAATTATCAAAGGTAAATTCCTGTTCCTGTATAAAGTCTGTTTGTATAATTATAATTGGATTCATTAGTCTAAATCATTTATTGTTATTTCATTTTTTGCTATAAAATCATCTATTGCTGCTGCTATTATCTCTTTAGTTTCTTTACAAATAGTAAAACCTGCTTTTTGTAATTTATCTATTGCGTCAGTACGAATTGCTTCTGCTTCTAAGCTGTAAATATCGGAAATAATTTTCGCATATTGCTGTTCTAATTCTGAGATATCCCTTAATTGTTTTATTCCAATATATAAGTCATCTATTCTGTCCTGTAATTTGTCAAAAATTAATTCTCTTACTCTTGCATTATTATCATATCTGTGAAGGGCAGATTCCAGATTTTTAACTATACTTGCGGTTCTTGCTCCACCAAAATATTGTTCTACCTTAGTAATTCTGTCAATAGATATTGTATAATAAGAATTTTTACAAGGTACTTGTATAGTTGCTTCTGTTTTTGAACTGTCTAGTTTTATAAATCTATCGTCTAATCCTTCTATCAGTTCTCTAAAAGACGCCACATCAAATCCAGTATGTATTATTCGTAAATTATTCAGTAGCCATAAAGCTGTTTCTTTTGCACTCATTCTTTAAGTTTTATATCAAATGTAATTTTTATATCCTCTACTTCTAACATCTTATCTCTAGTTTTTGCATCTCCTTTCCAAAATATCTGAGGGTTAATTATAAAATCTCCCTTCTCTCCGCTAATCATTTTAGTAGCCTTTAATTTAGCTAAGTTATTAGTAAGGGTATTTGGAGATATATTTAACTCAGAACATAAATCTTTTCTTGTATTAGTTGTTAAAGCTACCTTTCCAGTATTCCATTCTGCATGACAACACATCCAACTAAGTATATCTTTTGCTGTATCTGACTTTAGATTATATAAAGGAGAGACATAGTCTATATAAGTTATATAAAACTTCTCCGCACTTACTTTCTTAGTAAAGACTTTAGTTGTTTCATAAGAAAGTATCTCTCCAGTAGCCGTATCAATTTGTTCTTTGTGTACTACTTGCTCAAATTTTTTCATATCTCCGTTTGAATTATTACTTTGCAAAGATACTCAATAATTCAGACTTCACAAAAAATTTTGTGTTATCGAATCTTAATTTAAGGAATTTTAACCATTTTAAAAATGTACACTTGTGAGTGTGAACACCCCACTTGTGGTAAAGAGTGCCACACGTATGAGTGTGCTCAAAATGACGTAAGTGCCTGAAAATCAGGGAGTTATGAGAAAATTCCCTTATAATATATATAAGTACAGGCACGCGCGTACATTATATATATGTACTTAAATATAGTCCCCCCCCCTGTCCCAGTCGGGATTCAAATAATATATAGTGATTTATATAGAGAAATTTGGGAAATGATTTTTGTGTGGATAACATAGTAATTACGAGCGAGAGAGTAGAGTACCCTCTAACGCCCCCCGAGGGTAGTTGGAGAAAAATGAAAATAATTTCATTCTAAACATAGAAATTTTATTTAGTAACAATTTTAAACAAAAAAGATTTATGAAAGCAAAACTAACAGTTGCAAATGCAAAATCCACAGAGATTAAAGAATTAATGGCAATCGCTGCAAGTGCGGGGAGTGATAACGGCTTAAGCCCTAACTACTTTTCAGTTCCTACGCCTATTATTGAACCTAAAACAATTCGCGGCGGTGCGAAACCGTATGCGGCTTTTGTTACTTTGTTGTTCAATCCTGAAAATTTGGAGTTCGTAAAAATCGGCAGCGTGTCGGTACGTGGAGTACAAAGAACGGCAAATGTTTGCGAAAGTGATACTTTGCCCGAAAATTGCACGTTAGAAATGATTCGCAAAATGCCACAGGTTGAAATTATTGCCGGCAGTTCACGCCAAAACGGAAAATCAGCCTACGAAACTATCGAAAGTTGGTGGAAAGAAAAATGTGTAATTGCGCCAATCGAACAAAAGAATTGCGTTAATATTGGTTTTGACGTAAACGGACAGCCCACAATGGAGGGCACAACAGTTCGTAAACGGTGGCTATTTGAGGCAAAAGTAAACGAAAAGATTTACGAAAAAGTGGGCGAAGTATTGAAAGAATTATACGACGCTTCACAAGACGAAAATCTGAAATCACATTTTGATGCTGCAAATATAGATTTACCGTTTACCCGTTAATCTGTTAATCTGTAAACCATAGGATAGTCAGAAATGACTATCCTTTTTTATCCTTTATGTAGCACTCCTTTAATCTATAAGCAGCATGTAGCCATGTACACAGCAACGAAGCACTATGGAAAAAAGACTGGACAGTTTAAAACTGTTCTAGGATATGTTACAGATGAAAAGGTTAAAAGGATTCGAGACATGCAGCGGAATGAATATCTCCCTTGTGCACAATGTTATCCCAACACTCCATTAATGTATTTACTTCTTTTTAAGCAAAGTAATGCAACAGTTTGGGAAATAATTCGAGTCTTGCCGGTGTGAGGAAGGTAGATAGGAGCGCGAGGACTCTACTGTTTGCCCACTATTTTACCGATTTTTCTCACTTTCAAAATTCCACCAGAAATACGGTGGATATAGACAACAACAATCAATCAACTCATTCTGGAAAAATCCAGTTCTTTTATATCCTATTTTTTATTTTAACCCATCAACTTAGATAAATATGATAAAGAATATATTGGCAGTTGCATTAGCCGGGATTGTTTTCCTCGGCTTAATAATCGCAATCATTATTGTGCTGGCTACAATTGGAGTTACAATCAAGTATATTGCAGGCTACGAAATCACTCACTGGAATTGGGGTTTGTTCGATACCATCTGTATGAACATACTTGCATTATCTCCAATCATCCTGTTCATTAATTACATCAAAACCAAATTTACTAAATCATGCAAAGAAGAGTTATAACATCAGTGTTTTTTGCTCTCATCTTGGAAGGAGAACATCCCGAAGAAAGATTAGAGAAATTGAACGAACGTCGCCGCAAACTCCTTGGTTACTTGGAGAAAGCTGAACTTGCTTGGGTTGAAAATCCATCTGAAGAAAATCTCGCCAGTATGTTAAATCTCCGAGAATGTATTGATGATGTGCAGGATGAAATAACTGCATTAGTAAACGAATTGTAAAACCGTAAGATTCCGTAAAGGATATTTGTAGTCACCAGTAGAGCTCAAATCTTACATAAAGAAACAAAGTTATGAATCTTAAAGAACTTCCAGTATATTCCGTAATGGAATCAATGTCAGAAGAAGACAAAAAAACTTATCTCCCAGGAATTGCCTTTGCAGGTATCGTGGATTATGAAATGCAACTTGCACAGTCAGAAAATCCAAACGAAAGGGATGAATGCAGAGACGCTATTGATGCGCTCTATCTGTATGCAAACAACAATGGTGTTAACACTGTTGATTTGCAACAAACAGTAAGAGCAGCTCTTCCAATAGCTCTCGAAGCTGACGAATAAATCACAATCAATTCCGCATTTTAGTTATACATTATATTTATAAACTGTGCCAATAAGGGAATCAGGCCTTATATGGGTTCCCAATACACTGTTGAGTGGTGCGCAACACTCTGATAGAAACTGACTATCATACTATTTAATAATACAGCCCGCTAAACAACGATGTTTATGGATGAAACAGTATTATGAAAGCGGTGTATTTATATTTCCAAGATAGTGGTAATGAGAAAGGAATAATTGCATACCCGATAAGAAGAGTTAGGGTTAGGACGGCAGCCTAGTAAATTGAGCGAAGAGGGAAGCTTTACATGCAAACTTATTATTCCAAGTAGTCGAAGGCCAAGACGAAATCCAGCCGGGTTGGTAACCATTACAACCATTTATAAAACTAATATGACAAAGCGGGAAATCCGCTGGTTGGGAATGTAGCTCAATTGGATTAGAGCATACCGCTACGAACGGTAAGGTTGAGAGTTCGAATCTCTTCATTCCCTCAAAAATTCATGTTGTTACTTCATTTTTTTAAATTAGTAAAGATTTGTCTTGTATGTGAATACAGGGCAAATCATCCGTTTAATGTAGCCATATCTTTAAAGGTATGAGAGTCTAAAGCCTCTATAAATACAGATAGGACGAACATTATTAACTAAAAACATAATATCGATGTGCTAGATAGAAATGGAAGTGGTTGGTCATGGATGGCTTGGATGCTACTCCCAATTCATCACAGAAAAGCCAAAAAAGCTTTAAAAGCTAAAGTAAGGTTTTAAATATTAACAAATAAATATTTCATCATGAAAAAATTATCAGCAATTTTACAAAAGAAAACAGGTAAATCATTGGCAGAAGCCAGAGAGAAACGTATATTATCAGTACTTGGATTAGCAAAGGCAAATGCTGAAGAAGACAAAGCGGCCTCTGCTGACCGCACAGAAAGATTACTTTTATCTCTCGGTGACGATGATGTCGATTCTGAACGTTCAAAAGAAATCATTGAAAAGATTGTTGACTCAAAGATTGAGGAAGACGATTGTCAGTTGATTCTTGATAAACTCAACGAAGTCATTGAAGAATTGAACGCTGAATACAAAGAGGACTAAGAATCTCTTCTTAATGGGGTAAGCTAGTTATCCTAGAAACAGAATAACGGGACAAAACGTAAGTACAGCATAGTTAGTTTGGATAGCCACCTACTAGCACCTGCTATGCCAAGGCTTACTTTCTTTTATCTGGGCCTGTATGGTTTTGACAGCATAGAGAAGGTAATAGAACGTGTAGAGCGCAATCTCTGTAAACGAAGGAAAACAATAAATGCTGAAAGAAGCGATGTAAGAATGGCAGCCTAAGCTGCTGGCTTATCTATTAAATTAGCTCTAAGTCGGGTTAATTGGAGAGACCTAGAAACAGAAGAGGTGTGGGAAGAAGCATTATAGAGCAGCCCACTTAACTTGAAAGCCAAAGGTTAGTAGAGCTGAAATCTCCTAATGTCATAAAGCAGATGGAAGATGTGGTCCATGGGATGTGACGAATCTCTAAAATATCATCCGTTCTCCAACGTAAATGGAGTGGTGGAGCGACCGTTCGGTCAAGCCCAGTTTGGTAGTTTGCTAATTAGTTAAGTGGGAAGGTGCTAGATGAGCCCACTTGTAAAGAATCTAGCTCTTCTAATAAAACTATCTACATGCTGAACTCAACAGCTGATGTAATAAAATAGAGACACACGTAAAATTCTATTATTGGACTTTGTTTGGACGGCGGTTCGACTCCGCCCAGGTCCACAATCTTTAAATACATATAAAGAGATGAAAGATAAATTATTAAAGACAATTGAAAAAGCTTATCATAACACTAAGAACTCCGCTAAGAAGATTACCTTAGCGAACTATTACAATACAGTTCAGGAGCAAGATGAAGCGTCAATCGACCATGAGTGGTATTATAAACAACTAAAGAGTTTTGGATTTTTAAAGACGTCACACTTGAAAATACAAGCTTTAGACAAATAAATCAATTCAATTATTAATAACTAAAATTTCAAGATTATGGGAAAGAAAAATGATGCAAAAGAGATTTGTAGAAAGTACAATGTAGTAAGGGACGAGAATAGAGGTAAAATCTTTACCCTTAGTGAACTTTCGACTTTGTTGAAGGGAATCCTGCCTGGTCTTCCTACATATTCCACAACTGCTCAAGAGTTTGGGCTGTTCGAAGCAACAAAATCAGGATACAAACTTCCAAATGACCCAGTTTACATTGGAAGAGTGGAGAACTATCTCAAGGAATACAGACAAAAAGCTAATGAGCTGAATAAGCGTAGCAGAGAAAAGAAGGCAGAAATGGCTGCCGAAGAAGCTCCTACTCAACAGCCCAAAATCATGAACCAAGAGGACTTGATTGAAAAGGCAATCTCTGTTCTTAAAGAGAGTGGAGACTACAGAATCCTGAAGAAAGTTGTAACCATTACTTGGGAGGAAGTGTAAGTGAGTGTAATTCAGCAAGTTTATTTGCCAAATGCCAAGTACTCAATCTATATAAAGGGAATCAAGCCAGATAAAGACAATCCTTTGTCTGGTGAGATTACTCTTAATGGAAATCCTACTCGGCTTGAAAGACATGAACGTTATCACTTTGATAAAGAACGTGATATGTTTGTGACTGACAATTATGATATTCCTACATACTTTATTACTAAGTTCTTGGAAGAGAACGATTGTCTTATTGAACAAGATGATAAAGTATATGTGGCTTTTAAAGAAGTTGTATTTAAATCGAATTACTAATGTTATCAATACTATATTCTGACTTTAAACAGTTTGGTTGCCCGAACTGTGGATGCGATTCTGCTAAAGGAAGTTATGCATCTGGTGGAGGATTAGGTTCTGGGACGTGTAGACATTGTGGACTTAGATTTGAAGTAAGAGGTCCAAATGTCTCTATGATTTGCAAATATGCAATCTATCCGGAAGACCCAGAGAATCCTCGTTCTGAATATGTAATGGAACAAGCAATCCGCATTCCTCATCCAAGAATTGGTATTCCAAGCTGGCATTGGATGCCTAAAGATGAGCGCCCAGAAGAAGGAGAATATTGGAGCTCTAGAGGTGTTGGGCATGACTTATCCGGATTTGTAAGAACTAAGAAAGCAGGAGAGCGTATTCTTGATATGGTGCATGAAGTCTTAGGAACTAAAGAATGTAAAACATACTTAGATTATAGACCGAGTGAACCAACATGGATTCAATTCAAATTTAGTAAAGATGAATTTAATCTTGATGCAATTGATGCAGCATCTCGTGCATTAGGTGGAATTATTACTAAAGAAATCATTAAACAGTGTAAAAATGGCTAAAGTATCAAACTCTCAAGTAAGTTGTCTTGCAGATATGAAGGACGGAGATGTAGCAGAAATTCTTAGCTGGCATAATGGTGATATAAATCCTGGAGATGTCATACAAAGATATGGAGACATTGTTATTCCAATAGGAATGCCTGTGGGTGAATCATATACCAGTCTCTTTGCAGCTCCTATATCTGCTGTGTGTTTTTCCAATAAAGTTAGAATCTTACCAAAAGGAACACTCATTAAACTATGAACGGAATCATTGAAAGGATGTTGGAGAACGCTCAAGAACATGGGTGTCTCAACGAAGTAGTGAAATCTGCAATTGAAATAGCTCAGAAAAATCCTGACTATGATATTGAACAAGTATGTGTATCAGCACAACTTGAAAACGACATTTATTAATCCATAAAATCATATTTAAAAATGAAGAAATTAGAATTTGCGAAGGTACAAGAAGGTGAAAACAAATTGGCAATCGAAGTAAGCAATGATTCTCCGGTGGTGGCTGTTATATCACAGAATGGAATGCTCAAATGTATTCTAGTCAACGATGCGTTCCCGGAAGTTCTTTCTGACATTTGTGGTCACATCTCTTCCGAATTGGGAGTTGCTGCTGTTGCAGTCAATACTGACCAATATGGTAATGACATTACACCTATTGTTGTTGATTCTGACTGTGTAAAGGTCAAAATGGTAGGAGTTGGCAGTACGCAGGCGTATGCGGTTCTTAGCACTCCGAACATCTGCATGAAATCTCAAATCGTTGAAATATAGTGTTATGGGAGGTTTCCTCACGGTAATATGCGTGATATTGATTGTTTGCTTCATATTTAGTACACCAAAACTAAAATGGAGTTTATTTTATGGTATGATAGCCTTTCCGATTTTATACGGATTGGCTATCTTGTATGTTAAATGGAAGAAAGGAATATAATATGGATTTTATAATTTATTTTCTTCAAGGAACTCTCTGTATGGCAGCAATAGCAGCCGGATTCAGTTTTATATGCTGGTTATCAACTAAAATATTTAAAGATTAATGGGATTTGTATTAATAGTATCAATAGCGGTTGTGCTTATTGTTTTTATGCTTTTGATGTCTACGTCTGAATTGAGCCCGATAGACTATCTCGTTGGAGGTGCTACAGGTATTCTGATAACATTTGCCACTTGCTTTAGTTACCATTTAGACTCAAAAAATGAGCTTGAATTTGTTTTAAATTCTAAGAACAAAGAAATTGTATTCGAGAATGGAGATAAACTCAAGATATACTATTATGAGGTATCCAAGTCTGACTCTACTAAGGTAAAAATCAAGGCGGGTAAGGAAAAGAGTCCGAACAGGAAGAAAGAGAATGAATTTACAAATTTTAACTAATAAAGGTTTGTAGGCTCAGTTTTTTGTAGTATCTTTGCATCACTTAATCAGAAAGGAAAAAGTATGGCAGAATTTATACTAGGAGTAGTCATAATATTTATTTTATCTCTATTGGTTTCATTTGGATTAGTCATACTTGCAGGTGCAATGATTGACTATATAACTAATGACAATACAGACGATGATTGCTTCTAAAAAATAAGGATGGCTCTATGGCGGAATTGGTAGACGCGTCAGACTTAAAATCTGATGGTCCGAAAGGGCCGTCCCGGTTCGATTCCGGGTGGAGCTACTATGTAAAATGTTTAAATTAACCTGAATATGTTTGACAGAAAAAGAACATCAATTTATGAAGTGACTCCTAAAGTCACTAAAGGTTCGGGAGTAAATGCTCCTAAGTTTGAAAATATCTTCCAAAGGGAAGCATATAAAATGGAACATGAAACAACTTCTGGTAATGGAAGTTTGAAGTATGATACGTCAGGTAATGTATTTGTTGACGACTTCGCAGCCGTTGGAAACTACAGAAAACCTAGAGAGTTTCATGAGGTCGCATCAACTATGGAAAGATTGTGGGCAGCTGACCCTTTAACAACAATCAAAGAAACAGTGTATATTCGTTTGATTACACGAAATCCAAAACTCTTTACAGGCAAGAAATTGAGTGTTCAAAGAGGGCAAGGACTTAAATCCGAGTTCTTCATGAGAATCGTCTGGCTTGCTACAACACACCCAAAAGTATTCAAAAAGAATTTGCCTGTATTTATTACAGCTGGTTCTTGGGACGACATCTTTGAAATACTAAGATTAGACCTTGAATATAATGGTGCAGTCAATAAGGTTCTGGATTGGAAGTACATCATCAAGTTTATTGTCGGTGGTTTAGCTGACGAAGGTCAAACCAACTTGGTGAGAAAGTACCTTCCACAAATCAAACCATCAAAAAAGTGTACTTCTTTACGTTCTCAATGCAATAATTTTATTGCTAAGAAAATCGTGAAAGAAATATTCGACTATGGCGAAACAGAGGAAGGTAAGTGGCGTGCATATAAAATGTATCGTGAGCTCAAAGCATCCGGTAATGCTCATAAATGGCAGCAGGCAATTAGCCGTCAAGACTATTTAAGTCTTGATTTCAATTCGATTGCTGGTAGAGCATTGGCAAAACTTGCTAGTAGTAAGTTCTTGGAGAATCACAATCTTACCGAAGCATACGAAGAATGGTTGGCAGCAAAACCAGTAGCCAAATTCACTGGGTTTGTATATGAGCTGTTCCCTGATAACGATTGTTATAATAGCGGGAGAAGAACAGCTTTGAAACCTTACCAGATAGACACTGTTAATAAACAGTTTATGTCTCTTATCGAAACAGCTAAACAAGATATGAATCGCAAGACTAATCTTATTGCTGTTCTTGATACATCTGGTTCTATGACTTGTAAAGCCGCAGGTCTTGAAGTAAGTGCTTATCATGTAGCGAAATCAATCGCTCTGTATTTCTCTTACTTACTCGAAGGGAAATTTGCTAATACTGTTCTTGAGTTCTCCGACAGGTGCTTAATGAAACAGTGGCAAGGTGATACTCCTTATGAGAAATTCACCAAATTCCGTGGAGACGGTTGGTGTTCAACCAATCTGTTATCCGTGGCTGACCTCTTTATCCAACTTAGAGATAAGGGATATAAAGAGGAAGATTTCCCAACTGGAATCCTCTGTATTTCCGATGGAGAGTTCAACTCTGCCGGAAGAGATAAAACAGTATTTGAAAGATTCCGCGAACTTCTGGGAACGAGATTCTCTAAAGAGTATGTTGATAACTTTGTAATGGTACTTTGGGATATTCCTGATGGTTTCTATTCAAGCAACATCAGACCTAAGTTCGAATCACTTTGTGATGACAATTATACTTTCTACATGAGTGGACTTGACCCTGCGGGAATTGCATTCCTTACTGGTAAAACACCTGTTGAAAGTATTCCAAAGAATGCTCTGGAATTATTTCAAGCAGCAATGAATCAAGAATTATTGAATATGCTTACTCTCTAACAGCGGTTAGGTAAAGATTAAGTAGATAGGTAATTTCTAACAAGGATTAGGTACAGCAAAGTACTAACTTATACTATAAATAAGTCGGAAAAGCTCTCAAAGGTACCAAAAGGTAAGAGGAAGCACGAACCTAATCCGCAAACAATAGTGTGAAATCCCAGAATATGGGAGGATAGAGAGCAACCTGTAGACTAAAAAAGAGATTGTGATGTCTACAGGAAATGGGACGATAGCTCAGCTGGTAGAGCGCAGGCCTGAAGAGCCTGGCGTCGGGGGTTCGAAGCCCTCTCGTCCCACAATTAAAATGAGTTATTAATTAAAGATTAATATTATGAATGGATTGTTAATAGTATTAGGGTCTGCTGCGCTTATAGCTGCAATTATATTTAAAGAACATAATGCTTACCTTTGTGGAGTGAGTTGTGGGCTCTTCTTTTCTTCAATAATTGTATCATTTTTCCCTAAAGAAAATTAGTATGAGGAAGGTAATTTATCTGTTAGCTATTATATCCTTAGTAGGATGTACTAGAGTTGAGCCACAATACTCTGTTATTAAAGTTCAAGAGTATTCAACAAAAGTTGAGAAATTTGAATACAGTGGTCATACGTATATTTCATTTACCACAGGTAGTGCCAAAACAAGAACTATGGGAGTGGTTCATGACCCTGATTGCAAGTGTAGAATCCGTAAATATCAACACTAATGTCTTACATAAGTAAATATCTTGAGTCTTTAATGACCAAGAAGGATGCGATATGTGATTCTCAAACTACTAATAGCAAGTACTATACGATTGGTAAAGCTAAGATTGGTTTGAGCGACCACTTTCCAGAAGCTTCGAAGATTACTTGTGATGTTAGAATTGTTAATCCTTTAAATGCTAAGACAGTATATTTGGTTCAAGTGAAAGAAGGACCACAGATACTGACATTTAATTTAGCGGGAGTTAAAACTTTCATCTCTAATCATTTATATGTAAAAGAGATAAAGAATTTAAACAAGGAAGTAAAGAGAAACATATCTAACAACAAAAGTACAAAGAAAGCTACTAAAACATCCTCTGTGAAATACACATGTAATCATAATGATAGAACTGAATGGACTGCATTTTGGACAGAAGTATGTAAAAATGTTCGAGGATATTCTAAAATCATGAATCCGAAAAAGCGTATGGAAATATATTCCAAATTTGGAGGACAATCTGTCGAAGTAGTTACTGAAAAATTAAATGAAGCTATTAAAGCTGGAATTTTATATAAAGGAAGTTCAGCTTCTGGTTTAAAGGCTTATTGGGAGAATGATTAATCTCCCAAATTCTGGGTATAGTCGAGTTGGTAAGATGCTTGGTTTGGGACCAAGAGACCGCAGGTTCGAATCCTGCTACCCAGACTCACCATTGTGTTTTGATTTTAGTTGTTAATTGATTACAAAGATGTGTAACAGCAATTTAAGAAAATGTTTGCCAACCATTGAACGTTTGAAGATGCACATCTGTTTTTTCTTGGGCACGTAACCGGTAATTGGTAGCCGCGTGGACTGTAAATCCACTCCTTAAATGGACTGCAGGTTCGAGTCCTGCCGGGCCCACTCTCTAAGTTGTAATTAATTTCAAGGATGCGTAACAGCATTAGCATATTATTATAAACCCCGGCTTAAAAGAAGGGTTCGATTCCCTTAAGCCATATACTTGGTTTTCGTCTAGTGGTTAGGACGTAAGCTCCTTAATAAAATGCGCATCCGTTATACTGGGCGGTACTCAAGTGGTCGACGAGAATGGTCTCCAAAACCATCAGCGAAAGCTCACTCAGGTTCGAATCCTGACCGTTCAGCCCTCATAGGTAAGAATTTTATTAGACATGAAATGAATTGCTTGTGAAAGTAGTTCATTTATTAACAGAAATTAACAGTTACTATTTTGTAACATCAAAAATATATAGTATCTTTGTACTCACAATTAAGAAATAAAGTATGATTGATGTAATTGAACACGTTGTTGAAGTTGGCAAATCCATTAAGAATGGCAGAACAACTCAAGACATTGCTATTAAATTAGCAGAAGAGAGTGGTGAAGTAATGGGAGAAGTTAGTATTATTACTGGCTTATCTGATTATAAGAAAACAGAAGCTCTCAATTTGTGTGACGAACTTGTTGATACATTTATTAATGTAGTAGACTTGGGAGTGAGTGTTTACGGAGATGATTTCCAAAAGCTATTTGAGGAAAGACTTGAAGTAAAATGTAAGAAATGGATTGAAAAGTATAACAAACAAAAGGTAAGTTAACCTTTAAATTAGCGGGTATGGTGTCAATGGTTATTGAGCATGTCTGACTTCCAATCTGTATGATTTATGCGAGAGTAGCTCAAATGGTTAGAGTGCCAGTCTTCCAAACTGGAAGTTGAGGGTTCGAATCCCTTTTCTCGCACTATGGAAACAAAATTATGTACAAAGTGCGGACAAGTAAAACCTATATTTGAATTCGGATTAAATAAATCTAAAAAAGATGGTTTACAATGCCACTGTAAAGAATGTGTAAAGCTTTATAGAAAGCAGCATTATGAAAATAATAAACAATACTATAAAGATAAAGCTAAGGCATATAGACAAGCGGGCAGAGATTGTTTAAATGAGTACAAATCCCATTTAATTTGCTCTGAATGTGGAGAGAGTAGATGGTGGCTGTTAGATTTTCATCATACTAATCCTTCAGAAAAGGATTGTGAAGTCTCTAAACTAATAGATGCTCCCAATAAGTTAAAGAAGGAGCTAGAAAAATGTATTGTTCTATGTGCAAACTGTCATAGGAATTTGCATTACACACTATTTCGGCAGAAGGAAAAAGAAATTTAACAACAATATATTTGCGGAGTGCGTAGAAGTGGTATCTCACGAGTTTCATAAGCTCGGGTCCTGGGTTCGATTCCCAGCTCCGCAACAAGTGTAGTCGGAAGGCTACATATATAGGCATAACATTATACCGGTCACTATGTGTGTCTATGCGAGATGGAGCAGTGGTTAGCTCGCTAGTCGGCGTCGGCTAGAGGTCGCAGGTTCGAATCCTGCTCTCGCAACTAAATTTATTGCTTATGAATAGAGAACTTAGACGTGAACGCACAAGAAATAAATGGATTTCGAGAGCAAGAAAGATTTACAATTCATGGGGAACTTTTGATGTTCCAATAAGAGGAATTAAACATAGTTATCCAAACACAATAGCAACTTACAGAGATTGTGAATCTATTACCGATTTTCTCAACGATTCTATCTTTGCTAAGAAACTTAAGCATAGTACAACTCCTTGGAGAAGTAAAATGCATCAATATGATGTAAAGAAAGAAAATCGTAAAAAACGATATGAAGCTAAAAAGATAATTAAAGAAGAATGTGAGGATTATGTATGATGTACAAAGAGAATCAGGTGAGGAATATCTTGACCATTACATTTATAAATCACGCAACGAGTGTAATCAAATGATTGTCTGTGAAGTGTATAGAACTTACAATGAAACCTTAAACTTTGCTTTTTATATAACCACTAAAAGAAAGCATGGTTATCAAGAAGGTAAAACAACTGGCAAAGACGGAATGAAGTCTTTATTGTGGGCTAAGAAATGTTTACTTGACTTTATTGATTATGCTAAATGGAAATTCCCAGGAGACTCTATTGAGGTTTATCCTGACGATGAGAGGAGAAGAAAGGTATATGAATATGCTTTACTTCCATTGGGATTCAAAATAATGAAAAACAAATACAAAACTTTAATTTATAAATTATAAAGACGATATAGTGTAGAGTTGCATAGCCGCCTTAAATAAGCGGTGGTGAGAGAGTAACGACCTCTTATCGTGGAATATTATTAAGATGTCTCACAGCAAATTATAAATAACGTTTATAAGGGCATCACTACATTACGGGTTCGAATCCCGTTCTTCCCACAAAACTCTATATACTTGGGGAGATGGAGAAATTGGTAGACGCGGTGATTAAAAAATAATGACATCTGATTTAAAAACATCCTTCCTACGCCTCTCCAAATTCGGATATGGATGCGCAAAGGTGGGAGGAAATCAATCCTATCAACGACCGAAGTAGAAGATAGGTTGAGATACCGCTAATATAGTCGGCTATTAGTATGGGTCTCGTAATCCGGACGGTAGCTCAGTTGGTTAGAGCATTACTCTGATAAGGTAAGGGTCGTAGGTTCAAGTCCTACCCGTCCGACCTCACCGTTTACCGAATGTGACGATAAATTCGGGTGACTTTTTCGTACTTATTCAACAAGAAGTAAGTATACTGGGCAGCAGGGAGAAAACTGTACAAGGCACGCAAGTGCGACAGGGAATTAACTCGATTAGTACGTGAGAAGACTATCGAAAGTGGTTCTCTTTAGTAGAATATTTCAGAATAGCAAAATATAAAGAAGTCTCACAGCAAATCTAATACAACAATTGGTTATATTGTCAACAAAAAGACTTCTGTTTATGCCCAGATGCCCGAGTGATTAAGGGGACGGTCTGCAAAACCGTTTGAGAAATCTGTCGTCGGTTTGAATCCGACTCTGGGCTCTTCAATTTTAGTTAATAATAAAGAACACTTACAGCAAATTATATTCAGCATCAAACTTTTAATTTGACACAGCTCTTTATAGTGTTCTGTTTTTTAAAACACTACTTTTTCTTAAGTAGTCAGTCCTATTTTTATAGGACTTTTATGTGCCTTGAGCAGAGCTGGCTACTGCACCGGACTTTTAATCCGGAGGAAGTAATTCCACGCTGGGTTCGAGACCCAGAGGGCACACAAGGTTAGATTACTCACAAAAAATTAAAGATTATGTTTGAAGAACGTAGAAATGCAAAGAGAACTGCACAGAGAATGTTATTTGAAGCATTAACTAGCAAGCCATCTAAGGTTTTAGGTTTGGCAGGTGATTGTCCTGATAAGTATAAACAAGTACTTGAAGAAACTATCCATCCATCTAAAATCTTACTATGTGACAAACATAGATATGGTGGGGAAGTTGTTAGAGGTGATATTGCAACACTACAATATATGGTGAAAGCCCCTATGGTAGATTGTGATTTCTGTAACAGCATTGTTAATGCAAAAGACAGTTTCTTGGATGTGTTTAACACTTTAAATACACTAGAGACTAACGAAAGAAGGGCTTTGTCCTTTACATTCAGCTTAAGATGTGCAGGTGGAATTGAAAGAATGTTTGATTTCTTAAATCAACATCTTTATCAAGGAACTTTGCAAGTTGCTGGTAAATCTAGACTCTTTGGAGGAAGATGGGGAGAACCTTATTTAGTAGAATATCGTCATTCTCAATCTAAATTCATTGATTCGAAACTTATTTCTTACAGAGATACTACCTGCATGTTCTCCGGAATTATATCTTGGTAATATCTTTAAATTAAACTCACAACGGACAAGGCTGTGGCAGGTGATAACTCGCTTGGATACTTAGGAGATAATCTGTAGGAACAACAGAGTCGCTTGTACTAAGAGGAGCGGGAAGTACAAACTGGTGGGATGCGTGTGGTTGACCAGAGTTTTTAGATTATTTATTTATTCATTTAACCCTTAAAAGTATGAAAGTTATGAAATTATTAAAGAGAGCTTTTGTATGGTATTTCGAGCAAGCTTCACACAGCTACACTTGGTTACCAACGGGAACACTTCCAATGGGGGAGTAAGTTCCTACACATAGGGATTATAAATGACTACTGTTTTTACATATTAAAATATATTACAAGGATTACTTACAGCAATTATCTTAAATTATTGCACCAGAAAATAGCGACACATTTAAACAGTAATCCGTATTCGGGGAGTTAGCTATAATTGGCAGAGCAATGGGCTGTTAACCCATAGGTTGTCGGTTCGAACCCGACACTCCCCTCAATTATAAACTTGGGGGCATCGTATAGTGGCAATTATGTTAGCCTTGCACGCTAAAGACCCGAGTTCGATTCTCGGTGCCTCCACTTAAACAATAATTTAAAAAAGTGTTGAATTTTATTTGATTCGAACTAAATTGTTCGTATATTTGTACATAATTAATGTATGAATATTATGAGCAAATATAACAAGGAAGAATTAGAGAATTTAATACTAATCCAGAATTTACCCTATGAAGCCATAGGTAGAATGTATGGAGTTACTGGAAATGCTATTAAAAAAGCAGCAATAAGATTAGGTATAGAACTTCCATCAAGAAGAAAAATTAATCCTTGCGAAACGTTCAACAAGGATATTTCCAAAAAGATTAAATATTGTCTAAATTGTGGCAAACAATTATGTTACAGTGCTAAGAAATACTGTTCCTGTACTTGTCAATCTGAGTATGAATATTCTTCATACATAGAACGGTGGAAAAATGGACAAGAATCTGGGATTAAAGGACGATATGAGGTTTCTAATTATATACGCAAATACCTTTTTAATAAGAATCATTCTAAGTGTCAAAAGTGTGGTTGGGGAGAAATTAATCCTGTCACTAAATTAGTTCCACTACAAATCCATCATGTTGATGGAGACTGCCTTAACAATGATGAGAAAAATTTGGAACTACTTTGTCCTAATTGTCATTCACTAACAGAAACGTATGGAAGTCTTAATGTAACTAGCAGTAGAACGTGCAGAAAACAAAAGTTCAATAAAGAAATAATATGAAACTTAAACTAACATTTAAAAAATTAGCTCAACGATGGTTTGTTGATATTCCTTGGATTGGAAGCATTGATGATTTACAAATGGTAAACGGTGCGGATGATTTCTTAGAATGGTATGCTGCCGGACTTGAATCTGTAACTCTTAGATTTGATACAGAGCCAGACCCAGAAAGAGGTGATATTCACTTTCATAAAATACAACAAGACGAGTTTGGTGCTACTTATGAATGGATTTCGCTTTATGAGGATGTTCCAGTTCCAACTATTTGGTTATGTAATGTAACTAAGCACGTATGTGACGGAGATTTCCCATCAGACCTTTACATTTACAAATAAATACATGGTGTAGTTCGGCTAGTGGTTGATGCCGCCAGATTGTGGTTCTGGTACATAAGAAACGCATGGGTTCGAATCCCATACTACACCCTTAATATTATTTACTTTAAACAATTAAAGATGAAGAGATTATTTTTAGCTTTAGTCATGGCTTTAGTAAGTATGACTATGTTTTCACAAGTGACAATTTCACAAGAGGATTACAACAAACTCTCACCGGAAGCCAGGTCTTCGATTGAGAAAGTAACTACTAAAAAAGCTATTGAAGGAGAACTGAAAGAAGTATCCAATTATGCTTATTTAGGTAAAGAAATTGGAACAGCTGTGAATGAAACACTAAAAGCAGTAGAAGAATCGGTAGTACGAGTATCTGAAACTGATTTAGGTAAAACTGCAATTACTGTTGTTGTATGGAAACTTCTATACAAAGAAATAGCCGGAGCAGCAGTTGGAATTATTCTACTTGTTATAAGTATATGGGCTGTATGGACTGGTTCTAGTAAATTTTCTAAAGACCAAGAAGCTGCCGGAATAACAAGGTGTATAGCAGCCGTTGTTACCTTCATTGCGTCGATGGCTTGTCTATTTGGCTGACTGACCATATTAAAGGTAATAGGAATAACAGTTGCCTTTGCGATTGTTCTATTATTGTTTTCGGCTATGTTTGTTGATGCAGAATAAAGACTACATGAGTAGTCTTCTTGGAGGAATAAGCCTAATGCTAAGGCAGCGGTCTTGAAAACCGCCAGTAATCGTGTAACAGCGATGTGTGGGTTGGAGTCCCACTTCCTCCTCTAACTTTAATAACTATGAGTAACGGAAAGAAATGGAAAATTGCACCTAAATACGTAGGTAAACGGTCTCATGGAAGACGGTGGACTTATCGTGTTTGTGGAGGAAAGAGTGGAAAGTGTAGATTTCAACATTTCAGACATCAGAAATGGTTTAAAATTCTTGATGGCAAAATATCAATGAGACGAGCTATGACTCGTGAAATTTGGTTTTGGGATTAATAAAGATTACTACTTAAAAATAAATAATATGAAAATATTTACACCAAAAGATGCTAAGGAACACAAACTTGCATCCATTCCTGATTTTGTGTATCAGGCGTTTAACAATCTTCTTGCAAAGAATTATGATGCTTATGGCACTGTAATATTGCAAGATGAAGTTATTACTGAAATTGTTCGTCTTTGTCCCTCTGACGACATAACTGTTCAAACTATTTGGGAAAACAAGTGGTTAGATGTAGAAGATGAATATCGTAAAAATGGTTGGGAAGTTGAATATGACAAGCCAGGTCTTGGTGAAAGCTACCCTGCCAGATTCATTTTCAAGCCAAAAGAAAAATAGGTTAAGTTAATAAAAGGAAGACTTACAGCAATAACAATCTAGCCTTGTAAGCCGTCGGTCATGAGTTCAAATCTCATAGTGAAGCTTGCTTCATTTAGCTCAGTCAGGTAGAGCAACGTATAAAAATGTCTTCCGCTTTCTGCTGCTCTCGTCTAATTGGACTAGGACACATCACTTTCGATGATGCTAATACGGGTTCGAATCCCGTGGGCAGTGCTCTTGTGCATAATCCTCCCAGCCAAGCAATTGGTTAGGTAATAATAATCATACACACCCTAAGATAACGTGAGGACATAGAAATCTTAGGCGGTAGTCAGCACCGTAGTACGCAATGGTAGAATAGAAACGGCTGACATCTACCAACAATCGAGGGCGTAGTGTAATGGCTGCACGCCACACTGTCACTGTGGTAGTTGGGGTTCGAATCCCCCGCTCTCGGCAACCTGGCAAGGTTATATAAAGATGTGTAACAGCAAAACTTTTTTAACTCCCACCAAACAAGGAAGTATAGTATAAGGGTTATTACGCCTAGCCTTGTGCTAGGAGATTTCGGTTCGAGTCCGTCTTAAAAATTCACATCTGTTTCTGCCCTCTTCGCATAGTGGTCGATTGCACGCGCCTTGTAAGCGTGTAGAGAAATCTCACGTCAGTTCGAATCTGACAGAGGGCTCAATTAAAAACTTTATTAAATATTTAGTATGAGTAAAAAACATGTAATTGAAGTACAGGCTCCAGAAGGTAAGATTCCTGTATATGATGAAAACACTCGCACAATTCGCTTTATTGATGAAGACATCAAGACAAGAGTAAGAACTGTGGAAAATGCTTTTGAAGTGTTGGGAGAAGAATATCCAAATTGGCTTAACTCTGCTCCTTATTCTATTCGTAAAATGTATGAACTACAAACTGTTCTTCGGGCTCTGAATCAAGGTCACGATTTCAGTCTTACAGAAGGAAGAGTATGGTATCCATGGGTTCGTTTCTATGTACAAAGTAAACTGCCTGACAGTGAAAAGAAGAATATCATCGCAAAATTCACATCAGAAGGAGAAAGATACTATCTGCTTGGCGGCCGCGCTCATTCCGGCGGTAATGCTGGCCTTGGTTACTTCAGTTCTTTTAATGGGGTCGGCATTGCCTTTGCCTCTGTGGGCGTACTTGCCTGTAAGGATGAGGAAACTGCATTGTATGTAGCTACACAGTTTGGACAACTGGTATTTGATGCCATCTATGCAGACAAAGCTAGGTATGTCTGGAATTATTAATGTTTAATGTATAAAAAATTTACGTAAATGAAATTTGCAAAGGTATTATCGCGTAGTGGTCAATCATTATTAGCAGCTCGTGCCAGAGGTATTGCTAACACTGTAAAACAGGAACAAGAAGCATTGATTGCTGACAGTAAACGTAAAGCTCAAGGTATTATCAACGAGCTTACAAACTTGATGGATTTATCTATCAACAGTACAACATCGTTATCTCCGGTAAGTAAGGATTTCAATCCCAAACGTTTTGTGGAAGAAATTCAAAACAAGAAAAGTGAACTCCGTGACACATTGGTAGATTGGAAAATCGCCATTGAAACTCACAATGAATGGTTCCCTGATGAAGCTATCAGTATGCCGAAAGAACTCACGGAAGTATGGGGCTTAGGTATCACTCTTGTTGAAGACGACGAAGAAAAGGAAGAAATCGTCGAAGAATAAAGAAAAAAAAATTAAAAAGAAAGGACAGTTTAATCGCTGTCCTTTTTTATTGGGCCTGTAGCTCAATCGGTCAGAGCAAAACACTCATAATGTTGAGGTTATCGGTTCAAGTCCGGTCAGGCCCACGTTTAACAACTAAATAGATGAGACAATGAATGTTTTTAAAAAGATTTCTTTAAAATATTTTAATGGCTCTTCTAATCTAAATGAGGGAGAGGAAAGAGACATTATTACAAGTAGAGATAAAGCATTTATATATGCTTGTAGGAAATACAATATCGAATTTGAATATTACAATTTCTTCAGTGGAGCTCATTTTGTTGAAGAATCAGACTTTGAGCCTGAACATTCCCTCATAAAGTGTAATTTCTCTGAATTGAAGAAGTACAATCACTTTAAATGGTTTGCTTATTTATTAAGTAGCCAACTTGATAAGGAAAGGATTCCTCAATTTAGAGCTGTGCTGAAACTTCTTGAATGGAAGAAAGAGCCTTATTTCTATGCTGTTATAGAAGCTATAGAGAAAGGTTTGAAAGAAAATCGGCAGAATATTTCCATATATGCTAATGTGAAAGGAAATCTCTGGGATGCTGGAATGAAGTATGCTATTAGTAAGCCCATCCATATTAGTATCTTGTGGACTATTGCTGATAAAACTCTCAACCACATATTTTATGAGATTCCCGCTAAAGTGGAGGAAAACATAAGAAAGGCACAAGAAGCAGCAAGAAGAGCACAAAGAGAGTGGGAAGAAAAGATAGAGCGTGAAAGAAGAGAAAGAGAAAGGGTTAAACAAGAAAATGCATATCAGAGAGCTAGATTTTATGATAATCAAGGATTTGAGTTCAATGATGACTTTACAGGGTTTAATCACCAATACCAGAGTTGGTGGGATAATTTCTCAAGAGAACAAGCTAAACGCCAACAAGAGACAGTTAATCCTTATGCTTCTCTTTACACAATGTTGCAAATTTCTCCAACAACTGATAAGAAAATAATTAAAGCAGCTTATAGGAAATTGGTTCTTGTCTATCATCCTGATAGAGGTGGTAGTGAAGAGAAATTTAAGGAACTAACAGCAGCTTACGAAAAACTAATGAGCTTATGATGAACCTTTTTATATGTTTATTTCTTGCAATTTACTTTGTAAGAGCAGCAACAGTATTAATCTGTTTGGTGATGTGTTCAAGGAGACTTAATAACAGAATTGATAAAATCTGTGAGTCTCTTCCCGATGAAAGGTCTATTAAAGACCTCGAAATTGAGATAAATAAAATTGACTGGTATCTTGACAATGAACGTGTAGTGAGTGATTTCCTGCATCTGTTTAGGATAATAGACACGCAGAAATGGATTAATCCAAATTTAATTTCGTTGCTATATGACCATTATAAAGTCTAATAGAATACTGGTTTTGATTTTAACATTTTTTATAGCGATTGTCTTTGCACAGTCGACTAAAAGTAGTATCTTTGTACATCCTTCAGTTGCAGAGTATCATGTTGAATTTTTAAATGGAGACAGAGATTCTGTTCTTTCGCTTTCAGCAAAAGCACTACGACTTAATAAAGGATAAGTACGTCTACATTGCCTATTTACATAGGTATTGCAATCACTACAAATATGGGGAGCTATTAAGAGCCCACAACTAAAATATTCGCAAGGAGTCTCCCGAAATCTTCCATTGTTTTAGTTCGCTGTGGATTTAGACGTCCTGCAGCCCACTATAGACTCCTTGCTACTTGTCCGAGTGGCGAAAGGGTAGCCGCGTTAGTCTTAGGAACTAATGAGCTAAGCTCGTGTGAGTTCGAATCTCACCTCGGATACATTATTAACAATTAAATTTTTTAGATTATATCACTTATTTCAAAGAAAGCTAACACTGCTGCTGAATTAGCAACATCTGCCGACAACTTATTGAAGGTATTTAAGAACACTGTTTCTGGTTTGTCCGGAGTAATTACCAAAGCTAGAGAACAAGCTGCAATCAAACAACAAGAAGCTGATGCTGCACTAGCAGAGAAGAAAGCTCTTGAAGAAGTAGCAGAAAAGAATGAAACTACACTCAACAAGTTAACCGACTTGTTAGGTTGATGGAAGGAGGGTTGGGTGAGTGGTTTAAACCAGCGCTCTGCTAAGGCGCCGGCCCTTCGGGGTCCGTCAGTTCGAATCTGACACCCTCCACTTACAACAATTAAAGATTAAGAATTTATGATTTCATTAAAAATATCAGAAGATTGGAAAAAGCGTTTTGTACAAGAAATGTACGCAAATGACAAATACTATGATGAATTTATAGACGATGACATAGTTAGAGCTTACTATTTTGGATTCTTTATTCAAGATGTTTGCGAAGAAATGCAGTCTGATGGATTCAAAACCGGAGAACCCGATGAACAACTTACTCCAATGAAGTGGGCTGTTAGGCGTTATAAACCTCAATTAGTTTTCTGGAAAAAGAAGTATGTTGATACTTATGGTGAAATGGTAATTCTCTCCGAAATGGATGCTTACATTCTTAATAAAATTGTTGTTGATAGTGACGATGATTTACTAAGAATCGCAACCTGTCTTGGTAGAGACTCTTATATTACAGTGCGCAAAGCACAAGAAGAAAAATAATCTTGAAATATAGAATTTATACTGATGGCGCATACAGTAGTGCCCTGAACCAAGGAGGAATCGGGGTAGTATTTGTAAAGGAAGAAGATAAAAAACTTATTAAAGTTGCAGAAGTTTCTAAAGGCTATAAGAATACAACAAATAACAGAATGGAGCTTAAAGCTATCATTGCTGCATTTAAATGTATAACTTCTTATATGGAAGATGTTACTATTATTAGTGACTCAATGTATGCAATTGGAACTTCTCGAATAGGAGAATTAAAATATAAAAGAAATACAAATTTAGATGTTTTACAAGAACTTGATAATATTGTTAAAGAGAAGCGAAGCCTTATTGGTAATCTTCGTACTGGCTGGGTAAAAGGCCATTTTGAAGATGAATTTAATGCAAGGGCTGATAAAATAGCAGTAGAAGCAAGTCAACAACTTATGACATAATGGATAAATCATATGTTACTCTGGAAACAGCCAAGCTGTTAAAAGAAAAAGGATTTAATGAATGGTGTGAATGGGTTTATGAAGACCACGGTGCAACACATAGTACAATAGATGCTGATTTCGTTGGTCATTCAAATTCAAACCTTGAAAACAATCAATATGCAATACCTCTTCAATCTGAAGCCCAAACATGGTTGCGAAATAGAAAAAATGTTATAGTTATAGTTGATTATGACATAGTATATTCAAAGAAATGGGATTATGAAATTTGGTATGACGGAGCTCTACGTGTCTCTTCCTTTGAGAGATATGATTCTTATGAAGAAGCTCTTGAAAAAGGACTTAAAGAAGCGATAGACTTTATTTAAAAAATAGTAAAGATGGCTTACAGCAATGTAACAACAATGATACTAGAGTTAGGATAAGTAGACCCCTCTTCTGTCAGAGGTAAAACAGGCAGAAAGCCATCTGATTATTGGGCTATAATGTAGTGGTAGTCACTAATCTTATCGCTGTCTCGTGGTGTAATTGGCAACACGTCAGGTTTTGGTCCTGAAATTGGGGAATCGTACTCCTCCGAGACAACAACAGTAGGATAATTTAATCATATTATTAGTGTTTATAAGATTTCTAACTCGAAGTTTGTAGGTTCGAAAATAATTATTATATTAGCATTGACTAAAAATAATAATTATGAGTAAATACGAATGGGATTTAGAAGAAATTAAAATTGCAGTAAAAGAATCTATTAATTTTACTGAAGTTTTAGATAAAATAGGAGTTCCGAGACAAGGAAATAATAGTAAAACTCTTAAAAATATATTAGATACTAATAATATAGATTATTCGCACTTTACAGGTAGGGCTAGAAGTTATAAGACTTCTTATATAAGTGCCTCTGAATACCTAAATTCTGATAAAAAGATTGGGACATTTGCGCTAAAGAAGAAGCTATTGAAGGAAAATTTAATAGAAAACAGATGTGCAATTTGTGGATTGACAGAATGGCAAAACAAACCTATTACTTTGCAACTCCATCATGTTGATGGGAATCCAAATAATAACAGTTTAGATAATTTGCAACTATTATGTCCTAATTGTCACTCACAAACTGACAACTATTGTGGAAGTGCTAATGTGGAACAAACTAAATATTATTGCAAGGACTGTGGTTCGGAAATTACAAGAGGTGCAGTTTATTGTACAGTATGTTCTCGTAAGCATACACGAAAGGTAGAGGACAGACCTAGTAAAGAACAATTATTACATGATTTTAAAGAATTGAAATCTTTTGTACAAGTAGGTAAAAAATATGAAGTATCTGATAATGCGGTACGAAAATGGATGAAAACTTATGAATTGCCTAGTTCTGCAAAGGAATTAAAAGAATTAGTGAAAACCATTTAAGGCAGTCTAGGTTCGAATCCTAGTAGCCCAACTAACTTTAAAAATTAATTAGATTATGAATACATTATTGTTATTTTTAGTTGTATTGTATTTAGTTACTCTCATTTCATACACATTTATTTGTGACCATGCAAAAATAGAGGTTTCTATTAACCCTGTTTCATTCGTAATCACTTTGTGTCCAATTGTAAATACATTGTATGTAATATATTTGATGCGCCAAATTCCATCTCTTTCTATAAAAAATATATTGACAAATATAAAAAGAACATGGATAGGGTGGTGTAAGGAAACATTCAATGTGAACGAATAAATATATGAGTAGAAACAGAAGCACAACAGTTAAAAAATACTCTAAACTTCTTAAAGAAGATAGAGATTGGGACTGGGCATATATGCTCGAGTTAGAGCAATTTAAACTTAAGAGAATGTCCAAATATTTTGCTGAATCTCAACTGGTACGTGGATGGGAACAAATGGTTTCTGAAATCAATCTGTGTATAAAGTTAATCGATGTTGTTATGGAAAGAGACCAAAAAGGTTATCTCTATAACAATACTAAGAAACTTCCCTATATAAACAGTAAAAATTGGAAGAGATTTATATCTTGGCATCCTGAATCTATTAATGATTACTATCTTGATGATTTGAGACAGGCTAAAGCACTACATCTGTATAATCTCATTAGAACATACAGAATGAGAAGTTGGTGGGATTAATCAAATTTATAAAGCATGAAATATAAAAAGAAATTAGCAAGACTTAAAGCTCGCCAAGATTGGTGGGACAGACAAGGTAAGGATTACCAAGCAGCAAACAAGAAACCTGGTTCAGTAAAAGGAAGATAGTATGGAAAAGTATGTAATGGTTACGTTCCCTGAAATCCAAGATTTTATGGAACATGAAAGATGGGGAGAATGTATATTCTGCCAAGCAATTGATGGGCATCCTTGTCCAGATAGTACGTATATGGTTCCTGAAAGTCTGTATGAAGAACATATTCCTACTGAAATAAAAAGATGCATTGGAGAAACCTTTATCGTTGAAGGTCAGGAAGCTGTCTTAGTAGGATATAATTCTGAAAGTTGTGAAGATGACTGTATTGTAGGATTTAGAAGCGACATGGGTTGGACTGAGTTTGAAGACTCCGATGTAATCTTGTCTGGTGAAGAATTTGAAACTTATTGGTATATTCCGTGGGAAGAATTAAAAGAAAGCCGTTCGGAGTAAGGGAAGCCGGCCTCTGCGATAATATCGAAACCTTGTATGCTCCGTAGAGCACGAACCGGACGTGGAGAGAACGGCTGCTCTCCAAAATATAAAGTAAAGAGGACGTAGGCTTGGAAGTAGCCATCGTTTAAAGAGTTGCGAGTAGGTTGTCCGATTAAGGACGTAATTATGGTAGAAAGCCTTGCTGATAGCCCCAAATCAAGAATGAAATAATGTCGTATTAAGGTCTTCGTTGAAACTACCTATAAATGAAGAAGATAAAGCGAGATACGGGTAACTCCAGCTAGAGCATTTGGTGTAACAACACACTCTTTACACTTTTTTAATAAAGGGCTATATTAATGTACTTAAACCAGAGCCCTTGAACCTTAAAACTGATAAGTAAGGAAGATGTATTTCGAGCCTTACCTCTATTGGCATAGGTGACAGACCATTGGGTAATTCCATAGGAGTGCTGTTAGAAGTACACAGTGCACTTGTTAGGTACATCTTAGCATACTGCACTTTAAAATGGACAAAAGTCCCACACAGAGATTACGGTCTTTGTACTGGGCAAACCGCTAGCTCATGCGGTATATAAAACAGGATTGCCGGACTTGTAGGTGTAACGAGATAAATACCTACACTTGCCCCGTTAGCTCAGTGAATAGAGCAGCACACTTCTAATGTGCGGGTCGCTGGTTTGAATCCAGCACGGGGTACTAAAAAGTAGTAGTATGAAAGTATTTACAGAGTATCGTAATCTTGGAGATAACATATATTTAGTAAAGGATAAGGAAACCAAACAACCTTACATAATGCAACTTAAATATACTGGCTTTGGTGTATGTGAGAAGCGTTTACTTGAAATCTCTGAAGACGAATTTTTAACTATTTGGTTAAGCTAATGTGTAAGAAAAGAAAGTATGATAAATTGGGAGCAATGTTTGCATTATCCCAATGTAAAAGAGTTGGCAATTACAATTCTTTACGTAATGAAAGAAGGTATTACTACTGTAGTGAGTGTAACTCTTATCATTTAACATCTAAATAATCCTCGGACTTATTAAAGTTCGGGGATTTTTTATATAATCTAAATTGCAATGGATAAAGAAAACTATCAAAAAGTTGCCAAGTTTTGCACTAAAGGCAAATGTAAACCAAGAGAAAATTCTTATGGAGTAGTGTGGTGTGTTCGTTGTGGTAAATTACATGGATATAACACCCCTGCAGAACCTTTAAAAGAAGAGGATAAAATTATTGTAAATTTATGACAAATTCGGAAAAACTTAAGATTCTCAAGCAAGCTAAAAAGCTGTTTGTAGAACACCCAGAATATTGGGGAATGTGTTTTTGTATTGAGCACGCTATGGCTGGGACTGAAAGAGGTAGTACTATATACGATGAACGTGATATAGTAGCACTATTTCCTGAATTTAACAGGAATTTTCTTAATGCTCCAAGGGATAGAAACGGTAAGGCATTTTGGTGGACTCCAGATAGCGAGGAAGGACACAATGCTAGAGTTAAAGCATTTGATAAATTGATTGAACATTATGCAAGAATCATTTAAAACACTTAGAAACGTATTCGAGACTGACAAACAATTTATGAGTCTTAATAGGCTTATTGATTTTCAGAAGGAGTTGCTTAATCACAATATTAAGGCTCTAGTTGGACTTCGTCAAGAAACTGGCTATTTTACAGCTGAAACCTTTATCTATAATTATGAGAAGGCTACAGCCGGAAAACCTCATTTCGATAGAGTATTTTCTCCATTTGGATTTGCTACATACGAGGAAGCACTCAAGAAATCAATTGAACAAGGATTTGATAATTTTAATATTTCCCAACCAAAAATACAAGTATGAATTTTAAAGATGTGTATAAATTACCTTTAGAGAAATATGAAGGTACGGACAAAGTGCTTCATGCAAATGGACACATGGCATTTGACTTCCTTCGCAGATATAAAGGCAAAGATGAAGACATAGTGCACGTGGCAGAAGAATCACAAAAGAAAATAATTAATATTCTTAACGGTGATGACAGCCAAAGTATTGAACATCCTTTGAAATATGAGGATGGGTATATCTCTATTAAAAGGGAGGATAAATGGTTTAAAATCATGCTGGTTCGTGGTTGGGGTTATCTAATTGGTACTGGAGGATTGAATCTTCCAGCAGAAAAGGCCGCGAAGATTCAAGATGATTTTGGCAATTGGATTGTTGAAACTCTAAGTAAAAAGAAAGAATGATAGCATTTAAAGTCATGGTTTTCGTAATTATGTTGCTATTGGCAATATATTACGGCATGTTAGTGTTCCACTTGCTCGGTGCGTTCAAATTAACTAACAGGAAAATTACACTTGTAAGGTGTATTATTCCGTTCTATTACTGGATAGCAAATCCAGAGAGCTATAAATAAGATTGTATAATTTTTAAATATTTAAAAACAATGAAAAGATTTAAACTTTTAGGTATTATTGTTGGCATTTTTGCCGTAGTGTTAATTGCTTGTTTCCCGATGTTGATGGAAGACATGGATAAGAGTAAGATTGGTATCAATCAAATTCCTATCTCCGGTACGTATGAATATTGGACCAATGGTGGTTTCCAGTGGCAGAAGTTCGGCAATGTATCCGTTTATGACAAAACCAGTCAGATTTGGTTCAATGAAGTGAAGAAAGACCAAGAAGGTAACGTATCTGTGGATGTAAGTATGGAAAATCCGGCAATGGCTATTACTTACAATGATAAAGGTAAAGGTTTCGTATTGGGTTCGGTTCGAGTAGAGATGCCGTTAGAGCAGAAATATCTTGAACGTATTCAAACTCACTATGGTTCACAGGAGAGACTTATTAAGGATTTGGTTAAGCCAACTCTTGGTAAAGTAGTTATATCATGTGGTCCTCTTATGTCTTCATTAGAATCAGTAAGTGAAAAGAGAACTGACTTGATTGCACTTATTACAGACCAGTTGAATTATGGTGTTTATAAGACTCGCGTTAAGACTGTAGAAACTATTAATCCTCTTACTGGTGAGAAACAATTACAGAAAGTAGCAGAAGCAATTTCTGATAGCCTTGCACCTAATGGGGTTAAGAGACAGGAAGAATCTCCGTTTGCTTTCTATGGTTTGAAAGTTTCTCAATTATCAATCAACGACCTTGAGTATGAATCAGCAACTTTAGCCCAAATTTCTAAGCAAAGAGAAGCTGATATGTCTATTGTAACTGCTAAAGCTAAAGCATTGGAAGCCGTTCAGAAAACAATCCAAATTGAAGAAGAAGGTAAAGCAGATGCTGCTAAAGCTAAATGGGAACAGGAAAAGGTTAAGGCTGTAGAAGTAACTAAAGCACAACAGGCATTTGAAGTAGCAGAATTACAAGCTAAGGAAGCTAATGAGAAAGCTAAGAAAATTATCGCTGAAGGTAGAGCAGAAGCAGAAGCTAATAAACTTAAAGTTCAGGCAGGTTTGACTCCGCAAGAGAAAGCTGAATGGGATTATAAGACAACTGTTGGTGTAGCAGAAGCATTATCTAAATCAGAAGTTAAATGGGTTCCAGATGTCATGATGGGTGGCAGCAATGGAGGTAACGCTATGGATGCAGTAGGTTTGAAGATGGTAATGGATATCGCCGACAAACTGAACAAATCTAAATAAGCTGAATAATATCTAAAACTAAATTCTTAAAGCCCTATCCATATACACTTGCTATGTGGGTAGGGTTTATTTTTTTTTGACTTAATTTATGACTAAAAAGAAAATTAAGAAGTTCATCCTACTTCCTGATACAAAGGATGGGCAGTATGTACATGCCGTACTAAAGTATAAAATCCTCTCCGATGTCATTAAGGTTAGGATTAAATATTATCATGCCACTAATACAATAGAGGTAAAGGCAATTACTGGTGCTGTTAAGAATCCAAATCTATGTCGAATCCTTGATGTTAAAGCTCTTGCAAGAGAGTTTAATAACATTCTGGATAATAGAGTAGAATTTGAACCTAGGTTTACTGAAGAAATGCTAATGACACAATTTGTTAATCAAGGTTTAATTTATCCGTTTTAAATTATGGAAGTAACTTCACATTATAGAGAGTTGATGGTTAGTTATTCTCCTCTCGAAGTTTTTAAGTTCAATGGAAGAGAAGTAATATGTATTCCCGCAAGTCTCACGAAAAATGATTCTTGCTATTGTGCAGATTGTGTATTTAATGATTCAGGAATATGTGATAGCGTTTCCTGTGAGAATATGTTTTTTGTGCCTACTGATGATATTCCTTCGTATGTTACGTACAAGCACTCTCCAGAGCCAAGTCCGAAAGAACCTTCTGTGACAGTAACCAACAAAAGAAAGCATAAATGAGCAAGGTAGAAGACTTAATTGGAAAGAAAGTAAAATTGACCAAATTGGAGTCCGTAAGATATAAAGACGGACATCCAAACGGTATTGAAGAAGGCTATACTATGGAAGGAAGACTTCTCGGAGTGAAAGTAGGGTGGATATTGGAAATGAGTGGAGATAGGGGAATACTCGATTATTTCCATACCTCTGAAGTATCAAAAATAGAGGACAATTTGGTTTACACTAAAAACTCTATTTATAAAGTAGAGGAGGTATAGCTATGTGTATGTATGTTCCCATAGGAAGAAGACCTCTTAAGCCTAAGGTAGCGAAAAGTGACATTAAATGTTTCAAAATCGTTGCTATTGATAATGAGAAAAACATCCACTCGGCTGTCAGGAAATTTCCCTACCGGTTAAATAAAACTTATACGGTAGAAGGAGATTTCTCTAAGATTTATTATACTGGGCATTACTATTATCACATAGATAAAGGAGGATTCCACAGTTTCGTTGAAATAGAAGATACATTTAATAGCTATAAGCATTACGAAAGTACCGATGAGGAAAAAATGGTAATGGTTAGATGTCATATCCCTAAAGGTTCTCTTTACTACATGGGAGAATCATTGGGCGGAGAACCTAACTACGTTTCTCAAAGTATAGTAATTGATGAAATAATACATGATAATTGAAGAAAAAGACTTTCGTTTAACTCCAGTAAATGATTCTTCTCCTATGTTTGACCTTGAGCTTTTACATATAGTAAAGCCTAAGGGTGGAGAACCAAGAGAGGAATTTAAAGTTGCTGGATATGGATTGCCTTTAGAAGCTGTGATAAAAAGAATCATCAGCTTTAGAATACAATCCAAACGTGGAGATGAAACCATATCCTTAAAAAAGTATTTGGAAGACTACAAACAGATTCAGAAAGAAATTAAAGAAATATGTATGCAGAATTAATTGATACTATAAATTCAGTGGCAGCTACTTGTGAAGAAAAATTCAACATAAATTCCGGAGGTTGCTGTTATTTTGCTTATTTAGTGGCTCGTGAACTTGATAAACGTAAGATAAAGTATAAACTTGCAATAGAGGATTGGACTTTCTCAAAGAAATTCTGTAAAACCAATCGACTAAAAGCAAGGAAAGCTCTAAAGAGTAGACAATCTTATGTTGATGGAAATAGTTTGGTTAATTGCAACCACTTTACCTTAATGGTAGGTGGAGAATTGGTCAACTATGAATCGAGTTGGGGAAGTGAAGTAATTTTAGTAAGTTACGTAAATTCCGAAGACATTGACTGGATTTATAAAACAGGAAGGTGGAATGATTTTTACGAGAAAAAGAACAATCCTACTGTAGAACGTATGGTAATTAAAGCATTTAACGAATATGAAAAAAGAATCCAAGAAAAAAGCAAAAAGAAAAGAAGTGTACACTCCAGTGAAGAATCTCTTCTGTGTCCGCTGTCAAGGTCAGACAAGTCACTCCTTATGTGATTATGAGAACAAAATTTATAAGTGCAACATTTGTAAAACAGTGCGTTCTGTATGACAATATTATTTTTAATATGTTATGTACTTCCAGTGCTATTATGGATAGACCTGTTAAGTGCATCATATAAAATATCAAAGGAAGAGGAGAACGATGTACTATTAATTCATGCTATTATTGCAGTAATTATAGCACTTGTTCCCATTGTCAATTTGGTATTTTTGGTGTTAGTCATTAGAGCCATCATAGATATGTCTGATGATGATTTGGCTATGTTGGCTAAGTATAGTACAGTTTTTAAAATTCTATTTAAGAAAATTTGAAAAAAGTATTGTTAGGACTTGCCTTGGGAATAGTTCTCATGGTGGGCTGCAGTGGGACTTCGACTGAAAACAGAAGTTATGGCCCCGGAAAATGTATTTATACATTCGAAAGAGCAAATGGTGGTGCGGTATATGTTTTTACATACGAAAACCAGAAATATATGATGGCAACTAACGGCTATCAAGGTGGAATATCATTAATTCAAATCAATAAATAATTATAATCATGAAAAAGATTGAAAAACCAAAGAGAGTACAACAAAGTGACGAAGAATTAAGAGTTGATGTATATAACGATGCAGAAATGGTTGCATTGGGAATACGTGTTCCACCACTTGTTCCGAGAGACCCTTCGGTGTGGACAAAGACTCCTTCCGAAAAGTTCATTCTGAAGCGTGAGCGGGCTCGTGACAAGACCGAGTTCCTTACCAGATGGGCAGGAAAGAAGAAGAGTATCCCGGTCTATGACAAGCTCATAGTAAGGTTACACAAGGTGCCAAAGGGTGGTAAGAATACTTTGTCTATTAAATGTGGACAGAGTGACATACCTAAGATTTTGGCGCGATATAAAGATAACGTTGTAAATTATTCATGGAATGGCAAAACCTACACCAGAACCAGTCTACCATTCTGGGGACGTTAAAGTAGTAGTGACAGACAGCTTTATCTACGAAGTAAATCTTTACAGAATCTTCAAAGATAGAGCTGAATGTGTAGGCTCTCAACACTACTCAACAGAAAAACCTATTGGCAAATTTAAGGAGTGTGAAACAGTTAAAACCAAGACATGCACATACATGAAGTGTGTTGCATGGATTGGTGCTCCTATGTCATATATTGAGAGTAATGGATTTAAATTATACGATAAAAATGGAGAAAAAGGAAAGCGAAAAACCAGTCGTAAGAAACGATAGTGTTGCTCCTACAATGGCAAAGACCGAACAAACAATCGACAAAAGCAGAAGAGTATGTACTCTTAGCCATGTAATGATTGAAATGTTGGTAAAACAACTCGGTGCTGAATTGAGCAATCACAACCTTTACAGAACATTTGCCAACTATTTTAGTTGTCAAGGACTTCCGAAGCTTGAAGAATACTTTATTCTAAGAGCTGATGAAGAAGATAATCATCACAACTGGATTCTTTGGTATCTAAACTATAATGATGCCGAATTTCAGTATCCAAGAATTGAAGCTATAAATGTGGATATTCCTAATAGAGCTTATCCATTCGAAGCTACTGTAGACAGAGAAATTGAAACTACAGAATCAATCAATAAGATTGTTAAGCAAGCTATTCAGGAAGGTGATTGGGCTACGGAAGCATGGTTGAAAGGCAATGACGATGAACATGGTAAACTTGTTCTGGAACAAATTGAAGAAGAGTCAATCAGTCGTACTATTGCTGAAATGGCAAACGAGGATACTGACTGGCAAACTAAACAGGATACTATCCTAAGTTTCTATCTGGATTATCCAGGAAGAAACCCAAATGACGATTAATAAACAAAAAATTATACAAAATGAAAAAAGTAGCTGAATTTATTGAAGGAACTTTTATTGATTATAAAGGTGACAAGCGTGAGTACACAATTTGTGCATTGAGTTGCCCAATTGAGGAAGGTGATGATAAAGCAAGCGACAGCGAAGTAAAACAACTTCGTCTTGGTATTGCAGTAAGACGTGACGGTGACGAATATGTTCGCGGAATCGGTATGGCAGAAGCTGAAAGAAAAGCTAAAGAAAATCCGTTCTCTATTCTCCGTTCTGATACCTGTGGTGTAATCAACTCTACTATGGTACAGGCTATCCTTGAACAAGAAGCTGAATTCTTTGAGAATAATCCAGGTAAATATATCAAGGCATACAACGACGATGCAGAAAGATATTTCTACGAGCTGGAACTTGAAGAAAAGCGTCAGAAAATGAGCAAGAAAATGCAAGACATTCATGATTACTTGCTGGTTGCTCCGGACTGGGAACTCGAAATTCTTGTTGAGTGCCTTATGTACGATGCTGAATTACAGAGAAGGGGGAAACTGTAATGAAAGACCACTGGACTCTTTATTTACTAATAGGATTGCTCTGCATTGCAGGGACTATGACTATTATGGATAGAGTCTACAAGAAGAACTTTCAGACATCTCCTAGTGATGATTATAAAGAGTTGGTGCGAGACATCGACTCTTTAAATAATCACATCAGTAACATTAATAAAGTCAACGATAGTTTACTTAATGCTATTGATACCACTAAAGTAAAAATAATAAAAATTCGTGAAAAATATGAAGCAGATTATATTGATATTACTAATCAGCCTCTTGGGGACGATGCCAAGTTTTTCTCAGACTACCTATCCGAAAGTTACGGAAGATTCTTTGGTAGTAATAACTCCCCAGCAGTTGAAGCACACTAATCTAATCTTTTTAGAGCATAGAAAGCTTTCTAAAGAGGTAGATTTATTGATTCAGCAAGTAAATGGTCTGGAGACTATTAATAAGAACTTGACTGCAATGGACTCTCTAAGGCTGTCCCAATTGAATAGGTGTATGTTACAAGCAGATATTAATGACCAAGTTATTAATTCTTTGAATATACAATTAGCCAAGAAGGAGAAACGAGTAAAGAAACTTAGGAATTTATCCATAGGTGGGTTTACTGTTGCAGCAGGATTATTTGCAGTATTACTTATAAAATGAAAGACGTAAGGTATTGGATTGGATTAATTGTTGGAGCTGCTATAATATCCTCATTAGTAAGCAATGTAATAGCTATGTGTTTTATATGTGTTGCTTGGGCAATATTCTTAGCATGGTTAGCCGATGATTGATACAATCGAACAATGGGAAGCAAAAGGATTCCGAATCTGTATTTTTCCACAACAAAGTAAAGGTCAGTGGTTATGGACTGCCGGAGTATATATTGGCAATGTCACAACAGCACATTGGGCAGATTCGAATAATGGATTGCCTAGGGCTGGATATTTGAAGTACAGTGAGGCATTAGATGCTGCTGTCAAATTTTGTGAAAACTATAAACCTAAGACTAGTGGCAAAAAAGCAGGCAATAGATAAGGATAAAGATGGGGTTAAATATAAATATCCTGCACGTACTTGTAAGGAATGTGCTAAGTATCCTTGTTTTGTAGGAATTGAAAAGAAGATTTGTGACTTTGCGAAGTATGGTTGTGTAGATTATAGAGAGAAATAAAATGATATATTTAATAACAATAATTATATCCATCATGATAATATTTTGGTGGATAAAAATAGCAAATAAGTATGCTTACAATAACTCGAATGGAAAGAAATTTAGAGTTCCCAACTTTGTAAAGATATTACTTTATGCTGTTTGCATAATTCCATTTCTCAATGTGGCTCTTGCATTTATTTTAGTAACTGCAATAAGCTTTATAGAATTTGAGTGGAAGGGCTGGGAAGAAAACAAACTCTTATATTGGTTATTTAAGAAATGAAAACATATTTATATTACTTAATGCTTATTACGATATGGGCTTGTTTATAAAAATAAGAGAAGCCGGGTTAGAACGCGCACAACCTGGCTGGAGACAAATCCTTGATAAAGATATTGAGGATTATCATGACGGAGAGGATGTTCTATGTTATAACGGGAATTATGGAAGATGTCCAGTAAGTGCTTTCGATGTATTAGAAGAAGTAGAAGCAGATTGCTTCGAAGAGCTTGATTATAAAGGCACTTATTTAGACCCTACTGGTAAAGAGTGGAACGGTAATGGTTGGATAGATAGAGACGGAAAACTTTATCCTTGTGACTGGATGCAGCACGACGACTTGGCTTATTACTACTTCAAGAAATCAGTAGACCAACTTGAAGCATCAGGTTGGATTCGTGTTATGAGGAACACTCCGGGATATAGAGGTAGAATTTCTCAAGCCCAATATAATAAGTGCAAACAGATTGGTATTGAAATTCCTGAAAACGACGTATTATGGCAGTAAAAACAATTGATAGAAGTAAAATGAAAGAATACAACATTTATGCTGGACTCGGTGGAGGTTTCGGTGGAAAAAAGTATCAGTACACTGGCCTATTTGAATCACATGAAGATGCAGAACATGAAGCATGGCAGGCAGCTTGTGAAGTATATGATTCTTATGAGGGCTATAATGGCTTAGGTACTTATGCGGATGCGATAGAAGAAGCCCACGAAGAACTCGGTTGGGATAGAGACGATGAAGACCCTGAACTGGTAGAATATGCCAATGAGGTGTTTGATAGTTACATGGAAGACTGGATTGAGTATTGTGCAATTCCAACAGATGAAGACACGGAAACAGATAAGGAAGACCTTATTCGTGACTACATTATAGAGGATGATAACAATACTTGCGAAACTGGTTGCGAGTAACACAGACCCCGAACAATATGTCACGTATGTATTTCAGGATTTAGAAAGTAAAGAGTATCTTATGTGTGTGCAGTTCCCGAATTGGGAACATCGCTCACTACGTCTGGGAGAAATAGGCTTTCTAGAGTATAAAGAGATTAGAGCCGGAATTGATACATGGTTCGATGGGAGTAAAATGATTCCCTATAATTACAATAACATACAATTCATAAAGTTTATACCTAAACCAGAGGAAAAGAAACCGTATGTTATGTACATGTAACGGCTAAGAGCACAATAGATAACTTTTAAAACAAATAGATGATGAAAATTTAAGGATAGTAAAAGTTTATAAAAGTTATGACAGTTAAAGAAAAACTAGAAGAAGCGCTTGCAGCAAAAGACAACAATATTAAATCTTTCGTGTGGAAAGGTGAGAGAGAAGAAGTGAATGGAGAAAGAATTCAACCAGAATATCGTTTGGTTGATTGTACTGAAGAACAATTGAGAAAGTTCTATCAGCACTGTAAATCCATGTTGTATAACACTGACAAAACTCATCCGGGAAGATATGTATTGTTAGATATCATCAAAGAACAGAGAGACAAATGTAATACGGAGCTTTATCTTCGCTATCTTGAGAAAGAGACAGAAGATAGAAAGCGTTATCCAAGATTCCTTTATAGAAATGATTTGAGTAAAGTCATTGAAGCCAATAAGGAACAACTTACTAAGGATAAACTGAAAGAATATCCTATCTCTACTCTTACTAATGGTATTCCATTAGAGTTTGCAAGCATACCTATCGAACTAGTATTAGACGGATGCTTAGATGCATTAGGTAAATTTAATAAACAACATATAACCCTTACCTTTATCTTGAAACAGGGATTATGGTTTACTCCACAGGAAATGAAAGACTTGACTGAAAAGGATGAAAACGGTAATATCAGAGATAGATTGGAAGTAGTAAGGGAACGTCTTAATCTAAAATCTACTGCTAATCTATATGTAAATTCGAGAGGATTGACGTATGGGCAATTGAGAGCAATGATTAACTTGAAGAGTAAGAAGTATTTCGATTTAACAACCGAACAACTGACTACTTTGAGAGATAAAGTATTGTTCTTACTCGAAGAAGAAGTGAAGTATCACATCGAGCAGTGGGAAACCAGAATGGGGCAAATAGAAAAGGTTGCTGAATATCATGGGTATACTCTCTAAAATTGAGTTTTTCCTTCTTAAAGCTATATTATATTTGTACCTCTCGTTGGGAAAACTTGTTACTATTCCTGTAGATAATTATGTAGTATTAGCATCTATTATCTAATTTGGACTTATTTACACCACCAACAAGGGATGAACGGCAGGAAGAAGGAAGAATTAAATGGATTGATAATAAATGTAAAGGAACTTTAGAATATGGTACTGGTGTAGGTAAGACCTATACTGCAATCAAATGTGCCAAAAGTGTATTGGCCAAATATCCACAGTTTAGAATATTGGTTGTAGTTCCAACTGATTTGCTTAAAGAGCAATGGATTATGAACCTTACTAAACATGGAATTTTCATGAACGCAGAGGTTGTGGTAATCAACACAGTCGTAAAGCATGAATGGACTTGTGATATTCTCATTATTGATGAAATTCACAGAATGGGAGCTGATACATTTAGCGAAGTATTTGAAAAGGTAAAGTATCGAATGATACTTGGTCTAACCGCAACACTTGAGAGACTTGATGGAAGACATAAGGTTATTGAGAAGTATTGTCCAATTATTGATACTATTTCTCTTGAAGAAGCTCTTCAGAATGGATGGGTTTCTGATTATGTTGAATATAAAGTGTATATTGATGCAGACATCTCCGAGTACCGAGAGTATAATAGAGAGTTTACTGAACACTTCTCTTATTTCGATTATAACTTCTCCCTAGTCATGCAAATGATTGGCAAAGATGGCTATAAGTATAGAATGGCTTATAGAGACTTTATTTGTGAAAGAGACAAAATAAAGGACGGGAAGATAAAGTCTCAAATTCTAAAGGATATTACATTCCATGCTGTTGGTTTTACAAGGACTATGCAGCAAAGAAAACAATTCATTTATAATCATCCAGATAAGATTCGACTTACTCAACTAATATGTGACCACAGGCAAGACTGCAAAATAGTCACATTTTCTGCAACTACTAAAATTGCAGAGCAAATAAAAAGAGGGTCGGTTTACACTGGAAAAGATTCGAAAAAGAAAAGCAGAATAACTCTCGAAGAGTTCAGTAAAATGGATACTGGGGTATTAAATACCGTTAAAAAAGCAGATGAGGGAATGGATGTTTCTGGACTATCTGTAGCTATAATTTTAGGAATGGATTCTAGCCCCACCAAAATGATACAGAGAACTGGAAGAGTAGTCAGGTTTGCTCCGAATAAACGTGCAGAAATATTTACCTTTGTGGTAAGAGGAACTGTTGAAGAAGAATGGTTTAATAAATCACATGTCAATAAGAAATATGTAACTTTGGATGAGGAACAGTTAATGCATGTATTAAGGAGAGAACCTTTTGAAGAAATAAAAAAGAAACCAATGACCTTTATGTTTAGGTATTAATATGACAATACAAGAAGCAGGAAAAAACTATGACGTATCAATGAATTATTGGTACGATGAGGATGCCGATTTATGGGGATGGGCTTGGACATTAAACTGTGGGTATCAATGCTGGGATAGCAAATATACCTATGCAGACCCAACCGAGTGCCAAAAGAATCTCGAATCCTTCCTCAAAACATGGACAGGACCAACCAAGTGATTTAGGTTAAATTTGCCTAAATCTCACTTGAGTTTGGAAATGTCAATTATTTTTATTATCTTTGTAATCCAATTCGAAATGATATTAGAAAGACAAGTAGAGTTGCTCATTTTAAGTCAAATGCTTGAAGCAGTCCCAGAGACTGAACTTAAGGACGGCATATTAGAGCTTAATAATGGCAAATTTGTTGATTGCATCAAAATGAGTGACGAGCAAATGAACTTATAGAAGAGTTCATAAAACCGTATGTAATTGATACCGCTCCGAAAGGAGATTAAAGTGATTACAGTTAGAGATTAATAAATTACTTATTTAATTTTTAACTGTTTGGATAAATTAAGTTTAACAATAGACAATGAGCTGGCAATTTTAGAGAAGTATCAAATTTCTCCGAACGAGCTATTTACAATTAGAATTTTACTTCTTGCGAAAGAAGAATATAACCCTGAATATGTTTTTAGATTTTTAGCAATACCAGAAGAAATGAGAGGAGATTTGAGAAGCACTCTAGTCTCTTTACAAAATAAAGGCATAATATTAAAGTCTTATAAGATTCCTAATAAAGGAGAGCAGTTTTATCCCGAACAAGTCGATTTTGCTGTAAACTTCTTGAAGACTTTTTATAGAGCTTCTTTTGATATGGGTAAGGAGTTATTCGAAGCTTATCCAGCATTTACGAACATCAATGGGGTGACCTATGGATTACGTAATATTGCTAAGAAATTTGACAGTCTTGAAGATTTCTTCCGGTTTTATGGTAAATCCATAAGACACAACCCAGCTGAACATGAACACATTTTGGAGTGTTTGAACTGGGCATTAGAAAATACTAACTTTATTAATTTTGGTATTTGTGAATTTGTAATATCCCAGAAATGGAAGGATATAGAAATATTGATGAGTGGAGATTATGATGGTGTGAACTTTTCTGCAATCCGGTCTCTATGATAACAAATTCGTTAGTACATCAAATCACATTAGGAAGAAGTGGAAAAAACTGGGGATTAAGTATGGGGATGCCCAAGTTGGAAAGTATTATAGATGGAGTAACTAAGGGAACTTATACTCTGTTATTTAGTGGAACTGGCTCTGGTAAGACTTCATTGGCTTTGTATTCTTACATTTATAGACCACTGGTTGAACACTTACATGATGATAAATTCAAAGTTACATATTATAGTTTGGAAATGAGTAGCGAATTGCTATTTGCCAAATTACTATGTATGCACATATTCGAGGAATATGGAGTTGAATTGTCTACTAAAGAATTACTTTCTAAAGAAAAGGGATATACATTAAGTGAGGAAAACTATCAACTTGTCCTTAACTCTTTACCTTGGCTACATGATGTAGAAAAAGTTATTACAGTTCATGATAAGGCTTTGAATGCAGAAATCCTGTATTCGTCTTTAATGAAAGAACTGGAAGGGAGAGGCAAATTCATTGAAACAGAGACTAGAACTATTTATGAACCAGACAATGAAGACCTGATTCATTTAGTAGTAATAGACCACTTAAGTCTTGTTCGTAAATCTCAAGGAAGAAGCCTAAAGGAAGAAATGGATTTAATTTCGTCTTACTTGGTTACTTTGAGAAATAGATGTGGAATCAGTCCGCTAGTCATTATGCAGGCGAATAGAGATTCTACCTCAATGGACAGAAAGAAAGCCGGGTTTGATAATATGCAAATCTCAGATATTAAGGATAGTGGTTCTCCGGCGCAGGATAGTGAAATCATTATTTCCATTTTCAATCCACATAGAGAAAGACTGAATAAATATAAGGGTTATGATATAAAGACATTACAATCTAGATTTAGAAGCATAACTGTTCTGAAGAATCGTTATGGGGAGTCGGATATAGAAGTAGGAACTACGTTCTATGGAAAATGTGGACTCTGGAAGGAGTTACCTAAATCTGACGAAATCTATGATTACGGGAAGTATTTGACTTCCGACTATGTAAAGGAAACCTATGAAGAGATACAGCCAAAGAAAATAGATGCCAAAGAAAATAAACCTTTACAAATAAGTATTAAACTATAATGGCAGAAATGATTTGTATTTGTGGAGAGTCTGGTTCTGGAAAGACTACTTCAATCAGAAATTTAAATCCAGAAGAAACTTTTATCATTACAACAACAGGTAAAAGACCGGGTATTCCTGGAGCAAAGAAGAAGTATCGTAATCTCAATACTGCTGGTAAGAACCCAGAAGAGTTAGGAAACTTCTATACCACAACCAGTGTTGATAATGTTGCAACAATGTTGAAACTTATTAACAGTAAAATGACGTGGATTAAATATGTTATCATTGATGACTTCCAGTATTTCATGGCGTTTGAAGCTATGGATAGAGCTAAAGAGAAAGGATATGAGAAGTTTACTGAAATGGCACAACATGCTTATTCGGTGCTGAAAAATGCAATGAATCTTCGCGATGATTTGTATATTGTAGTATCTACTCACAGTGAAAATATTGGAGATAGAGTAAACCAATATCTAAAGATTAAGACTCTTGGAAAGATGTTGGATTCAGTTATTACTCTGGAAGGTTTGTTCACTTATGTACTTTTCACCACAATTGAAAAGGATGAAGAAAATAAACCTAAATATATGTTCAAGACCAATTCAGACGGAACTTGCACCGCTAAGTCTCCTATGGGGTTATTTGACGAGCTATTGATAGATAATGATTTGAATATGGTAATTTCACGTATTAAGGAATATAATGGTGAGGATTAAAATGCTGATTGTATTCGATTTCGACCCAGAGACAGGGGAGTATACTCCCGTCTCTCGCGAAATCATAAATGAAGGAGAAACTAGTGCGAAGAAAACTGAAGCTAAAAGTACTTCCAAAAAGAAGTCTAAGTCTTCCCTTCCAGATAGTAAAGAACCTTTAATTGTTCTTGAAGATAATAAATATATATTGAATGAAGCCGCTGCAGAAGCACTTGGTGTCAGTCCTGATGATAGAATTGATATTAAGTATGAAAAGCAGGGCAAGCTTCTAAAGCCTGTGATAGGTTCTAATGAAGCATTTGGAACTAAGGGAGGAAATAAGCTAACCAACTCTTTGACTGTAAGTTGTAGAGGTAAAGCTAATGAAACTCTTAGTGAATATGGTTCCCAATTTACGTTAGTTCCCCATGCACATAAGGACGGATTGTTCATGCTTATTGGGGATAAGACTCCGGAGGAACCACAGTCAACGGATGATAAGATTGATACAAGCAAAGTAGATGAAGAGCCTAGTGAAGATATCCCATTGGATATTCAATTAGCGAATATGATTCAAGATGATTCAGTAGAAGAAGATACTATTACATCATTTGACTTTACATTAAAATAATCTACAATATGGAATTAAATTTTAACCTCTCAGCAACACCGTCAGTATCAACATCTAAACCTAGATTGAAACCTTATGAGATTCACAGAGTTAAGCTCGCAGAAGCTAAGGTAGAAACACTTAAAGGTAAGAAAGACCCTGATGCTGTGTATGAAATTCTAAAAGTTAGATTCGAGAACAACGAAGGCTATTACGAAGAAAGCATTTTCTTCCCAAAAGAAGGGGATGATAAGAGACCCACAAGACAGAACAAAGAAGGACACGAAGTTGAAAGCCCTAGCAATTTCGAGAGAACAATGTCCTTTATTGCTCAAGTAGGTACAGTGATGAATCCAACTGAGTTTGAAAAATTAAAGGGAATACCGTTCAAGAGCTTTGGTGAGCTGTGTGACCACTTCATCAAAATTCTTAAGCCAAAATATGGTACAGAGACTAATCTGAAACTGATTGGAGCAACTGACAAAGACGGAAATTTCGTACCTCGTCTTCCTTATTTCTTGGCACTTAACAAACAGGGTGAAGTGTTCGTTTCTGATAACTTTATTGGGGACAATCTATTCTTTACTGAATATGATTTAAAGAGAAAAGAAGAATTGAAGGCTAAGAAACCGACTGATGTTGACGCCATTGAGAAAAAGAACAGTGCGGCTGATGCAGCTTCTGATACTCAATCAGTTGACGAAATCGACTTTAATTCTTTAAAGTAAAAGCTAACATTTCTTAGCTCTTACTAATCTTATTAAGAGTTATTTGGAATTGAGATTTAAAACTGTTATCTTTGTGGTTCAATGAAATAATATGTTAATATGCAATTCACGATTGAACCTACAATCACAAAAGACTATTTGTTATCTAAATACTCCCAAGAAACTTATATGGAATACTATTTGGGTATTCCTGTTAAGAAGGGATTATTTAAATCGCCTCTAAGAATTGATGACCATCCGACTTGTTCATTTTATGTGAATAAGTCTGGAGATGTTATCTTTAATGACTTTAAGGGAGATTTCTACGGAAATTTTATTAGCGTTGTAATGAGGAAATTTAGTTGTACATATCATCAGGCCTTGAAAATCATAGCCAATGATTTTGGACTAATATCTTCCCCAAATCTTAAAAAGAACAAAGGCAAAATTAATGAACGTGCAGAGAAATTTGAGGAGACTGGACCAGCCAGTATTCAAATTGAAATGCAAGATTTCTCTCAAAAGGAGCTTGAGTGGTGGGCTTCTTATGGTATCACACCCCCTATACTGAAAAAGTTTAGGGTATATTCTTGTAAATCCATTTTTTTAAATGGAAACTATTTTGCTTCTTCCAACGAACAAAGTCCCATTTATGGTTATTATAAAGGTAAAAAGGATGGACTAGAGTTATGGAGAATTTATTTTCCTAAACGAAAGTCGTATAGATTCCTTTCTAATTGGTCTGCTAAAATGATACAGGGACTAGACCAGTTACCTAAAAAGGGTAAAGTTCTGGTTATTACTAAGTCTCTGAAAGACGTAATGACTTTTTATTCGTGTGGAATACCTGCCATAGCGCCTAACTCTGAGAATTTATTTATTCCGCAAACTCTTTTTGATGAATTGAAAAGTAGATTTGAGCACATATGTGTGTTATATGACAATGACCTAGCCGGTGTTTCTAATATGAAAAAGATTAGAAAAGAAACTGGTTTAGTCTGTCTTATGATACCTCGTAGCTATGATGCTAAGGATATTTCAGATTTTCACAAGAAGTATGGACACAAAAAAACCTTGGAATTAATCCAGGAAGGAGTAAATTATTATGGCAGAAGAACAAGAGAAACCAAAGAAGAAACACACAGGAGCGTATGCTAAGAGAAAAGGTAACAACTATGAGTTAAAGATTATCAAGGAACTAACAGCACTCGGATTTGAAGGATTAAAATCCTCTAGGTCTGAATCTAAGAACCTTGATGCCGATAAAATAGATATAGCAGAAACAATTCCAAACACGTTACCGTTCTATGTACAATGTAAATGTACTAAGAATAAGCCCTCGTACCAAGACATTATCCCAGGCTGCCCACGTAAAGACAGACCACTTGTAGTATTCCATAACTATCAAGTAAATAAAGAAGTCAATATGGGCTCCATTGGAGAATATGTCATTATGACAAAAGAATATTTCTATGAACTAATTAAGGCGACTAAACAATAGTCGCCTTTTTTATTATTATGACAAACGAACAAAGAGAAGCTCTGGAAAATCAAATCGAACAACATAATCATATAATTATGGACTTGTATGATGAAATAGACTACCATGAGCGAGAAGTAAAAAATCTCCAGACTCTTTTAAATGATGATAGTAATCTTGAAGATGCGGTCAGTATTAAAGAGGGTAGGTAATGGAGTTATAGAAATAGATTATTTAAATATTAACTGTTATCATTTAGGATAAAAAATGAAAATTAAAATTCAATCTGTTGTAGATTTGATTACTAACAGCTCCACTGAAACATTTACAATATTAAATGGTAATGCAGAACGTATTATTAGAGATATTGTGGATGCTTTACTTGCATCAGCAGGAAGTGCCCTTACGTTTTCTGACCTGTTTGTATTCGACACTAAATTCAGTGATAAATGGGAAGATGCATATTACGATTACATTAGAGATTTTATCAAGGATGGATACGATGATTATGCAAAATCTCTTGAAAAGCTCTACACAGATGGCTGGAATACAGGTGATTGGTGCGAGAGTAAGACAAAAGCACTTGAATATATTTTCAGTGAAATGAAGAGAGTTGCAATCGAAAATGGGGCACTAACATATAAAGAGTACTGTGTGCAGGAAAACGAGGATGCTTGGGATTGTTCCCCAGCTCTTGAAGAACTAAACATTAGGGTCAAGGATGGAATTGCTAATAAGGAAGCCGATTTGGCTGCCAAGGCTTTAAACTCCTTGGATAATCTATATAGTGCTGACTATCGCTGTGGATAATATGTTAAGGGACTTATTAGAAGCCTTTAAAAAGAAATTCCTATGCTGCCATGAATGGGAACAAACAAAAGAGAGTGAAGTATACTGGAGTGAGACTGATAAACGTCCCACTTGGGTAGAAATTACTTTTTTATGTAAAAAATGTGGTAGATTTAAAAAGATTAAAGTATGAAAATTTTAACAAAAATACAAAGTATCTCCGATATTATCACGAACTCCTCTTCTGAAACATTCCTAATGCATCAGAGAGATGCAGAACGTTATAATAATCTGCCATCAGACGGGTGTATTAGTATTGACGCAGTTGGTGAAGAATGGATTCGTAATAATTATTGGGAAAGGGAATTAATATGTAACTTCCTCAATATCGAAGAACCAGACGACGATTGTTTTAGCTCTGAAGACTGGAATGAATTTGTGGATTCGTACATAATGCCTCGTATTGATGAATTTGACGACATTTACTTTGTAGAAATTGAAGACCATTTCGAAGATTGTTGTGAGGTTCTCGAAGATGCGATAGATGATGCAATTTGCTGGACATCAAGACATTAAAAAAAATTATGAAGCTTAAAATAACATTTAAAGTTCAATCACTCTCTGACATTATCACTAATTCGAGCTCGGAAGTATTTCTTAGGATAGATTCTAAAGACGAAAAGACTCATAATGAGATATATAAAGTCATGCAAGAACTATTTCCTGGAAATGATTACGAAATGTCTCCTGGAGTGTGGGAATATACCGAAGACGGTGAATATTCTATATCTCTTGAAGTTCCTTATGGAATTGAGGACTTTGAAACATTCTATGAAGCTGGAATTAGAGCAATTCTAAAGGAGAAATTTGGTGAAGACAACTATACAATAATAGTATGAGAATAGGAATAGATTTGCAGTCTGTATCAGACATCATTACAAATTCAAGCTCTGAAGTGTTCACTGTTAAGGCAGAAATGCCTATCAGTGAGCTCAAGCAGCTTATTACTGAAATTGCTGACAAGAATTACTTTAAAGGTTCTTGGGAGGAATGGGAAAAACTTCCTGACGAGGAAATGAATAAGTATGATTCTTCTTCCGGAATGGGTGGGGAATTGGAAATACAAACGTTTGACGATTTATATACTCGTTACAAGTTCGATGAAATTCCAGAGAATAAAAGAGAGTTCTTTACCAAAGAAATATACTCTCTTATGTTTAAAGAGTCAATTGAAGAACTGGAAAAGCGTCTCTGGATTGATATTGACGAGGCTAGAAGAGGTACAATTCAATGGATAATCAACAATCTTAATGTCATAGGTTGTACTGGCTATTGCAGAATAGACCCGGAGACTAAAAGAGTTGTTGAACTTGTTGGATATTCAGAATGGGATAAACTTCCAGAAAACGAACGAAATTAATAAAGAATAAGATGAAAGATTTTAAACATTGGGGTGCCAAAAAGAGAGTATTCCCCGCATATAATTACAATGCACTGTGGTTCAATCTTAAAACAATCAGACTTGGTAGTGGAGTTGCTAAAGAACTTCCTGCTGATATGGCTGAATTTTATGATGTTGGAATTAACACATTGTGTAATGCAGAATGTCCTTTCTGCTATGTAAGTGCTTCGCAAAAGGGAATTAACTATCCTAATATTTGTGAAACATGGGAGAAGTGGATGGATACATATCAATCTAAAGTAAAGAATGGGACAGTATTTACAAATAAGCCATTTCAGATTGCTATTGGTTCTACTGGTGAACCTACTATTCATCCTGACTTCTGTAAGTTCTTGGAAACTGTGTATAATACTGGAGTGGTTCCTAATTACACTACTAACGGTATTATGATTTCTAGGGACGATGAGCTCTCTAAACAAATCCTTGAGTATACCAGAAAGTATGTTGGTGGAGTTGCAGTGTCTTTTGGTAATAAATCCTTAAACGAACGTGCTGTAAAAGCTGTTGATAAGTTAATTACAGATGGAGATACCAATGTCAATATACATCACATCATTTCCGATAGAGATTCTGTGGATGAATTTATAAAGGTTTGGAAGCATTATGGTAATGACATTAAGTATCATGTTCTATTGCCGTTAATGCCCTCTGGTAGAAGTTCAAAAGGACTTGACGAAGGAGTATTCGAGTATCTTGAAGAGAAAATTCTTAAGGAGAATGTAACTAATGTTGCATTTGGAGCACACTTCTGTAAGTATTTGGAGAACTCAAAGATTCCTACTTATCTTTATCCGCCTGAATCTTTAAGTAAGAATGTAATTCTTACAAAGGATAAGGTTCAAATAACCCCAAGTTCATTTAACTTGAATCCAATTAAAACAATTGAATTATGATTAAATCAGCCACTAACACATCTCCAATGACGTCTGAAACACTTCCTTATCCATGTCTTCTTAGGTATGCGAATCATGGTTATGACTATGTTGTTCTTGCAATAGAGCCAGTGGGCATGAACAATTTCAAAGGAATAATTGTTAAAGTGTTTAGCAAAGACGCGGATGATGAAATTTTTGAGGGAGCAATAGACAACTCTTTTACAACAATGACTTTCGGAACCCTTGAAGGATTTAATTTCTACAACGAAGAAGTAACTATTAAAAACTCGGTTAACTATCAATGATGGACTATGTACTATTTGGAGCAATCGCAGGAGATGTCTGCGGTTCCTCCTATGAAGCAAAATTTGGAAGAACAAAACTGTATGAAGCTGTTCGTTTAGTAAGAACAGGTAATGATTTTACTGATGATACAGTTTGTACTATCGGAGTAGCAAATGCTATTTTGAAATATAAGAATCCTACTCCAGAGCAATTTGGAGAATGTATTCAGGAAATGTGTAAGAAACATCCCAATAGAGGATATGGAGGAATGTTCCGTAAATGGATTGATAATCCTGTTCCTTATGGAAGCTATGGAAACGGTTCCGCTATGCGTGTTAGTCCTGTTGGATTCTATGCACATAGTGTAGAAGAATGTTTGGAACTTGCTAAAAACTCTGCTTTATGTTCTCATAATGACCCGGAAGGAGTAAAAGGCGCACAGGCTATTGCTTTGGCAATATATGTAGTGAAACAGAAACTTAGGACTAAATGTTCTGTTAGAGACATTCTCAATAAATATTATCCGGAGTATGCATCCAAAACTTTGGACGAAATTCGCCCAGGATACCATTTTGATTCTACTTGCCAAGGCAGTGTTCCAATTGCTTTACTTGCATTTCTGGAATCTAAAGACTATGAGGATTGTTTGAAACTGGCTATTTCTATGGGTGGAGATAGTGATACTATTGCAGCTATGGCCGGAAGTATTGCTTATGCTTATTACGAAAAAATGCCACAAACTATCTTTGACCAAGTATGGGATGTTCTTCCAGAGGAGATGATTGATATTATTGAAACCTTTGATGATGTTTGTGAATGAACACATACGTAGTTCCTTTTGGCACATCTGATAGCGTCTGGATTGAAAAAGTTACAGCCAGAAGTCTTCAGGAAGCTAAGGATAAAATCATTGAAACTTATGTAAATCTCTGGGATTTAGATTATCCTGGAGATTGGAATGAGTTTGTTGATATCGTTGAAGCAGCTAATGCTCAAGTAGGCGATGTCATTGATATAGACGCTTTATAAACGAATTAAATTTTTACATGAAGAGATTTAGAATTGGACTGGACATTGACGATTGTCTAGCCGACTTTTGGGGAGCATATTGTGAATATTTTGATACAAAGAATAATCCACGTATGCTCGAAGATAGTATAATTACTAAAAACGTGCAGCAGGTATTATCCAAAGATAGAGATTTCTGGCTTGGTTTGAAGGTTATTAATATGCCGGATTTCCAGCCAACTCTGTATTGCACAAAGAGAGTAAATAACAAAGAATGGACTAAGAAGTGGTTGGAGATGAATGGATTCCCTAAAGCTCCAATTTATCAAATGGTCTATCAGCATGGCAATAAAGCTGATATGATTAAAGGTAAAGTTGATGTATTTATAGACGATTCAATTAGTAATGTACTGAAATGTCACAATTCAGGACTTCCTGCATTGGTATATCACACTGAAAGAACTTCTGACTTTCCTATGTATAAGGTTTTCTCTCTTTGTAAGGACGAAATTATGGATGCCTACTGCTTTATGAAAACCTACGGTTAATGGAAAAACAATTATTTACTTGGGGAAGTTGGGACCTATGCGATAATCTTTTTATAGCTTTTATGAATTGTGTATTTATCAAGGACATTGGTAAATATAAAGCGGGAGACAAAGTATATTGTATTGATATGAACTTCGAAGAAGGACTTATGTATGTATATGAATCCGCTGATGAATTAGATGCTCCCAATGCAACCTATAAACTTGAGTTACAGGTAAATGAAGCTTGAGGATATTAAGTTACGTCCCCTTGTAGAAACACTCCGAATACTTGACATCAGTGATGATGAGTATTTCGGAAATGGATATAGAGATTATATCAGTAATTCGAGACTTAAATATATAAACCCTGAACAAGGAGGGTCTCCTAAATTATATTTCGAAGGAATAAAAACTATCTATTCCGATTCTTTGGTGTTTGGTTCTGCTGTTCATGAGTTAATATTGCAGCCTAATGATTTTGTCTTAGTAGAATCGGTTGATAGACCGACAGCAAAAGCAGGATTTATGGCTGATGAACTCTATCCTACATTTTGTAAAAATGATGTAGTCACAGAAGATGATATTATAGCCGCGTCTGATAAAATTGACTACTACAAAGGGAAAATGACAGAGGAAAGAATAGAAACCCTTAGAATTAAATGTGATGACTACTTCGTACAACGTAAGGCGTATGAATACGGAGAGAGTTTTGATAAAGCCAGAACTCCAATTTATTTGGATGCTAAATCAAGGGAAAGGTTACAAGCCTGTTTGGATTCAGCGAGAAGAAATACAGAGATACAGTCTTTGTTAAATCCTTCTTATATAATGACTCCACCTATGTCTTTAAATGAGCAAGCGGTTCTGATTGATGTTGAAGTAAGTGTGCCTGAACACGAACCGTTCATATTAAAGTTAAAGGCTAAACTGGATAATTATACAATATGTCCAGATGAAAACCTTATCACATTGAATGACTTAAAAACTACTGGTCATTATTTGACTCGATTTAGTGAAAGTTGGGAACAATATCACTACTATCGACAAATGGGAATGTATGGTTGGATGTTAATGTTGGCTGCTGAAAAGATATATGGACTTAAAAATCCAGATATGAAAGCTAATATGTTATTAATATCTACAGTTCCCAATTACTTTGCTGGAGTATATAAAGTCACAAAGAAAGAAATGTTAAGAGGATTTGCAGAATTTACTAAATTACTGCGCATGGTTGCATTTTATACAGTAAATCCATGGGAGACACCTATTTAATGGAATATTACGATATGACGTATGAAGAAATGAAAGACATTTATAACGAGAATTTTTCTCTCGGATATTTGAATGTTGACGTCAATAATAAGTTTGCAGTGATTGCTCTGACTTGCCATTTGACTATGAAAGCCAAACAGCAAAAGCCAGATATCACTCCTTATAAGATATTAATGCAGATTACTGCTAAAGACCCCCTTCCAGAGAAGTTTATAAAGGGGCTTGCTATTATGTGTGAGGACTTTATGTATGGCTGTACAGAGTTCCCCACATTTGGAATTAAAACTCCAGCCGAGATGGCAAAACAGATTGGAAAGATACTTCACGAATATTTACCATTTTAATCATGACACAAAGATTGATGTATAATAAAGCTATCATATTTAAATTGACAAATTTGATGGCAGAGCATCCAGAGATGAGATTTCACCAGCTCTTATGGGCTGCTGGTCTTATGGAAAGGCGTGATGATAAAGTAGTGGATAAATTCTACGAGGAAAGTGAGGACACTTGGAAGCAAATGTGCCACAACAATTTTTGCTTTCCTCCAAACTCTAAAGAAGAAATTTGATATAAATTTATTTTCACACTTTTTAACAAGTGAGGTTTTGCAACCTCGAAAAAATGTAGTATCTTTGTATCACTTCTTCGGAAGAACATAATAGATAATTCAAGAATTAGATTATACTTTATTAAGATTTGTTTACCAAACTTATTTGGTAAGTTACAGAAAAATGACTATCTTTGTAACAATAAATAGAAGATGATTAATAAGAATAATGTTTAAAAAATTTTTTGAATTATGGCAACACAAGTATTGAATTTCCAGAAATTAGAAGTATGTGCATTTACTAAAGAAGAAGCAAAGGCTCAATTACCATTTGAAGTAATGAAAGACGCAACTCAGGCGTATAAGAATTGGAAGAAAAACCACGAAGGTGGAATCACAGAAAAGGACATCAAAGAGTTCTGTCTGGATTATCTTGCAAAACACACTAAAAATGTTAAGAACGCAGGTTGTATGATTACAATCGAAGCCGGAGCTGCTGACACTCGTGAACGTCCTTACAAAGTAAATGACGTAAAGAACGAAAAAGGTAAGAGAAAGTACAAAACTACTTATCAGTTGATTGATAAGAAATCTGGCTCTGTTATCGCAGAAACTAGCGAAACAAAAGCTAAGGCTAAAGAAATTGCAAAATCCCTTTACACTGACAAAGGTTATAAAGGTGACATCGTTTGCACTTACACAAAACAAGTACTTGAAGGTGAACCTATCGCATTTGAGGTAGAATATACTCCATCTAAGAGTGCTAAGAAAGGAACATACCTTTGCTTTGGTATTGTAGCATAATTTCTATGTATCAATACAGCCCCAGAGGAGTCCGTCTATTAATTTAGGCGGGCTCCTTTTTTATTTTAATAAACTTTAAAGGCGTAACAGCTTAACTTAAAACATTGAAAAATGATTTACAAAAAAACAATTACTAATTTTATCACACGTTTATCACAGTTAGTTGAACTAGGAACAACAAAGTCTGACTTTACTAAAGCCAATAAACTTCCTAAAAAGTATTTTGAAGATACGTATGAAAATATCTCCAATCATTACAAAGAAGGAATGGTAAGTAAAGAAGATATGGATGCTATCAATGAATTGTGGGAAAAGTCTCTTGAAGATAAGAGTTCTATATTCTCACAGCAGGTTGAAGAACAAGTATCTGATGATACTACTTTGGAACAAGTCCAACTTGAAGCAGACGACGATAGAAATAGTGTTAATCTTATTCGTGATGAAGACGGAAAGATTAAGTTCTATGAATTTAAAGTTCTAAGAAAAGACAAAGCCCCTCTTACAGGAAGACTTACAAGGGATGAAATGAACAACATACATCGTATGTATTCATATTATGGAATGTCTATTACTCAAAGAGAAGTAAGTAGATATTTCCCAGAGTATTCTCTTATTGATTTCAAACGTATTCTTCGAGTATTCAGCATTACTAAAGCTGTAGCTCCATTTGCACCTCATATTATTGAGGAACACACTCAAGAAGAGTTGGTTAACATGCAAATGCGTGAAAAGGAAAATGATTTCCTTAGAACAATGGAAGAACAGTCTATTAAAAATGACAGACTTCTTCTTAAGAAATATGCTCTTGAAAATGTTGAGCTGAAAAGAAAGCTGCAAGAAGGAATCCATGTTGACTTAGATGGATTATGTCTATCTAATGTCCCTAAATATACTTCTTGTAAATCTTGTGGAAAACAAGACATCATTGTTTATTTGTCAGATATGCATATTGGAGCTTATGTATCTCCATTATCAATCTACTCAAATACATATGATAAGGCGGAAGTAACCAGACGATTAGGGCTAATCTTCGAAGAACTATCTAGACTTAACACTCTATATGGTGGATTCAACAACATTTATGTTTGTAATCTTGGCGATTCTCTTGATGGCTATGATGGACAGACTACTCGTGGAGGGCATTCTCTTCCTCAAAATATGTGTAATAAAGAACAAATCCACACATTTATAGAATGTATGGTTACATTCTTCGATTCTTTAAATGGTCTGAAGTTCAATAAGATGAAGTATATTTGCGTTGGAGAATCAAACCATGACGGAGACTTCGGATATGCAGCTAACGTAGCTTTAGAAGCAATTCTTACCCATAAAGGTGTGGATTGTACAATCTTCGATAAGTTCATCGGAGAGTTTAATGTAGGAGACACAACATTCGTTCTTTGTCATGGAAAAGACAACAAGGATATGTTTAAGAATCTTCCTCTGACTTTAGATGTAAAGACAGAGAACTTTATTAATGAATATCTTGATAATAAACAGATATTTGGAAATAAGGTTGTATTTGTAAAGGGAGATTTACATCAATCCGCAACAACCTATGGACGTAGGTTTACATATAAATCGGTAGGTTCTTTATTTGGAAGTTCGGAGTGGATTCACAAGAATTTCGGAAATACTCCGGCTTGTACTGATTATTCAATCGTGGATGGAGCAAAAATTATTGACGGAAGAATCGTATTACAATGAATGATTTTATCATAGAAATATTGATGAATTATGCAGGAGAAGAGGAGATTTCACATCTCTTCTTACTGTGTAATGCAACTAAAGACTTTTTAAATCCAGAAGACGTAAATGTCTATGGTTTGAGTGAGGGAGATATTGAGAGAGAATTCATATGGGCTATACAACAAAAGTTTGAGGTTGAGTACCAACTGCTTGATTACTTAGTAGGGGCAGAAAAGGCTGAAAATGAATATGATGAGAACATTGATGATATTTACCTCGAATTTGACTTTTATACTAGAAGTTTCCGATTCGACGAAGAAATGCTTTCTGAAATATTTGGAGAAGATTTGCTTGAAGATTATGAGGATTCCCTCAACGAATTCATAGATGGAATAAATCGTTCAACAACATTGAAAATATTAAACTTAAGTGGAAATAACGCTGCCTGAATTATTAAAAGGTAAAGCTACAGTTATTAAAGACAATGAGTATTTTAAAACTGAAGCTTACGTAACACCTTTCTTGGAAAGAATGTCTAAATTTACTGATGATTTTAGAATCCAAGTAAAGATGCCAGACCAGATAACTAAAACCAAAGATGGAGGAATAGATATGGAAGATATTACTTATAATCGTGTATGGATACAGGCAGTAATGCCAGAGGAGTATTCATTTGATAATCACGATGAAGTAGTTGGTTTTATATATGGATTAGATGTACGTAAGCCAATAGTAAAGATTTATAGAGGCGGACTTAATAGAGCTTGTACAAACCTTTGTGTATTCAATCCTTCTTTCTTGAGTATTCAAGAATTGTCACCAGAAAAAGCTATCAATTATAGACCTGTGACCACTCTAATGGAACAGACTAATGATATGAAAGTATGGTTGGAAAAATTACACAATACAGAGTTTGCAAGAACTGATGAACAAATCGAGAGAAATCTTGGAATGTGGGTGAGAAACTCTATTAATATGGCGTATGATTCTGGATATGGAAAAGTAAAGTTAGCAACTAGTACTCCAATAGATGCTTATAAATTACTATTCGATAAGAAATCTGAATATTTCATCCCAGAAGACCAGCCAGTAAATATGTTCACTGTATATAATGCATTTACTCAATTAATTAGTAATGATGGAGGAAAAGATATAATGAACAAGGTTGAGAAAACTTTGCTACTAAAAGACATCTTAACAGTATAGTGATTTGTTTTGAGGTGTCGAAAATTTTTATTATCTTTGTAAAGCATTTCGGCACAATATAAACAATTATATATTTATGAACGTAGTAAAAAGAGACGGAACAAGTGAAGCTTTTAATGCTTCCAAAATCAAAATCGCAATCCTAAAAGCATTCACTGCTTGCGGATATACACCACAAGAAGATACTGTTAATGATATTTTAGATTCTATTGAGATATGGGATGAAATAGCTATTGAGGATATTCAAGACCAAATAGAAGAAATTCTTATGGACTTTGACTTCCCCGATGTTGCCAAAGCCTATATATTATATAGAGAAAATAGAGCTCGGGTTCGTGAGAATGTGAGAGAAAGAGAAGAATTTATAAAGGAATTTATGAGAGCTTCTAATGCAGCAGAAGGTTCTGAAGTTGACGATAATTCAAACGTTGCTAATAAGAACATTGCTGTACTCAACAATGAATTATATAAAAGCAATAATATAGACCTTAATAGGTATAGAGTAAAGGAAAAATTACAAGTTCTTTATCCTGACTTTGACTCAAAGCAGTATGAAAGAGACTTGAAGAATCATATTCTTTACAAGCATGATGAGAACTCTACATTTGGATTTCCATATTGTGTGGCTTTATCTTGTTATCCATTTCTACAAGGTGGAATTAAAGGAATTGGTGGTCTATCTGCATCTCCAAAGAACCTTGATTCATTCTGTGGAATGTTTGTAAATATGATATTTGCTGTATCTTCTCAATTCGCAGGGGCCGTTGCAACAGCCAGTTTCTTAGTAATGTTTGACCATTTTGCTCGTAAGGAGTGGGGTGAAGATTATTGGAAACATGCTAATGCAGGAGTTCAAACATATGGCTACCCATATCCTACCGATGTTAAAGAATTACTTGAAAATGGTTATGAGGAACCACAATATAGAACTATTGAGAAGGTAATTGAACAGAAGTTCCAACAAATTGTTTACTCTGTAAACCAACCAGCAGCAGCAAGAGGTTTCCAATCAGCTTTCTGGAATGTAAGTTATTTTGATAAACCTTATTTTGAAGGAATGTATGGACATTTTGTATTCCCAGACGGAGATACCCCAAAATGGGATTCTTTAAACTGGCTGCAAAAGAAATTCATGAAGTGGTTCAATGCAGAAAGACTACGTTGTATGCTTACATTCCCGGTTGAAACTGTGTCCCTTCTTTATAAAGATGGGAAATTTGAAGACCAAGAATGGATTGATTTTATATCAGAAGAATATGCGGAAGGACACTCATTCTTTACTTATATAAGTGATAGTGTGGATTCTTTATCAAGTTGTTGTAGATTAAAGAATAAGTTACAATCTAACGAATTTACATTTACCAATGGGTTAGTTGGAGAGCAAACTGGTTCTAAATCTGTAATTACTCTTAATCTGAATAGAATTATTCAGAATTATATACGAGAATACAAGGATGATTGCCCGATACCTGGAACTCAATTAAGTCCTTCATGTTATCCGGAACTTGGAGAGTACTTAAAGGATATTCTTGAAAGGGTTTATAAATACCATACAGCTTACAATGAGTTACTTTGGGATTTATATAATGCACATTTACTTCCTGTTTACGAAGCTGGATTCATTAATCTAAATAACCAGTATTTAACTATTGGTCTAAATGGGTTAAATGAAGCTGCAATGTTCTTAGGAATAGAATGTAGTGACAATAAAGAATATAAAGAGTTCTGTAACTTTATATTTGGAACTATTAAGGAACAAAACCAACTCCACAATACAAAGAAAACTATGTTCAACACTGAACTAGTTCCTGCTGAATCTTTAGCTGTAAAGAACTACAACTGGGATAAAGCTGATGGATATTGGGTTCCTGAAGACAGAAATCTATATACTTCTTATGTATTCCTGCCAGAATCAAATAGTTCTATTCTTGAGAAAATCAAGTTACATGGTAGTGAGTATGTAGGAGATTGGCTAGACGGAGGAAGTGCTGCACATATCAATCTATCAGAACATCCTACTAAAAATCAGGCAAGTCTGTTACTTAACTATGCTGCAACTGTTGGATGTAGTTATCTAACATTCAATGTTCCCAATTCCGAATGTCAAGACTGTGGATTCATAACTAAGGTTCCTGTTTCTAAATGCCCAATGTGTGGAAGTACTCACATTGACCTTTATGATAGAATCATTGGTTATCTTACTAAGATAAGAAATTGGTCAGCAGGTAGACAAGAGGAGCAAACACATAGAGTATATAATCATCTTACATATACAGTAGATGAATCTAAACTAGGGTATACAGTAAATGAATAATATGACAGGTATAGAGAATGGTTGGGTGTGCGACGTAGAATTGGCTAAGAAAATTATCTTAGCTCATTTCGATACATCTAAATATTACTGTTGTTCAGTCTATGGAGATAAATCCATGGACGATTGGTTGGACAAGGTTAGAAATAATCTACAGGATTTTGATGGAGATTTCTCTATCATTAGAGAAAAGGGTTGGTTCTTAGGTGGTCCAGATGGCTGGTCTGGCTTTGTTATTTGTACATTAGATACATGGCTGAAAGAAATGAATGATTGTGACCCTAATGAAGAGGTGTTATCAGTATGTGAAGTAGATGGCAAGCCAATTGTATTTGTATTACACGAATCTGATTAAAGTATGATAAAATACACAGACACAGCAGTAACTTTAAGGGAGATTCCAGATGAAATCACTCTCTGTATAAATATATCCAATTGCCCATGTCATTGTAAGGGCTGTCATAGCTCTTACTTGGCAGAGGATATTGGAAAACCTCTTGACGAAGATTCTCTAGTAGAACTAATGCTTGATAATAAAGGAATTACCTGTGTAGCATTCATGGGAGGGGATTCAGAGCCAGCATACATTAATTGGTTAGCTGATATAATGCGCAGTATGAATGATACTCCTGGAAGTTGGGCTGATGTAAAGATAGCTTGGTATAGTGGTAGAAAAGAAATACCCCAGGATATTTGTTTAAAAAACTTTGATTATATCAAGCTTGGTCCTTACATTGAAGAATGTGGACCACTTGATAATCCTAATACCAATCAAAAGATGTATAAGGTTAATAAAACCTATGAAGAAACAGGTCTTTATGTGTTAGAAGATATTACACGTTTATTTTGGAAAGAGCAGCCATAAGGTTGCTCTTTTTTATTTATTATGGTTTTAATAGCACAAATTATTGCATGGATATGGATTGCAGATGTAGTATTAACTTCTATATTTACACTCAATCCTGTAGGAAGAGATTATATCAAGAGACATAGTGACATTGAAAAAGAAATGGATAGATACCCATATAAGGCTGTTATTACAGTGATAGTATTACTCACACTAATATTTGCTTAGTATGTTTAATTTCACACTAGCAAATATAGGTGTAGAAACAGAAAAACCTCAACTAGGAGAACAGCAAGTAGAAGCATTGGATGCAATGAAAGAGTTCTTAAAAAATAAGAACAAGAGAGCATTTTCATTGATTGGAGCAGCAGGTACAGGAAAAAGTTTCTTAATGAGAACCCTCATTGAGTATATGGATTCTGAATTTACAATGGAGTATGCTTTATGTGCTCCAACTCATAAAGCTAAGTTAGTACTTTCAAGATTTACTAATAGGGATGCTATAACATTGCATCAATTATTACAGCTTTCTCCAAATATTGAAATCCTAGAGTTGGACTTTAAGGATTTAAAGTTCAGAGTGAATGACAAGAGAATACAGATACCGAGAGGTGGAGTAGTTATATGTGACGAATCTTCTATGATAAATGATGATTTATTTGATTTGTTGATAGAGAAGTGTGTTGCATTTAATTGTAAGGTGATATTTGTGGGAGATAAATGTCAATTACGTCCTGTTAATTCACTCACTACTTCTAAAGTATTTAACTTAGAGGATAGATATATTCTTACTAAGATTTATAGGCAAGCAGAGAATAATGCATTAATGCCTATATTAACTACTTTAAGAAGTAATACTATTGATAGATTCCACTCTGCAGAGTCAGAGGAGGGTTCTCTATATTGTTATTCTGATGTTATTCCATTTCTAAAGGCAGCTGTGCCAGCTTATAAGAAAGCAATGAGAGATGGAGACATATTGGCAACTAAAATATTGTCATATACGAATGTTATGGTTACTAGCTATAACAACTGTGTCAGAAGGGTAATCTGGGAAGATGCAAAGACTGTTGAATATCATCAGTTTGAGTTCTTGACTGGATATGAGAATCTCGAGTTTAATGGTATTAAATTCTGGAACTCAATGGATTATATTATAGTAGACGAGCCAGAAAAGCGTGATATTTATATTCCTGGGTTTATGAAAGTCCCAGGATATGAGCTTACATTGTACGATTCCAATACAGATGATAGAACTCCGGTATCTATGATTTCCAGAGATATTGATTCTGATTATATGCAAGCTCTAGCATCACGTATTGAAGGGTTACGATTACAAGCTATTAACCTAAAAGAGAACGGCAGACTTCAACAATCTAGAACTGCTTGGAAGGAATACTACAATGTCATTGGAAGTTTTACAACCCCAGTAGACATGTTCTATGAAAATAGGTTGATTAGGAAGAAATCCTTTGATTATGGTTATGCCTGTTCTACACATAAGTCTCAAGGAAGTTCTTATGGAGAGGTTTTTGTTGATATGAAGAATATCAACCTTTGTAAAGATGAAGATGAAAGAAGACAGCTACAATATGTAGCATTGTCTCGAACAAGAAAAGATGTTCATTTATTACAATAAAAATTTACTAAAATGACTGAAAGAGAAGAGAAACTCAATTTTATGGCTACTTACTTAGAAGATAAAGAATACGACGAACCTTGGAAAGTTGTAGCCGTCCTAGACCTGTATAAAGCTTATTTTGATGAAGACACTCCAGAAGAAGAAATTCAGAATATCCTTGAAAAAATCACAGTTGATGAGTGGGATGATGGAGAAATTACTTTTGAGAAAGAAGATGGTACCGAAGAGACATATAGAGTATATAATGACGATGATATTGATGATATGCTCTATGACGCTAGACAAGACTACATAATGGATGAGAGACATAGAATTCCAGAAGATTTAAGGGATTATGTTGATTGGACTACACTAGGGGAAGACAGATATGGAAGTATCTATGATTTATTCGATGATAGTGACATAATTGAGTTCTCATGTGAGACAGGTCCTTACACTACTAAGTATCTTTACATAACAATTGCATGGTAACAGTAAAGTTTGTTTATAGTAATCCTTCTGATTCAAAGAGGATACTAGATGCAAATTTATCTGGAATCTTTTTAGAGTTGTTTGATGAAGGCAGCTATAAAGAAAAAAAGCAAGCATATAAAATAAAGGCATCATGCGGAGCCAGAGTGACTCCGTTTGTTGCTGTTTATGAAGGAGATGAACTAATTAAAGCTTTCTATTCGGAAGCAGATAAAGACGTATTAAACTCCCTAATAAATTATTTAAATGAAGGTACAAGTAATTAATCTATCAAACAACAAACTTCCACAGTATGAAACTCCTATGTCAGCAGGTATGGATGTACGTGCAGACTTTAGCAGAGTAACAGTTGATAATCCTATTAAAGCATTCGGGGATTGTGAAATTCTTTTTAAATCCGATATTAACAAGGTTACAATGCTTCGCCTTGACCCAGGTGCTAGGGCACTTATTCCGACTGGATTAAAGATTGCTCTTCCAGTTACTGACCAAGACTGTGAGTTTATCTATGAGTGCCAAGTAAGACCTAGAAGCGGACTGGCTCTAAAGAAGGGAATTACTATACTTAACACTCCAGGTACAATTGATGCTGACTACAGAAACGAAATTGGTATAATAGTCATTAACCAAGGTCACGAAGCGGTGTGGATTGAGGATGGAGAACGTATTGCTCAATTAGTATTTGCAACGGTAGCTAAGGCTGAATGGGAAGAAGTAGCTAGATTAAACGAAACAGACCGTAAAGGTGGATTTGGACATACTGGAGAGAAATAATGAGGAATACTTTAATTTCTAAAGACTCAAAGGGTAAAATCAGAGTAGTTGAAATTTCCTGTGAAGGAAGTGAACTCTCTGGATTTACAATTAAAAGAAATACTTACCAATATCAAGGTAAGGTTACAGCACAACCAGATATAACAATTACTAAAGGTAAGGTAAAGAGAACTGTCACACAACAGGCAGAACTTGAATATAATTCCCACCTGAAAAAATATCAAGATAAAGGCTATAAGTTAATTGAGGGAGAAATCGAAGATTATACTAAAGCCCAACTTGATGAAATTCTTCCAGAGCATAAGACCGATGCTAATGGTTGTAAAAAACATATGCTTGCTAAAGACTTTAATAAAGTTGCAACAAGTGTATATGATAAGGTCAAAGTGTGGTTAGCATCTCGTAAAATTGATGGGGTTCGTTGTTCTTTCTACTTCAAAGACGGAGAGGTTCGTTCTTCAAGCAGAGGTGGAGGAGATTATGACCCAGCCACTGCTCACATAAGAAATAATCCAGCTTTGGTAGGGTGGTTTAAGAATCATCCAGATGTATCTATTGACGGAGAACTATATTCTCATGGTAGACCACTTCAATGGATTTCTGGTACCGCGAGGTTAGAGCAAGACGACCCTAGAACTCTCGAATTGGAGTTTTGGATGTATGACATTATGGATGCAGAAGCTGACTTCACTCAAAGAAATGAGCAAATGCTTGAAATGGCAGAAGAGTTAAATATTACTTCTGATTTGTTTGCCCCTATTCTTACTAAGGATTTACAAATAAGACTTGTTCCTCAAGAAGAAGTTAGTGGTTGGACAAATATTAAAAAGTTACATGATAAGTATGTAGGTGAAGGTTTTGAGGGTGTTGTTATTCGTAATCCTAGTAAGCTGTATGGTTTTGGTAAACGAACTAATGACATGATTAAAATCAAAGAATATCAGGATGCAGAATTTGAAATCACTGGTATTTCGGAAGGTCTTCGTGATGAAGATATGTGTTTTACTTGCATAACTGAAGATGGAATAGAGTTTAAGGCTAAACCAATGGGAAGTAGGGAATTAAAACAGGAATATAGAGACAATCTTGATGACATTATCGGAAAGATGGCTACTGTTAAGTTCTTCTATTATTCGGAAGAAGGAACCCCACTGCAGCCAGTACTAAAATGTATTAGAGATTATGACTAATAGTGAAATTATTCTACAAACAATTATGAACTTAGTTCAAAATGCCCCAGCTCCCACTGGTAATTATTGGTACTTAAGTTTCCCTAAGACATTTCAAGAAGCTGTGGATGAAAATTTTGGCAGATTTTTGAAAGAGGATGGGCTATACCATTTTGCAGGTAACAGATATGAAATAACTTGCATTGACTATAAATTCTAAAAGCATGAGCAAACATGAAATAATCTTTAATAGGTATATTTACAGAGCATCTATGTGCGTTGGTTTTGAATTAGACCCTGCTGATTTCTTACACTGTGAAGATGAAGGAGAACTTACGGATGCTATATATGACGTAATATATTCTGAAACTGACACAGGAGACATTCGAGTAGATGAGTCGGAAGTGGAGCTTGATATGGCTAGCTTCTTCGAAGAATGGAAATCTCTAAAGGGTTTAAAGTAGTCACACGAAGTTATGAGCTATAAGAAACAAATAGACATTGCATCCAAAGTAGGCGAATTGCTGGTCGGAATGACTGGCAAGACGCTTAGTAAGGATGAACAGGACGATATGTTTAAAGACGTATTCGAACAAACACTTCGGTTAATGAGCCGTTTTACTAGTGACGTTATTGAAGCTATGTATGACAGCACAGAAAACTGGGATGAATTTTTAGAATTAATAAAAGAAAGATAAAAATATGGAAAAATTTGGATTTGGAGATGCAATCTCCTTTATGGAAAGCGGTCTTACAGTTTGTTTAACTTTAGAAGGTAAGACTAGAATGTACTTCATGGAAGATGGAAAAATTATATGTGGAATCAAAGACTCACATGTAAACTATGTAGTAACTAAGTTCTATACTGACGCAGTCTTGTCTAAAGAGTGGAGTATATATGAACCTTAAGAAGGCTGCATTATTTATGGGTTATAGAGAAATTTCTGACAATAAATTTCTTAAGCCTGTTGGTCACTCCTGTTTGGCTATAAAAACTGACACTTTAGAGTTTGTCAGTTTCTTTAAAGCAAATGGAGAAATACATGTATGGTCTTCTGGAACATTTGATGAAGATTGCACTGTGGAAGACTACATTGAAGAAATAAAGTACCTTGAAACTTATGAACTACACCTCGCATTTGAGAGTAGTGATTTTCATTTTATAACACCAGAACAATTAATTGAATTATGAAATTAATCCAAAGTAAAAATGCCAATGTGAATTATTTGGCAAAGATTGTAAAAATTGAAAACTTTCATAAACACTCTGACCCAGAGGTTACGAAGTTAAAATGTTGCTGTATTGATGGATTTAATATCATTACTGGTATTGATTCCGAACCGGGGTTGTATGTGTATTTCCCAACAGCTTGTTGCATCAATCCTAAATTCCTTAACTACGCTAATTTGTATCGTCATGGTGAGTTGAACTCTGACCAGACGAAGACTGGAATGTTTGAGGACAATGGTCGTGTGAAGGCTATCAGATTGCGTGGTGAGCTGTCTGAAGGATTTATCATCCCTATTGTAGTTCTTGAAAATTGGGTGATGTCAACAGTTAATGTTGAACTTAAAGTAGAAGAAGGAACAGAATTTGACTCTATTGAACATGACGGAAAAACATTTTGGGTTAATAAGAAGTATATCCCTAAAAATACTCGCACTTCAGGAGCACCGGGCTCAGGAAATTCAGGTAAAGGAAAGCAACCTAAGGGACTTGATAAAATCATCGAAAATCAGTTCAGGTTCCACTATGATACCGTCCTTATCAAAAAGTGTCCGCATGTTTTACATCCCAACGACCTTATCAGCATAACTTCTAAAGTTCATGGAACCTCTGGAATATCTGCTTATGTATTGTGTAAGCAAGAACTAAACTGGAAACAGAAAATTGCTCGTTGGTTGACCGGAGAGGAGTTTGATAAGTACGACTATTTGTATTCTTCTCGCTCTGTAATCAAGAACCAGTATTACAACAAAAGTGTTCAAGGTGGATTCTACGGAGTCGATGTATGGAAGTATGCTGATGACATTGTTCGTCCATGTCTTTCTAAAGGTATGACTGCTTATTATGAAATTATTGGATTCTTACCTAATGGTGGTTATATCCAAAAGAATTATGATTATGGTTGTCTGCCGCCTGTAGGAGATGAAGCTTATACATATGGAAAGCATTTTAAAGTGCAAATTTATCGTGTAACTATTACAGATGTGAGCGGTAAAGTACATGAGTTCTCTGCTCGTGAAGTACAATTATGGGCTCAAATGGTAGGTCTTGTTCCGGTTGAGCAATATTATTATGGTTATGCAAAGGATTTATACCCTGACTTAGACCCATCTGAACACTGGAATGAGAATTTCTTGTCAAAGTTAGCTAACGATAAGAACTTCTATATGGAATGTAACTCTCCAACTTGTGATAATAAAGTTCCACATGAAGGAATTGTAATCAAGATTGAGAACATGAAATCAGAAGCATTTAAATTGAAGTGTTTCAAGTTCTTAGATGGAGAAGGTAAAGCCCTTGATAAGGGAGAAGTTGATATTGAATCAGAATCTTAAAAAATTAATAAAATGACTAGTAAAGAAGTAAAACAAATCGTAGACGAAAACATCAGTAAATTATTTTGGGCTTTATTACCTAAAATTCCAAGTATGGTAGGAGATGACTACCTTGAATATACCGTAAATGAATCTGTGGTAAAAATCAGATGGAGAAAGAAATATAAACTTGATTGTGAAACTCCTCTTCCAGACAAACTAACTGATAAACCATTTGACAATATTAAAGACAACTTGTATAGATTTAGTGCAATATCATTTGGTGATTTTATGTTCTATGGATATCCCGATGCGGAGAAGAATCCAATAGTAGAAGGAATTACTTTTGTTATTGAAACCAAGGATGGAATGTTTATGGTTCCAGAATTGTCTAGAACAGAGAC